GATTTAAATAACAATGTATGTGAATTGCAAATGGTCAAGGTACTTCGGTTGTATTAATACAGCCGAAGTTTTTGTCTACCCACCCAATATTTAAGCGCTTACGCTTATTTTAACCCCATCCCTACAGCTGCTCTAAAAGAATCCATGTCTTCACCATGTTTCGGAAACCAATGCATAACATCAGCATGATTTGATGCAATACCCAATTCATATCCCTCGTAATGACATATTATATCCTTTTCAGTCAGGTTATATCGCTTGCATAGTAATACACACAATTGGACGGTGTTGTTCCATACCTCATTAAAGTAAAATTCGTTTTTGTTCCTGTCATATCCAACCATATTAAAATTGCCAACATACTTAGCTCCCGGTGGTTCACATAGTTCAATACCTATATGTGTATTGTTCCCGTCACCACCACAGTGCCATCCCCGATGTGTCCATGGCAAATATTGATAAATGCTTTGATTATCCAAAAAAGCATGTACACATACTTGGCGATTTATTTCACCTTTTTGAAATGACTTATTCCATAAATCAAACCACTCAAAAGCCATTATTCCGGGCTCAGCTGTCGAATGTATCATTATTCCTATTGGGTTGATTTGTCGTTTTTCTTTATAACAATCATTTTCAGTCATAAACCGAGTAATTAGATTCAATGCAACCTCCTCTTATAGATAAGTTATTTGAATTAATTTATCTATATATCATAAATTATTGTACTTCACCATTCTTAATTTTTAGACAATCGATCTACACTATAGCTTTATCAACAATAGTTTTAGCTAAAATGTTCGTTTTCCATACATACCACAATAACCAAAAATGTTTTTTATTCATCTCTACCGTAAAAGTGAACACATATCTACTTCCCCCATTCATCTATATAGGCTCTGGCTAAATCCTTAACATTGTTGAAAATGGCTGGCTCATTAAAATTTATATATTTTGCGATTTCTTTTCTTCTCGAAAAAATAAATAGTATTTCAAATTCTGGATCTAAACAATCTAAATCAACCTCAAAATCATATCCTGCAAAAGAAAATTTCAAATGCTTCTGGACAAATTTCACTTTTGAATAAATCCCATCTAACTCTATACATCCCTCATAAATATCACTCACTTTGCCAGACTCTGCTATACATTCATATAAAGCTGGCAAACTTACAATGGGCAAATCTTGCACAATATCCAAATCAAAGCCCGTAAATCTATGTGAAACAATTATACCATTAATAGATTCTAAGTCCGAGTTTATCCCATGTACAGACTTGATATTATCCCAATTCTCTTTAATTGCATAAAGTTGATCCGGAAGTTTTTTTAGTGCCTTTTTCAGTTCCGCATCTACATTACGAAGTTCACAAAATGATTGTGGATAATAGAAATGCTTAACCTCCAAATATAATGCATATCCATTTTCATCTATGATAAGCAAATCACATTCTCGAGTATGCTTTTTCTTGCCCGGAATACTTACATCAAAATTGGTAATAACATTTGTGTAGGGAAACTTATACTTTATCATTTCTGTAATTAATGGAATAGCTCTTTCTTTTATCTTATCCTTAATCTTGAGATATCTTGGATTATCATATTTACGGAGATATGTTAAGAATCGAGTTTCACAAGAGTCATTAAAGAGCTGTACCAAAGGGTTTACAAACATAAATCCATCTTTAGTAACATTTATTGGTGCATCAGCAACACTAGATTTAGGATACATATTATTCCCTAATGGTTTATATATATGATCTGCTATTATCTTCTCATACATCTCCTCATTTTCAGTAATAACATATTCACGTAACCCCTTAACACCTCGTGGCGATAATAAAATCATCATTTTTTGTGAATCAACGCTAACAATATCAAAATCCGCTTTGTATAATTTAATAAACCTTCTCATAGATGCTAGAATAAAAAATATATTAACGCCCCCCCATTCTAATCTATTATATGGTTCAAAATCTGAAAACATCATATTCTCATTCCAAAAATTAAAATAAAGTTTCATTAACTTCATTGCGATATCTTCATCACATTCTTCTTGAAGTTTTCCAGTCGCGATTTGTAATATGTAACTCAATGTTTTTTTTGTTGAGTAATCCTCAATATATTTGAAATGTTTGCGAGGAATATTTTTGCTTTCAAAAGATATACTTTTATCTTCATTGACCTTAATATTTGCTTTTCCAGCATGAAGTAATGGAAACACATTACACAAAAGTGAATATTGAAATCCTAAAAAAATCATATTGAAAGCAATTCTGTACATTCTCTGATCAAACGCATAATCAAATTTCTTTTCTTCCTTTAATTTTCGATGTGCCAAGAAGGTATTATAATCCAGCGAAAAAAGATAATCTTTTTCGTAATATGTGAATAGCATTTTTGAATCAATGACAATATCAATATAAGCTAAATTACAGTGGTAAATATATTTATTTCTTGGCAAGGTATCATCCAAAATATCATACATATATTTATCTATTTTCCCTTCAATCTCATCTATAAGCATTCCGATCCTCTCTTGTGCTCCAGGCATTTGTCAAAACGTTCATTTTCCCTACTCCACCATGGTAATCGGAAACATATTTCACCTCAACCACCCCCAAAAGCACACATACATATCCGCCTCAAATCCCCGAATCCCTTTGATTTACTGCCCTTTCCTCTCCAGCAACACAACGGTTTCAACATGCGGTGAGTTGAAGAGATAGATTCAGCTTTTTGGGGTTGAGTTGATGGAAATATTACTACAAAATCACACCTTATAGTCTAGTTGACGTAAAAGATGTGATTTTTAATCATCCGGACGAAATTTCTTTCATTATTCCTGTGAAGTTGACTTATGTATAGATCTCACTAGGATGTCAATAATCCTCGGTGCATATAAATCATAAATAATAGACCATGTTCCAGAATCTGAAAATGGTAATGCTACACCATCAGCATCTTCAATGCAATATTGATAAGCATTTCGATGTGTCATAATATTTCTTATTTCTCGTATCCCATTTTCCTTATTATTCAAAAACAAGAATTCATCCTCTGTTAATATTTTCTTGTTTTTCAACTCTTCCAAATCCTGATTAATATTCTGATTAAAATTCCCTCTTAATGATTTAAAAACCAATTCCATCGCATTAAATAAGATCAATATAGCCGCATAGTCCTCTTCCTCTTCATGTAGTCTCATAACAGTCGCAATCATATCTCCATAATAATGAGAATACCCCCAAATTATATCAATATTATTAATCATGTTTTTCCTCTCCATCCAAATACCCACACAAATGTTCTGCTATTGCTTTTGCTAAAATCGGTGGCACTGCATTACCCACTTGTTGATATTGTGAATCCTTGGTTCCACAGAACACAAAACTATCTGGAAAGGTCTGTAAGCGCGCCGCTTCTCGAATACTTAAGGCACGATCATTTACTGGGTGAATCCACATAGATTTTCTCACATTAACTACTGTACCTGATGGTTCATCGTAATCCAGGCGTAAATAAATTGTATTTTGCGTTCTTGTCGGATCTGAATAACTCGTCTTTAGTTGTGCATCAAGACTATGAAAATTATTACCTTGCTTAATGGCCTTGAACCTCTGTAAAGCATCGTCTGTCGTCGCCGTTGTAACGTGGTTGCATAAAACATTGCAATCTCTCAACTGACGTCCTAAGTCACTAATATCTTTAGGCATTTCAGAAAGGGATACGCCTTCATCTCCTGATGCTACATCAACTGTTGTTGTGGCATCTTCCAAATCTTTGATAGCGTCTTTTACCGTACGAAATTCGTTTTCTTTCAAAAATCCCTTCGGTAGAACAACTTTATTAGTTTTTTCCTTTTTCACTCCAATAACTACAAATCGCATACGTTTTTGGGGGGCACCAAAAGTAGCCGCCGACAAAACCCCTTTTTCAATATTATAACCAATACTTGATGACCCAAGAATGGATTCAATATAATCCACAACAGCCATCGAACTAACCTTTGCAACAAGTCCTCGTTCATGTGAATATTCGGCAACTATAATCTTATTATCATGAATTTCCTTTGCTTTTGAGAGCATCCGCTGAATCATGATAGTCGCTTCAATTGCTTGGCATAAATTATCCGCCGCTATATCAGTATGTGACACTGCAAAATATTGCTGTATAGCTTCTCCCGCAATATTAGCTTGCTCTAAAATATAATCACCATTTCCGTCTCCCAGTAAAATGGTTTCTGCGAGAGTCCGCAATCTTCTTTCGTGTTTCTTTAAAGATTTTTTCAATTTTTCTTTATTATTGCGCATTTTGTAGACCACATTAAGAACAAGATAATCTTTCTCATCCCACAGGTAATTTCCTAATAAGCGAAGATCTGTCACAATATTTTCTACCCCTTCAAACATAAATGTTTCATCGAGCAATGCTATTTCCGCTGGGGTGATTTTAATGTTATATTTTTTTATCACCTTGTCATCATTTTCGTCCACATAGAATCGGTGGACTTCCGATTTTAACATACTCACATTTTCCATTACAAAAGCGGTTGGATTTAAATGCACTACTGCCTGCACGAATTTCTTTACTAATGAATTGTTTTGACTTATAGCATGGTTTTTTTGACGATTAGCATTTGAAAAACCTTGGCAGGGAGGACCTCCAATAACGACATCGACTTGCCCAAGTTTCTCTTTTATTTCGTCAGTAAGTGCATCTGTTACATCATTATAAACTGTGGTATTTTTATGGTTTCGTTTATATGTCTTTTGTGCATTACGATTGCTTTCAAAGGCAGCTTTAACTTCGAAACGACCTGTTTGAAGAAATCCATAACTAAGACCGCCTGCACCAGCGAATAAATCAACCATGCTATATTTAGGTTTTTGTGTAATACTCATAGTTTGAATCCCTCCTCGTATAATCTCTCTAGCACTACAATTAGTTTCTTGCACTGAATCGGAGTAGGTACTTTTAATGGAAGTTGACAAGCTATCTTCAATGCAGTCAATTCCTCCGGAGATACCATCCTCTTGTTAGTTGCAAAACTCATTACTCTCTGCCATTGCTCTGATGGTATTTCTACCACCTTTGTCATAGCATCAGTGTCTTTTTCAATGCGTCTATCCGCCCTTGCTTCACGAATAGCAGTTCGCATCTCATGTTTCCCAACTAGACAATCTTCAATTTCATCTGACAAAGTGTAATCTATATTTTGGACACTGTTCCAACAGCCTTCTCTCTTACACCATTGTGTAACATTCTCTATTTCTCGCATTGGATCCGTTAACTTGTTATAAACAAGTTCAGATAATTCCTTAAGCACATTCTGCACTGTCTCTGGAACCATTTGCCGTGTCCAAATACCTAGCAAATCCAGTTCCCGTTTAGGGAACTTTATTTTTATCAGTTTATTCATGAGTGCAATAGTATACGTCACAATATTTGCCCGATACCCCTGTTGGTACCATGCTTGGTGCGGTATCATCGACTCAGTATACCTAAAAATCAAGCACATAGCAACGGATTCTTGAAAGTATTTATCCCCAAAAAGCAAACCTTCATCCTTCTCCCAAGCATCATTAATTTTCTTTGCAAAATCATTAAAATTTGTCTGTGCTCCCTTACTAACGATGTGAGGAAATCCATCCCATGTATTTCTCACCTTTGCTAGATCAGTCTTTGTAATAAGCTGATTCTTTGGATTTTGAAGCAAAAATTTCTTTTTTTGGCTTGGTGTCATGCGCATTTGCTTTTGAAGAAACTGCCCTCTTGCTCTCTCATAGAACCATTTTGTTTCAAATTGCAATCCCCCCGTACCTCTTGCTCCGAGTCTTTGAGAGCAACGTTCCATTTGTATATGAAATGGATGTGTGGAAAAAAAGTCTGCATCACTAACCTTATTTTGACTATTAGATGAACGTGATATATTTTGCACAAGAGTTGTAGCGTCCTCATCTTCTAATGTTCCTTCAATAACTGTTAACTTCATTTGAACAAATATTGAGCTAAGGTCTACCTTGTCCCTATAGCGAGCATTTGACAAAGAAGCTGTAGTTTGACCACCATTGATAATTTGAAAATCTCTTGCAGAAGTAAGAAACAGCCCCTGCGGGGTGGACTCAAACTTCACTCCCATTGTTGTTGCCGATATACCATTATTATAAGCAAAAAATCTTTCTGGTTGCTGTAAAATTGTAGTGCGAATTTTCTTATTTACCGCTACTTTAGTTGAAAGAAAAGAACGAACATTTCCCTCTAACAATGAACTACCATATTTATCATATAAATCAGCAAGTACCTTTCCTGAAATAATGCAAAGATAACTTTTAAAATCTTCTGTCACAGCACCACTTGCTTCCAAACAAGGAATGCCATTTTCTGTGTGGTCTTTAAAATCAATCTCAATAACTTGTCGCCCAGCATCAGAACCGCATAGTTGAAAGAGACGTTCTATATCCCAGATTTGACACTCAGATGGAATACCACATATTTCAGGTGATTCAAGAATTTTAATCGATGTACTAATATTGGCTGTTGTAAAAATCAACAACTGATATTTGCGTATTATATTTTTCCTCTCTCTAATTAAATCCACTAGATCAGAGCAAGTTCTACTCATTTCTACATTTTTATGTAACTGTGCGTTAAGAGAATTCTCAACAAAATAAATAAGTTTGTTCTGCAATTGCCTGGCTTGAGTTTTTGTAAGAACACGTTCATCATCAAAAACATCATAATCAGCTATAATCAAGCTCATAGTTTTATCAAACTCATCATAAACATATCCATCAACGCGAAGCTTTCGGTTTTGCTTCCCAACCCCCTCAAAATATGATGATGTGAAATCCAATAGATAATCAGCTTCTTGTAGGTAATGTGCAAATGCTGTTACAAAAGATGCACAGGAACCTTCGCCGGTTACAGCTGCATCAGCTTTAATATCTTCAAGAAAATCTTTTCGGAATTCCTGTGCGTCCATTTATTTCACTCCTTTAACCAATCTGCCAGTGATGGCAAACTTAATTCGTAATGTAATGATGCAATCTGTGATGCCACTGTTTTACGTGTAACCCGCGGAAAGGTATCATCCACACAATACCGCTGTGTAGCCGAGCAATAATATTTTTGTTCAGAGTATTCCTGCAAATCTATGTATCCGTATGAGTACAATTTCGCACAAAACAAATCTAATGCTTCTCCATCAATTTTCTTACTGATGCGCTGAACTACTTCATTTAGCGAAATTGCACCTGCCTTTTCAGGCGCAACCTTGTCAATTCTCTTAATTACTAATTCTCCCGCATCCAAACAATCAAGTTGTTCTAATGAGGAAATAGTTACATTTATAGCCGATGCACCAATACATTTAACTTCAAACCATCCATCAGAATACATGAAATCTTGGTCTGCACCATCAGCTCCTACCCAGCCTTGTATAGCTGTCAATGTGAATTCATCAGAATCTATGCGTTCTTCTAAAAATAGTAATTCTCCGAGCAATCCTTTTTGAACACTCTCACTCATCACTCCACCACGTTGCGCTTCTAGTAGCTTGCTCCATTGCTTATATCTATTTATAGCTAATACTAACGCTTCTTTTTCATCTGTTGCCATTCTGGAGTATTCTATGACATCACAGCAGAGTATAGCAAACACATCTTGTTGTTCGTTTCGGAGTAACTCAAAAGATAGCGTCCAACGATCATCACTCTCTCGTCGTCGGCGACTTACTGCCATAGATTTCGACGATTCAATTGCATTTATTTCTGCATCACTAACGAGCAATAATGTTTTTTGACTAATAGATTGATAACCTATATACCATTCCAATGGATGCTTAGTATCAACTCGCAAAAAACCGCCGTCCTTGAATTTGATACCATCCCATTGCTTCTTAAGATTCTCTGGCGTTATCTTCATTCGTCGTCCTCCTCATCTACATTATAGTAATTGCGGAACTCAACCAAATTGACCATGTAGTTCGCTGTTTTTTCTTCTCCATTGGCTGGAATTCCAATGCCAAGGGCAAAGAGATAATTAGGCACATTTACACCCTCATCAATTTGACTTCGAAGAATTCCCTTATCATCTTTTTTTACTTTGTCCACACAAACAACATGTAATATAAGGAGTGGATTACGCTTAATATTGAGATATGCCTTATCTGGAATATGGCGTGCTTTTGGCTTTGTTATCCGAAACTTATCTTCAGCAATTTTCTTTTCATCTTCAGTCAAACCAATTTTTGCTGCACCACCGGCACCAACGCGAACCTTTGTTCCACTAATGCTAATTTGTCTATTTGTTGCTTTAACGGCACGCTTTTCAGGTTTTATTTGTAAATCTTCTTCACCGCACTTTATCTTATAAGTTTCATCATCACTTCCTTCAGCAATGAATACATCCCAATTTCCCATATCAACATCATCTCTTATAAAATCAGCCAATGCTACACCTTGGAAATTGAGTTGCCACGGATGAGTTACAAAATCTCGGAGAAGTTGCTCAACCTCGTCTTTGCTAACACCTTTCCAAAAATAACGGGCATCATTGCGCTTGGTGCGTACTCCTATATCGGGCAAACGTTTGACAAAATCTTTAAAAACTTCTTCATTCGCAATTAACGAACTCTCATCAGATTTTAGGCGGGGTGTTTCAAGTAAGCGCCCTGAAACAGTAATAGGACGCTTCACAAATGTCGCTGCACGCATCTTATTTCTTGCAGTAACAATCAAAGATGCTGGATCTTGACGAACTTTGAGTCCGAAATCCATCGGTGTTAGGTTAGCGTTCTTCATTCGTGCAATTTCCAGTTTCAATTCCTCAGAAGCACTCGTTATGTAGCCATACCAATCAATCGCCTCAACACTAATCCAAATTTTAAATAAATCCTCATAGTTTGGGCGATATCCGAACCACCGTCCCATTTGGAGCAATGTATCATACATCAGAGAACGACGATAAAAATAACTTACACATAATCCTTCTAAAGTTAATCCTCTGGAAAGGCTATTACCACCAACGGCAATGACCCGAAGACCGTCTTCTTTATGTTTAAAATAATCAAGGCTTGTTGCCCCACTCTGTTGGTTGACAGCTCTAACATCAACCGGAGATACCGCTTTGAAAAGGTAACCTGATAAAAACGTATGCCACGATATTGTGACTCCAGACTTGCTTGCCGCTTCATAAAGCTTGTGTTTTGTCCATACTTCCTTAAGATATGCAATGTTTGATATCTTATCACTTTCGATTTCTAAAAGACTAGCGTAGTTTTGTAAATCCGAACGCACCTGTATTACCCAAGCTGTTGCTAAATCACGAATTTCATTTTGAACATCTGTAAAACGACTGACATGAATCATCATTGAACGATGTGATCGAACATCTCCTCGAAGATCCCGTATACCATTGACTAACAAAAAATATGCCATGGCTTCCTTCATGCTCGGTGGTAATTCCGTCACAAGGTGTCCTTTGCGATGATTAAAAGGAAAAAAAGAATTCATTTCCATTGGATAAATTGGTTCGAGAACGTCCTTGTACTTGGCAACTTCCCCTTCGTCACCACCAAAAATGTCTTCAGCTCCAATATAATCTGTCGGTGGTGATAGAGCATAAATAAAGTCTCTCGGAAAAAGGTCATCCCCCCTCATTTCATCCGCACTATCAGGATTAATGAATATATTCGCATATGGTGTGGCAGTAATACCAAGATAAGAGGCTTGACGGAATAACTTAAGCAATTCTCGAATTGCCTTATTTATAGCTGTCGGGTCTTTTTCTGGATCGTTTGTATTTACAGATGCATTATCAGCTTCATCATCTATAAGTAAAAGAGATTTACTGATTGCACCTCTAGTATCAGCATTATTGCTTTTTAACCAACGAATAAGGTTGTTAAGTATACTCTTGTTCTTCTTGATTACAAAAACCACAGTTGTATTCACACTATGTAGAGAAAGACTAAGTTGGCGCAAAATATTTTTATCAAAGTCTTTTACAACTGAGGTAAAAGACTCAATCCTTTTTTCCTGCCCATATTTACCTACACCGACAGGGATATTTTCAATGTCACGTTTTGGGTCAAGAAGGTACTCGCTCTTTCTCCCTGAAAACTCTGCATCTAAACGCTCCTGTGTTTGTTGACGAAGATTTTCCATCATACCTGCAAGAACAATAATAACGTTATAGCCTGTGTCTGCCGCCTTGTTGCATATAGCAGTATAATTGGCCGTTTTCCCGGATTGTACATCACCAAGTACTAAACCGCGTCGTTGAAAGGATTCATCACTTAAAGGATCTCCTAGCAAATCAACAATTTCATCAGATACACGATCAAGGCTACCTGTTACACGTGCATTCCAGCCTTTTACCTCTTCAAGATATGTCTTGTATCGTTTCCAAAAAAAGAAATCTAAGTCCGCACGACGCGCTGGAAGCCATGATTGATGCGGGCATTTACTATCAACGATAGCAATTCCTAAATCCATCTGAACAACAACCTTGACCTTTAGCCTGCGCCTAATCTCTGCGAATTCTCCATCGCTTACAGGATACAATGGCTGAATCAATTCACGTATCTTAATCGCCATCTCCTCAAATTGTGCCTCAGTTGGCGGTGAATCCGGATACTCTTTATTGATGCTAGAAGAAATCATACCTTCCAATTGTTCAACATTACTTGCTGCCATGCCTCGTGTCTCCTTTTCGATACTTATTTATAAGCTGAGGATAGTGAATAAATGGGTCTGAAGTAGCAAGACTTTCTAATAACGCAGCTTTTCCCGCATCTGTTGAAATCTGCTCGAGCAAACCAGTCAGAATCCTTTCAACCTCCTGTATGCTTGTTTCCGTTTCATTTTCAACCTGCCTCTCGGAAGTCAAATCAATATATAGTTGGTTGAGCGGAATGTTGTTTTCAATAATTCTTAGCAACGATTCCATATTATGCTTTACTTGTGGTGTGGAATCCGAAAACATATCAACCAATGGGTGATCACGATTGATACTGTAATAGAAACCTCCCTGTTTTCCTTTGAATCGATCCCAAATATGAACGACCGAATCGTGAGTTTCCTTCTTTCCTCGATACTCCCAAGTTCTCTTACTATATGCCGCAAGCCTCTCTATTACTGATGTAAGGTTATTTCTTACCTCCTCAGGTGGCATTGCAGTTGATTTCTTAATATCCAATGTCCAAAGGTCATCTAACTCATTCGGAATATCCACTTGAACCCTTGCTAATTTAGACAGCTCGCCTTGCCGCATCATGCGAAACCATGTTCCCCAAACCAAAAGTCTTTTATTGCGGTATATATAGAAGCCTTGTCTTTTACGAAGACCTTCTTTCCCGCCAAGTGCTGTTATCTCATTTGCCGACAATGCCGATATGTGGGGAAGTATGTATGGACGAATAATAACCGCTACTCCTTCAATATTCATAACTTCATCTGCCATCACCTGTGTATTTCGCCTCGCCAAAAAAGGGTCTGCTGGTTCAATAGGGACGTTGTTCATTTTAATCTGCATCTTCTTAAGACCATTTTCACCATCAATATACCGATGAAAAACCAAGGAAAGATGCGAACGAACATCATCCATCTTTTTTCCCATCGAGCGATTGAAATCAAGTTCTCCAATTTTGAGTCTATCGAGATTTTGCCATATAACAAGTGTTCCCGAATCCAGTTTTTTTAACTCTTCAATGCATGGGATAGCTTCTATCTCATCATCTGAATCAAGAATCAGCAATGACCAATCCTTAGTATTAATAACATGGTCAATATCCCAACGCCGCCCTTCAATATGCTCCCCTTGTTTACTAATAACTGTCAGTATTCGACATTGAGAAAGAGAGGCCGTTTTTAACCCCAAACCAAAACGGCCGAGATCACTGGCTTCACGTTTTTCATTCGGACTTTGACTACCATAACGCATAGCTGCTTCAAGTTCAGAAGCAGTCATCCCTATACCATTATCCAAAATTGCAATATACGAATCCCCAACTGGAAAGAAAAAAATATCAACACACGAAGCAAAGGCTGATACACTATTATCAATAATATCAGCAATTGCTGATTCAAGCGTATAACCTATCGCGCGAGTAGATTCTATAAGAGTTGGTGCATAAGGTGGCAACGGAACACTTTTCATATGTATCTCCCTTTCCTTTTTCTTGTTAGTAATGTATTTCCACTCATTTTAGTAACTGTATTTTATACCTCTGCTGCCCAGAAGTAGTTTTCTCAATCGGCTGCATTCTACCGGTATTCCTATTTACATGGTTAAGAAACAGCGTACCAAGTAACAACCTATCCTTGCGTGGTATTCGATTCCACTCATATCCTTTAAACAATTCTTTCACAAGAAAGATCTCACCGTCATTTAGATTCTCAGTTTCCTTCAGCGCAAATTCTAATAATTCATTGACATCGTACATCTTTATCCTCCTGACAATCGCAACAACAACGTTGTTAATAATACTATTATACTCATTTCTGTGACTTTGTCAATCCATAGACAAAAAACAGCCCCATCCACAAGCCATTTCTAGCCGTGAATGGGGCAGTCCTTTTATGACCTTACAACTCAACTTCAATCTCTATTCCAGACTTAAACCGAACCAACAACTGCTTATCATGCACCATGACACGTTCCACCAACTTTCTAACCAGCTTATCGTCATACTCAGTAATGCCGTTGCCTTGCTTTTTCAGAAATTTCTCCATGTCCTTAATCCGCTGCCTTTTGGTGTGTCGTTCTGCGTTATGCTCCATTGTTTCCTGCTTGAGCTCTCGTAGGCGGTAAATTTCATCAACCATCGACTCGTAACCCTCTTTTGAATTCGCTTGCTTGATAAGTTCATTTTGCAGTTCCGTAAGCTGATGCTCAATACTATCCGTATCCTTATCAAACCTCTCACCAAGAACCGTGGCAATGTTGTCCATGAGTATCCCAAGGAATTCATCCCGTTCCGAAACAGTCTGGTTTATCGCCTTCAAAACAGCATTCTGTAAATCTGATTCAGCAATAGTAGGTGCTGTACATTCAGCTCCCTTTTCCTCCAGTCTACTCACACATCGCCAGACAATAGATTTCTTACCCCTATTATTCCAATGTACTCGGCGATAAATATCACCGCATTCGCTGCAAAATACAATACTTGAAAGTGCATATCTGGAGCTGTAAACTCGCTTACTGCCATTTCCCGTCCGCAGATTAGCTCTGCGGGCAATCTCCTCCTGCACCTGCATATATAATTCCCTCGGAATAATGGCTTCATGAGAATTTTCTACATAATATTGTGGAACAATGCCGTTATTGACCACTCGCTTCTTTGAAAGAAAGTCGACCGTGTATGTCTTTTGGAGTAAGGCATCGCCAATATACTTCTCATTCTGAAGAATTTTCTTAACCGACTCTGGTCTCCATCTTGGTTTGTTTGCCGCCGTCAGTATGCCATCTGCTTCTAGTCCTCTACCAATCTGCAGAAGGCTTGCTCCTTCCAAATATTCTCGGTAAATCCGCTTTATAATCTCCGCTTCCTCTGGAACAATCACCAACTTTTTATTCTCGTCCTTGGTATAGCCCATGAAACGGTTATGATTGATTTGCATCTGCCCTTTTTGAAAGCGGAAGGCGATACCCATTTTTACATTTTGACTGGTGGAGCGTGATTCCTCCTGAGCAATAGACGCCATAATAGTCAGCATTAGCTCTCCCTTGCTGTCGGTGGAAATAATGTTCTCTTTCTCAAAAAACACTGGGATATTCTTTTCTTTCAGCTGTCTTGTGTAGTTCAAAGTATCAAGTGTATTTCTCGCAAATCTGCTCACGGACTTGGTTATCACATAATCGATTTTACCAGCCATGCAATCTTCAATCAGACGGTTAAAATCTGTTCGCTTCCTTGTAGTAACGCCACTGGTAGCCTCATCTGCATATATGCCAGCAAACTCCCATTCTGGATTCTGTTGTATATGACTCGTGTAATGACTAACCTGAGCTTCATAGCTCGTAAGCTGTTCTTCATCATCCGTTGACACTCTGCAATATGCCGCCACTTTTAATTTTTCTCTGACCACACCACTCACAGTAGATGCCATCCGTGATCGTGCCGGAATTACTGATATTATAGGTTGCTCCATTTATTCTCCTCCCCATATTGTTTATCGTTTATCAACACAAACGTCAGCGTGCCGCTTGATGCAACCTCAATGCGTTTGATTATGTTCGCCATAAATTCGCCATCAAACTCCGTTGGTATATTCTGCAGTGCAGCAATTAACTTTCCTGTTTGATATTTAAAATCATCAATCGTTGTCTGCGAATATGCATACTCTGCTTGTTTGAATGGGTCATCAAATTTTTTCCGGATTTGAATGTCTGTTTTATCGGACTTCGATTGTACATCGGAAATATCTATCTGAGCGACCATTTTTATTAGCGCATCTTCTAATCTGTTTTCAGAAAACGTTGGGCCGTCACAATAGCTTACGCCGTCCAATGCTCGTCTGCTGCATATCCAACGTTCTTTTCTGTGTTCCCAATATCTCCGATATTCACTTCCACACTTAGAGCAGAATATTTTTCCCAAGAAAGGAGAACGTCCAGAACCGTCTTTTGAAAAATAATTTTTATCCCGACCAAGTGCCATGGCTTTCAGTTGTCGAATCTCATAGGCTTTGTTCCATAGTTCTTCGCTGACGATGGCTGGATAAAAGTCATCACCCATATAGAGCCTTCTGTCTAGCATTCTCCCAAGTGTTGCATGTGTACGATCAATCCCAGCTTTATTACCAGCCTCCTGTATGGCACATCCTGACACATACTCCTCAAAGAGGATTTGAATTTGTTTTGCTTTAACAGTATCCAGCACAGCCTTGCCATTTTCAATTTTATAGCCATATGGTATGTGTCCCATTATCTCACCATCCTTTCCTTTAGAAATAATCCGCATTTCAATTGAAAACCAACTTCTGTCGGTGAAAGTACAGTAATGCCATCTGCAAACTCCACAAAAATCTCATCGCTGTATTCTTCCGTGATTTCCGTCTTATTAAGATGCTTAAGCAGTGCTTCCGCTTCATGAAGAAGACTTCTTTCACCATCTACATAACAATGCATTGCCAGTGCCTCGTCTTTCAACTTAGTAATCTCCATTTGGAGCAGGTTATACTTTTCGTTAAAAAGAGCAGGCTCCAAGTAGCCTTTGGACATGAGTCCTGTTAGCACTTGTACCTGCTCAGAGTTTTCTCTTATTTGTTTTTGGATTACCAGTAATTCTGAATTATTTTCGTTGCCCTCAGTGTTCTTTAGCTCTGCAATCAGTGGCTTTAATATTACATTTCTTCCGCTATAGAGCCGATTCATCATTGTCACAAAAGCAGTTTTCAGGTTATCCTCACGGATATAAATCATGGAGCATTCTGTACCGCCCGAATCAATATGCTTGTTACAGCACCATGCGATATACTCACTAGGCCTATGTTTCATATGAATTCTTCTTTTGAAAGTCCCACCGCATTCGCCACATATAATTTTACTTGAAAAGGCATATCGTTTTCCGTATTTCCTGCTACCTTTTTCAATCCCTTTCTCTTTTCCATGCTGCATTATAATGCGGTCCACTGCCACAAAGTCCTCACGGCTGATAATCGCTTCATGATGATTCGTAACATAATATTGCTCTTCCTCACCGTTATTTTTTCTTCTTGTAAAACTATCATCGGTATAAGACTTTTGAAAAAGTGCATCACCAATATATTTTTCATTTTCAAGAATTGCCCGGACACTTTTATATGACCATGCACCACCACGCTTTGCTAAGATTCCATCATCGTTAAGTCTGTTCGCAACCGCATGTGTTCCGCTCCCAGCTAAAACCTCTGCAAAAATACGTTTCACAATCGGTGCTTGTTCGGGGTTTGGAATTAGCGTCTTTCCATCATAATCATATCCATATGGTGAGCTTCCAAGTTTGTATGTCCCATTTTGAAAACGTTTCTTAACACTCCACTTGTTGTTCTTGGATATGGACACCGACTCCTCTGCTGCAAGGGAACTAAGGATGGACAAAATCAATTCACTGTCCATCGTGCCAGTGTTGATGTTTTCCTTTTCAAATATGATGGAAACACTGAGGTCTGTCATCTTACGAACAATCTCTAAGCAATCTTTTGTATTTCTCGCAAATCGACTAATGGATTTTGTAACAATTAAGTCCACTTTGCGATTTTCGCAGTCACGTATAAGATCTAAGAGACCATTTCTATTATCCTTTTTTGTTGCACTGACCCCTTCGTCAAAATATAAGCCTACAAAGTCCCAAGCAGAGTTGGATTTGATATAAGCTGTATAATGTGTTCTTTGATTTTCAAGACTTGACAATTGTTCTGTGCTGTCCGTTGACACTCTGCAGTATGCAGCAACACGGAGCTTTCTTTGTGGTGCAAGTGATGAATCAGCAATCGAATTTATTTTCGTCACTTTCATATCAATTTCCGCCTCCTTTCCAGCCGAATTTGGCTTCGGCTTGTGTGACATATTAACTCTAAAGGGCTATAATAGCAAGCAATCAAGCCATTATTTCAGCCAGTTTCGGTGTAAAAGATTGACGATTTAATCGGTCTATTTTTGTGTACTCTTCCTGTGTAATTAACCCTTTTTCAAGCATCATTTGAAGTAGCTTTACGGCTCGACTGTAACCAATTTCATTATAAAACTGCTCTTGTGACATAAACGATACCTCCCATAACAGCAAGGCAGCTCCCCGATTATCTCAAAGAACCGCCTATACATTTTGTTTAAAACTTGAAGAGAGTGATTCCATTCACTCTAAACCTTGGTACAGTAATCAAGGGATATCCAACCAGCACCAGACTTTAGCTTCCCCCATCCGGCAGTAGAGCCTTGGCCGCTTTGCTCCTCAACAATGGTGAAAGTTCCAATGCCTGTGTATTTACCAGTTTTAGCATGATCCGTACTGGGGCCTTTGCGGATATTCAAATCTGCAATTTTCACTCGCACTTGATAAGGAAGCAATGAAGTGGTGACTCCCGAACTGCTACCATAATAGACCACCTTACCATTCATATTAAAAACTGAGTACCCAGCATTTTCATCGGCACATTTCTTGGCATTATCCCAAACCATAAACGCACCCTTCTGCGACTTGGTATCACCCCAGCTTTTACGGACACGGTACAAAGACGCGGCAGGGGAACTGCCTGTGCCTGTATTTCCCAACCTCACTTTAAATGCTCTCCATTTCGATTCATCACCGCTGTCTGCATTCCATCCGATGATACCCGGACACGGCTTGCCATTGACATCATAGTGCCGGATAACTTGATCCGCTTTGATACCGTATGTCCCCATCAGATATTTCACAAGCTCCGCAGCTCTCGATACTACGGCATCAGTATAGCTGTAATACTTATCGTTTGCATTGGTCATTTTTCCAGTGCTGTTGGTAGAACAAATTTCAATGCCGATGCTGTTTGAATTCTTTGCCACACCATAAAGGGAGCCGCCCTTGTTGTTATACTTACTGCCGCCGCAGTGCCAGCAATAGCGATTTACAATATCCGGATTACACTGAATGATAGTTGCATCATCTACAATAAAATCAGCCGACGCACTGGCACTTGGATTCATGAACCATCCGGCAGTATTCGCCGCCGCTCCTGCTTTTGATGTGACTCCTGCAGTATAATGAATCACAATGTATTTAATTGCCCTGCCGCTGGCAGATGTGGTGTTTGCTGTACTTGTCTTTTTTGTAATCTGAATCGCCATTATTTGTCCTCCTCATTTTTTCCGTGATCATGTAGTTGTGCCAATGCCTCACGTAACTTCTCTGGCACCGGCAGACCTAATCGGGTAGCATTTTCAAGCAAAGAAATCCCTTCGTTGCTCAAATAAAAGAAAATAACAGCAGTCCGAAGAATACTGCCATCTCCAATAATTAAGCTGTCTAAGATATGTCCGACACCGACCATAATGAAAATCAGGATTTTCCGAAACAGCCCTTTAAACCCGACCTCACTGGAAAGCCCCTTTTCTGCAATAGCACACATAATTCCCGTCAGATAATCAATTATCACAAAGGCGAGCAGGGCATATAAAAACCCGTCAAATCCGCCTAAAAACCAACCCAAGAAACCGCCAGCAACAGCAATTCCCCCTTGAATCCAGTTCCATATTTCTTTCATCATTAAAACCTCCATTTTTGAATTTTGTGTATATAAAAACACCTGCCATTTCTGACAAGTGCTGAATTATAACTTTTTACTGGCTATGCATGAACTGTCCATCCATAGACACCCGGTTCCCACACATTTCCGTCTATATCAGAAACCCAAACCGCATTCTTATGGGAAACTTTATCACCTTTCACATATGCATCTGCCGCCCCAAGCGGCTGTACCCACACCGGAATTCCACCCTCATTAAAACCAATCCGCTTATATAATGCATGTGTCTTATCTGGTGTCCAGTTTTCTGCACTGGTGTGCTGTTGCAGAACAAAATAAAGATTTGTGTCTCCATTATCATCTGCACCGTATTTAATGATGTGGCCAGAACTATAATCTGCCCCCACAGTCCACAGTTCATATAAATCAGCAATCACCAAAGCATTTTCTTCCGTAATAGGCGCTGTCTGTACCAGTAACTCAATTGCCCTACGAAGCTGAAGGGCTACTGCCATCCGCTTATCATCCATCTGCATCCACCCCCAATATTGCATCCAGCAACGCAAAAAGTTCTGTGCCAAAAGCGGTGCTTTCTGTCTCTGCATTCTCTGGCGGCATTTCCTCTATCGGTACGGCTTTGGTGTTTTCTTCTGGTTCGGTGTGCAGCTGTTCAAATTCTTCATTCGTCAGCATGGCAATCCTCCTGTGATATTTCCGTCTCGAAAGTATCGCACAGTGCATCATATAACGCGGCATTTTCACCTTCCAGTTCTTCATCATAATCTGTGATAATCTGCCACATAAGCGTGAGATGCTCTGTATATGTGCCACCCTCAATCTCCGCAGACTCAGAAAACAGTTTTTCCCGTTCTGAGAGGTACTCCTTCACTAGATTGTCTTTGATCAAAAAGCTCCCTTCATCAGAAATCTTCGGTTCACCCTTATCATCCAGCATAGCATATTCTTTTAACAACTCCACCTCGCTTTCATGCAGAGCCGCGTAAGCCTCTGATACTAATGCGAGGAACTTTGAGCGCGCGCGACTCTTTTGTCCCTTTAGTTTCATTCCCTGCAAGAATGGAAGCAGCGAAACAAGATAGCGGTTTTGTAATTGAATCCTCATATGATAATCCTCCATTTTCATTTCTGTAAGCCAACTTATAGGCTTTTGGTTATAATGATGTGCTCATGCTCGAAAGTCCGGTGCTGCTGTAATATGTCCAGGAGACACCGCCATTCGATGTCGATTTCATTGTACTAATCCAGCCTTTATTCAGCATACTGATCAGGGAATTCACCCGGCTGATTAATTCGCCTACTCGGTTCACGATATTGGTACAGGTGTAGTACGTCCCATTTGTAATGAAGTATAAGTGGGTATCACCAAAGGTCACTTTTGATTTTCCATTCGTACTGCTCCATGCTGGATATGTTCCTCCTCCCGACAAAGCATTGTCAGTCAAATAAACACCTCGATTGCCGGACGTATAAAAGTTATAACCGTTGGTACGCAAATGCGCTCCAAAATGAATCCCTGCACTTCCATTTACCACACCTTTCGGATCAAGCGTTAAAAACCGGGTGTAGGTTCCTGATGTTCCCGTCCGGTATGCCCATGTTGCATAGTCACCCTGTCCATTCAAGTGAGTGGCAATTCCACGTCTGGTGTTGTTGCTTGCATCAACCGACTCGCCCATTGTTCCGATAAAGCGGGTACCATAGTAAAAATTCATACCGCCGGAATCAATATATCCTTCCAGTGTACTGCCGCTGTACCAGCTTATTTTTGTCGGTGTAATGCGGATGCTGCTGGTCCATCCAGCAAGACCTACCTGTATGGCATTGGTCGCCAGTTTGTCTGCCGTGATAGAGTTGGCTCCAATTCGAGCCGCCGACAACGTACCTGTCGTGATTTTTCCAGCGTCCAGTGTCGCAATCTTGGCACTTTGTATGGTCGCATCGGCAATCATGGCATTCTTAATAAATCCATTGGCAATCGTCAGCTTATCCGATGTAATGGAACCCGCCGCAATCCGTGCCGCCGATAACGTCCCCGTGTTTATCTTCGCTGCATCAAGGTTGGCTATTTTCGCATTGGTAATTGCCGCATCCGTAATCTTCGCAGTGGAAACCGAAAGATCGGCAATCTTAGCCGTTGTGATGGCAGCATTTGCAATCATGGCAGTCTGAATCACTGAATTATCAATGGTTGTTGTTCCAGTAATACGGATCTTGTTACCGCTGATTAAAATGCCTTCTGTTGAAATGTTAATCTGATTGATAACATCGTTTTTAGAAACCCGCAGGTTAATCAGATCCTTTTGCATAAGCATTGCTGAATAAATCGTATCACCCTTTGAATAATCTTGCCTGACCGTGCCGGGATACACATTTCCAGTGTAGCTGTCCGGATCAATAGTGGTTGATACCCGTACTCGCATTTTTAAAGCGTTGGCCGGAACAGTTGCTATACCAGAAGTGCTTGAGTAAGAAAGTTGCTTTAACAACCTATCGGTCATCGGGTTTAGGAGAAAGGGTGTTGTGCTGCTGTTATAAATCCCTGCATACGATCCAGTCTTAATGGAGAAAAAGGCGAGATACATACTGCCGCCCGTAATGCCTGCTTGCTGCTCTTCACTAAGTGCCCATTCATGCACCGTTGCCGAGGTGGCTGTAACAACACCAAGCTCCTCCCAACTTTCGTTTGAATATAAAAGGACAACATTATTGGAAGAATCTTTATATCCGCTCCAGCGAATTACTGCCGGCACCGCTTTGCTCTCCAGTGGGAAACGATAGATGATAAGATAATCTCCCGAACTTGTGTAAGGGTTTGTTCCCACAGAACCAGTGATGCTGAGTCCTTCCACCTCTTTGCCAATTAGATAGGATACGATACTGTCATTCGTATATGCTCCGGCAGTCAGAGTTTCCGCATACTGCTTTGCCGCCGGTATGAATTCTGCATACGGCACCGTTAGGCTATACCAGTGAAAATACATGGATACCGCTGTACCGTCTGCCAACTGAGGAATATACTTCTCGGTGGGTTTAACATCAATATATCCGCTCCGTAGCACAGAAGTTGATGCCGTTTCTTCACCGGTTGATGTATTAAGTGTTCCTCTCTCCCAGCGTGATACTTTATACGGCGCACCGATTAGCGTCTTTGTTTCTGTTACAGTAAAAAGCAGTGTGTCTGTAGTTGCCTGAACTTTAACCATGTTTGTAAGTTTGCTTAAATTGATATACCCACCTACAGTCTCTGTCGGCAGCAAGTAACAGTCTATCGTTCCCGGTGCAACAGTAGTAGTAAATCGCACCCTCAGATACCGGGCATTCGCTGGCGCGGTAAACGGAGTTGTACTGTTCCCAATGGATGAATAGGAAATAAAGGTCTTATCTTCCCGGTAATAATACAAATAGGCAGTGCTGTATTTGCTGTATGCACTGGCTCCTTCGTAGGTCTGGAGCAAATATCTCTTGCCGGACACCACATCAAACCAGCCGCTGCGCACATAACTTGTGCTGTTTGATTCTGCGCCGGTGGAGTTTGAAAGCGTCCCTTGCTGCCATGGTGTCTGTAAGATACCGGCTCCAGCCAGATCATTGACGGCCTTGCTTTGTTTCGCCAGCGAAAGCGTGAAGGAATCTGCATTCTGCACGATTGCTGTCTCCGCCGCAGTAACTCGCCCAGTGAGTAAGTCCACGGTATTCTGATTTGCCTTGCTGGCAATCTGTCCAGCCTGAACCGTGAGTGTTGCTTCTGCAGTGCTGACACGGCCAGTCAATGTTGTCAGATTACTCGCATTCAAAGAAATTACAGACGCATGCTGTGTCACTGTCGTTTGCAGTGATTCAGCAGCGGTCTTTGCTTCAAATGCCGTCACAAGGGAACTATTTAGGGCATTCGCTAAAACCGGAGTAGAATGGGTAAGTGAGCCATTGCTGTAAGTCGCCACTACCCGTGTCCAATAATACCGCCCATTCACCCATGCTGGAACCGTATCGCTCCAGCTTCCTCCAGATTGTGCAGTTTTGGAGGTAGACAAATAATACTGCTCCCGCACCGCTGTGATAGTTGGTGCATCCGCTCCTTTCGCACCTGCAGAACCAGTATTTCCAGTGTCACCCTTATCACCTTTGTCGCCTTTTGTACCATTTGTGCCTTGCTTTGAAACACCATAGCTGGTTACTGCAGAATTATCCTGCAGGGTAAGGACGGTGCGGGTCCATAAAAACTGTCCGGCACTCACGGTCGGAACAGATGCCTGCCATCCACTACTTGGAACAGTCGTACCGCTGGCTGAAACAGCGTAGGAAACGGCTGTAGATTTTACCGACTTGTTATAGGCATTCATGGCTGTTGTGCTTGCTGTTTCCGCCTTTGTTCCTGCATCAGTGGCTTCATTTAGGGCAGATACTGCATTATCAAAGGCTTGGTTCGCTTTTTCAAGAGCATTTTGAGACTCTGTGCGAGCCTGATCCGCTGTGCCTTGAGCCGCCTGACCTGCCGCCAGCGCTTCCTCTCCGGCAGTCTGTGCCGCTTCACCGGCCGCTAACGCCTCCTCCGATTTTGCTTTCGCTTCTTCCACCATCGCCGCCGCTTCTGCAAGCTCGGCTTTCATCTGCTCCTGTGTCAGATCAGTAAGTAATGGATACCACTGCGTAACCCCTTCTCTTGTCTCATACACCCAAAGCTCCAGCTTGTCGCCATTTTCCTTATACCATAAATCACCGGGGCGCGGATGGGTAGGTGTCGCCGCACCATAAAAATTGGTGTTCTTTCCATTGGCAGACTGTAGTGCATAATTTGCCTCTGCTGCCGCTTGCTTAATGCCTGTTTCCACCCGCTTGATGTCTTTTGCAATATCGGTGAACTTCGGTGCATAGTTCCCCAATGTAACGGAGATGTACGCATCCAGCAGCGGATCATATTTGTAGCCAACCACACGTGCGTTAATCTCAAAGCCGTCCCGTTCATGAACCACTGTTACCGTATCCCCGATATGAACCGTTTCCAATGCGGCAAAGTTCTTATATTCTTCCGTTTTGGCTAGTGGAGCAAATGCTACGGAATAGGATGCCTTTGGCAAATCGATATGGTTCTCAGAAAACTCTTTTTTTGCCAGTGCTCGCAGTAAAGTGTATGCCTCCGACAAAGGAACTGCATCTTCTGCATCAGCATACTGTCCCACTGCTGCTTTGACTGAATCGTATTTAATCACACGAATTTTTGGCTTTGTATACTGGTTGATGCGCGGACTGTCTATATATTTCTCCGGCAGCAAAAGTCCGTCAAATCCCTGCGGCATAATCCGAGTACAAGCCGATTGGACATCCACATCAGCAGTGTAACCAGTAAGGTTCTTTCGATCACGAATGCTCACTCCATTATCACTGCCACGCACCGTCCGCATGGCGATATGAAAATTATCCCGAATAATTTCCCCGCCCCACCGGGCGAGAAAACCATTATCCATATTGGCATTCAAAAGCACCTCTGCAGGATTGACACGAATGAGCCGTGCGCTTTCAACTGTCGAAATATTAGAAGTGGCGGTGAATGCGTGCTGGTATTGCGTTGCATTCAATATTTGTGTCACTGCCCCTTGACCAGTTTTATTTACAACAAAGGTATCTTCAATCAGATTATCTACAAGATCATAAAAAACATGATAGGCAGTGAAATGTGTCATCCCTGACAGTCCTTTTCGCACAAAAGCGATTCGAAAAATCTGATCATTCATATCTGGTACCGGACATTTTATCAGCCGCTCTGGAATGATTTTATCGGCATAAGATGCACGGGATGGATAGTCAAATTCCAATAGGAACAATCCGTTTAATTCTTCCGTAACTGCTGGCGCTATGATATGGCCATCAAGGATACATATGCCATTATGCGTAAAATCGGTTTCTGTTTTCTCATATAAAACTATCATAAGTATCTCCACCTCGGTTCTATTTCAATTTTTGTAATGCCGCTGCTCCATGATATTGCTGTGGCTCCTGTTTCAAAGGTGGGGAACACACCTTGCATTTGACGGTTCTGCGCGGTGCTTCCTTGAAAACATTCCATCAGCTCACTATCCAGTGTCAGATTCCCTGCCAGTATATTGACCTTTGTCTGTTTACCTCCTACGGTAAGTGTCTGGTTTCCCGTTCCATATACCTTGATTTTAGGCAGGGCATAAACGGTGCCTTTATTAGTGACCGTTCCCGATTTTGTCATCGTGATGGTTTCTGTATTTCGCATATAACGAAATGGATCGCAGACAAAGGTAATCGAAAACTCACCAAGTGTAGACAGCTTGCGTACCATTGCATCAGTGTGTACCTGTTTAATGCGAAAGAATACTTTGTTATCCTCGCTAAAATAGACTGTCTTGGCCCCATGGATAACGGGAAGCACCTCCCGGAAACGACCATGCAGATTTTTACCAAGCAACGCCGCCTTCATCTGGAATGTAATATCCTCCCAGCCTTTTAGCAACGTCAGTGTTCCTTCACGACCATCCACCTGCACAGCCTCAATAATCCGCTTTGCCGGAGGGATAACCGGCGGTTCGGTAATCCGAAGTCCTAACGCGGTTCGGGAATGAATGGTTTCGTTTAGTATAAATGAGTTCATAAGCTACACCCCCAAGATAAGCCGCTGCTGACGAAGCAAACCCAGATTTTTATCAATTTCCGGTGTCAATCTGCCGACCAGTGTGCCATCATCCAGCACTATCTGAATATTTAAGGCTTCTAAAAGTGCCGGGAACATTTCTGCCATAATGGCGGCGATCCCGTCCAGCTTGAAACCAAGGTCAGCAATGGAAACCGCCGCCCCCGCACCAGAAATTGCTGTATGGATACCAGCATCAATATCAAAATTGGGGCCATCCAGGGATGTTGGGATTGCCTCCTGCATCTCCTCGCTGACGTGTTCCATTGCCTTTTCAAACCCGACACCGATACCTTCTCCAAGGTTGCCGCCGATTTCAGCGAACAAGGTGGAGGGGGAATGGATACCAAAGAAATCCTTTATCCGGTCAACCACACCGCCAAAGAAACCAGAAATCTTATCCCACAGCCAAGCTCCAGCATCCGATATGCCTTGCCACAAACCTTTAATCAGATTGGTTCCCACTTGGACAATCTGCCCAATTGACCCGGAAAACGCATTGACAATTCCTGATATGATCTGCGGTACGGCTTTCACAATTTCCACAATGATAGTCGGCAGGTTCTGAATGAGCGCTACGAGAAGCTGAACCCCAGCCGCAATGATTTTGTCAATGTTCCCAACAATGGCATTGACCAGACTGGTTACTATCTGTGGAATTGCCGCTACAACGGTGGTGATGATTTGCGGCAAGTTCTGTATTAATGACACCAACAGCTTAATCCCGGCATCTATCAATTGGGGAATGGAACCGAGTACCGCCGTCAGCAATCCATTAATAATCTGTGGAATCGCTGCTACAATCGCCGCAATAATCTCTGGCAGAGCCTCCACTAGCGAAGTCAAAAGCTGTATGCCTGCTTCGATAATCTGAGGGATGGCACTGATGATAAATTCCACCAAGGCGGTAATGATGGCTGGTAACGCTTCTATTAATTGCGGAATTGCATCCAAAAGTCCCTGTGCAAGACCAAGAATCAACTGCAGTGCTGCCTCCAGCAGCATGGGTAGATTATCAACCAATCCCTGCACAATCGTTGTGATTGCCGTGACCGCTGCGGGAATTAACTGCGGCAATGCTTCTCCAATCCCCTGCACCAAAGCAGTCACCAGTTGTACCGCCGCTTCAATCAACAGTGGCAGGCTTTCGATGATTGCCCCAACAATAGTCATGATAGCCTCAACCGCCGCTGGAATCAGTTGTGGCAAAAGATTCAGTATCGTTTCCAACACTTGTGTAAATAATTCGGTTACTGTTTCAAGCAGCATCGGAAGCAAATCCCCGATTGCAGATAAAATAGCACCTGTCGCTGTGGGCAGTGCGGCTACGATGTTCTCCAAAATCGGAACGATATTTGCGACTACTGCCTGAAAAGCATCCACAAGGTTTTGTGTTAAATTGGTCATATCCGCGTCGGCATTTCCAAGCCCGGCTGTAAAAGAGCCGAGTGCCGCCTGCAGCAGTCCGATAGAACCGGAAATAGTCTGAGTGGACTCCTTTGCAAAGTTGCCTGCATATTGCTCTGTGTTCTCAAAGAACATCTGCATAGCAACTTCTGCTTTTTCTGCTTGCGTTGCTGTCGCCCAAGTAAAGTCCAGTCCTTTGGCCAGAGCATAGGCTTCAATGTTGGTAGCGTTCATGGCTACACCCAAGTTATCCATCATGGTGAAGTTGCCCTTTGCTGCACCTGCAACCGAATCCAGTGCCACCTGCATATCAATGCCCATGACCGACGCCATGTCTGCCGCTCTCTGCATTGCTTTTTCAGTCAGTTCCAGTGATTTCTGCTGCTCAACACCAGAGCCTTGGAATAAGGCGCCCATTTTATTGGCGGTGGCCAGATATTCGCTCTGGGATACACCGAGATTCTTATATGCCTCTTCACCTGTCTTTTGGATAGATGCCGCGTATTGCCCGAACACCGCCTCCGAGCCGCCAAGGTTCTGCTCCAGTTCTCCGAACTGCTGGACAACTTCTTTTCCCAGCTTGATGGCTGCAGCTCCGGCGGCGACTGCAACCGCGCCCATGGCGGTACCAATGCCTTTTAAGATACCGCCGAGTTTATCGAACTTACCTCCAGCTTCCTCTGCACTTTCACCGGTATCCTCCAGTTCTTCGCCAAGGTCATCCGCACCGTCTGCCGTTTCTTCCAGTTCCTGCTCCATGCGGTTCAGTTCAGCCTGCGCATTATTAAGCTGGACTGCCCATGCCTGTGTCCGTCTGTCATTCTCACCAAAGGAATCGGTGGCATTTTGCAGGGCTGACTGCAGTGTAGAAATCTTCTCTTTCTGTGCATCGATCTCTTTATTCAGCACTTGGTTTCTTGCAGCAAGCGCCTGTACGGATTTATCATTTTTGTCAAACTGCGAAGATACTAAGTTCATTTCCGATCCTAAAACCTTGAAGGACTGGTTAATATCACGTAATGCATTCTTAAATTCACGTTCGCCTTCAACACCGATACGCAAACCAAAGTTATCAGCCAAATCGCCACCTCCTCTCTGCTAAATGCCGTCCGGGATAATTTCATCAATGAATAGTTCTCTTTTGGGTTTTGCCATACCAAGAAACTGCTTATGACACTCCCATAAATCCAACAAAAATCCTAGCGGCATCAACCATGTTTCTTCTTCTGAGCGGTTTAAATGAACAGTCCCGTAATATAAAAGTCGAGTAAACAACTCTTCGTCATCTACTCGACCAATGCGTTTTTTGATGCGGTTCCTTTGGATACGCTATCCTCCGAAAGAATATGGCGATTTGTTCCTTTGAACATCGCCTCTGTAATCGCACTCTTATAAGTCGCCAGTTCCAAAGGCGAGGTAAGAAGCTCAACCTCTTCCTCTGTTAGCGGCTCTTTCTGAGTGTCCTTGTTTTTCAGATTATGGATCAGGATACTCTGGTTGGAAAGTAGCGTAATCAGCCATATAATCTCATCCAAGGCCAATTCAAAGTTCTCAGACTTCATCAGCTTATCACCGAGATTTTCAAGCCCGCCATACCGCTTTGCAATTTCCTTTGTTGCCCTTGTTGTTAGAATCATTTCAAAATCCCTGCCGCCGATAGTGATTACAGCGCTTCTTTCATCTGCCATATAAATCAATCTCCTTCACTTTCAAATACCGGCTCATACACCTTCTGATACCAGTTCGTAATTGTTTCCTCAGACACACCCGCATCATCTGCATTCACTTCGGCTTTCCATGGATGGTTCCCATTGCCGTCCAGTTTATTTCGGCGTGAAATTGTCCCTTCAATGCTCGGTGTGGAAAAGGTAATGCTGTCACCCTTGGTAGCAAGGTTTGTACTTGGTACGCCAAATTTCACACGGTACAGCCAAAAATAACGGTATTTGCCGTTTGCTTTCTTTGCTCTGAAGCCGATCGCTACCGAGTCACCGCCGTCCTCGCTGGATGAAATCAGAACCCCATTTTCATCTGCCTTTGCTCCAGTCAATTCCTCGGCAGCTGTTCTCCCAATATCGTCCACCCCAAGCGTCAGTTTTCCGTTTTTAAACTCCTTGATGATTTCAGAAGCGCCATCATCGGCGTAGAGCGTTGCCTCCGCAAGCTCCACGGATAGTTCTGCTGAAATTGCCTTTGCCAATATGACGGGTGTCCCATAAGTTTCAATACCCGTTGTCGGTACTTCTGTAATCGGTGCATAATAAAGGCGGTCAAGTCCGATTGTTGCCATAAATCATTCCTCCTTCACTTCATATTCTTTTGCTGTGTCAATGCCGTAATGATGGTATCCGGTATCATCCTCATGCCCGATATACCGCCTGTCTGTGATTGTAATCTCTGCGTTCAGTAACGTTTTTACAATCTGATTTTTTCGTTTCTGATAGTTATTCTTGGAAAACAGGGATAGCCTTGCTTCTTGTGTTTCAAACTGCGGATCGTTGTCAGCGAAAACTTCAAACACATCTGACATCGGAGTAATCACGAGATACTCTTCTGGTGCTGTTCCTTTAAACACACCAGTCTCGACACGAATGCCGAGACTGGTCATGATGGTATTCAGTTCCTGTAATATACTCATATTCGCCCAATCTCCTCATCCAGCTTTGCTTTCATGACAGCAATACACTCTTTCCTACTGGAGGATTTCGCTGGTTTTAAGAACGGCTTTGCTGGCTGGCCATGCTTACCATGTTCGATGATATTGGCAATTTTAGCATTGCTCCCTCCGCCAGAACGAGGCTCGGCAAATCCAATCTTTACGTTATAATCACCGTTTTTGTCCTGCTTTGCAGAAGTCACACCCAAAGCAGACGCAAGCTCACCAGTAGATTCAGATGGATATTTTGTTCCCCGTCCGATGGCGGACTGGAGATTGCTCCTTACTTTACTGACCACTACCTCACCGCCAGCTTCTAGCACTTTAGGAATAATAACATCCGTCTGATCTGCAAGCTGTGAAATCTTCAATAAAAAATCTTCCGGCATCTTCATTGTTGCTTTCGCCATATCGTCACCTCTCAGTCGCTTCTATTTTTTCAGCCAGCACTTCCACATACATTCCTCTGCCTTTTACATCCTCCACTGACAAAATTCGAAACCGCCCATCCTCACAGGTAATGACTAGGGACGTGGCGATTTCAAGTGTGGGCAGCTTGCGGAAACAAAACAAGGCGGTCGCGGTGGAGAATGTTGCCCGATTTGCCCATTTTTCATTGCCATGCCGATCCTCTTTGTATGCCCGTACACTTGCAAGCACCGTATCACCGGTGTTTACAAATCCCTCGTCATCCTTTATCGACTCGGTAGAAATAATATCAATAAAGGCGTTCATCTTGCCAAAACTCATGGCTGCCACCTCCGATCCAGGCGAAGGAGCAGATTGACTGTATTCCAAACCTGCTGTCCAGCACCTACGTTGTCAGCAAAGAAACCTCCGGTCGAACCATCTCTACTCTCATAGAAATGGCTCGACAGCATAATGACGGCTTGCTCTGTGGTTGGCGGGAAGCGTGACGCTTCACTCATTTCGCCTTCGGCTGTTTCTCCCGAATAGTACCCTTCAGATAAATGCTGATAGCTTTCCGCATAGGAAACAGCAGCGCGGATAAATCCCTTTAGCAGTTCATCATCCACATCGTGTTCCAGTATGAGATTGGCTTTTACTTTTGGAAGTAAATCATCAATTACAGCCATATTTAAGCCATCTGCAAAAGCTGAATGCCTTCGGAAAGAATGACCTTTCCGTCAACACGTTCGGTCGCAAGGAATCCCACCTGCCCATTTCCAGCATACAGTTCGTTAAGCCTTTGCAGTGTTCTGCCTGCACGGTCGGCAATCCAGTAATTAGAGAAATCGCCAAAAGCAACAGGCAACGCACCTGTGTCAATGGTTGGTGCATAAGGACTGGTATAGAGCGGATAACCGAAAAGTCTATCCGGCTGGCCTTGTACCAAAGCAGGCTGCCAAAGATACTGCCCGTTTGAGTCCTTCAGCTTACGGAATGCCGCCACTGTAGAATCGTTGGTAAGAAATACAGCATTTCTGCGATATGGAGTTTTGAGAGAATACACAAGGCTGATAATATCATCAAAGGTAACTGATGCACCGCTTGTAGTTGCACCCACATGACCACCGCTTGCAGTAAAAATACCAGTCGGTCTGCCTGTGCCGGTACCGATGCAGAAAGCCTCCTCTTCAGCCACACCGATTGCTCTTGAAAATTCAGCGGCAAGATAAGCCTCCAGATTGAACATATTGTCGGCAAGCAACTCCACGCTCACTTTTACAAGATCGGTCAACTTATAGGCATCCAAGGTTTTCTGGTCAAAAGTCACTCCGCTTTCAGGAATAGCGCCATTTTCAGCTACCCAAGTCGCAACGGAAGGTGTGGCTGCAATGGGAACCTTACGCTCAACAGAAGTAGTGATGGTTTTTGCCAGCTTACGGATAATGTTATCCTCATTAAGTCCTTGAACGATTGTGGTCTCAAATTCAGTCGGTACAAGATAGCCGCCATCAGCGTCCACACCCTCAGATAAAACATTTGTGACCTGTCTGCCTCTCATAGCAGCAAAGAAATCACGGCGGTACTCATCACGGGCGCGGCCGGTCTTGGTATCCTCGCCGGGTTTCTGCGGCTGATTCGTGATTGCATTAGAGGTAGGGGCATTCAGTTCGGCATCAATCGCCGCTTGACGTTCCAGTCTTTCCACCTCTTTGCCAAGAGCCACAACATCGGACTCCATCCTTTCATAGGTAGCCGTATCCTCGGCAGACAAAAGTCCGTCATTGCCACGCTTAGTATCAAGATAGGCTTTTGCCGCCTCCCATGCCTTTGCTCGTTTTTCACGCAGTTCTAAAATCTTGCTCATAGTAATAAATCCTCCTTAAATTTAGTGGGAAATTAAAGAGAGCCGCTTTTCCAGCGACTCAATTGGGGTATCTGTCTTCGGTTTATTTTGCTTTGGTTTTACTTTATCCAGCAGGTAATTGGTGACTGCCTTGCGGCTGAATGCAAAGGTGATATTCTCGCTCCCTTGCCGTTTTTCATCTTCCAAGATGCCATCCACAAATCCAAATTCAATGGCTTTATTGGCTGACATCCATGTTTCGGCATCCATAAGATGAGCCAGTTTGGTGCGTGACATTCCGGTACGAATCTCATACGCATTGATAATGGATTCCTTTACCTCCTCCAGCATAGCAATGGCTTTTTTCATTTCCTCGCTGTCACCAATAGCAACCGTTAGTGGATTATGCACCATCATAATTGCCGTAGGGGCCATAAGCACCTCAGTTCCAGCCATTGCAATGACGGAGGCGGCGCTTGCTGCCATACCATCAATCTTAATGGTGACATTTCCCTTATAATCCATCAGCATGGCATAAATCTGACTTGCCGCTACGCAGTCGCCTCCCGGTGAATTCAGCCAGATGGTGATATTTCCTTCCGCAGAAAGCAGTTCACCCTTAAAGGCAGCCGGTGTGATATCATCATCAAACCAGCTCTCCTCGGCAATCACACCATCAAGGTATAGAACACGGTTGTCATCCACATCTTTTGCCCAGTTCCAAAATTTCTTCACTTTGTTTCCTCCAATCCATCCTGATTTTGATTTGCAAACAGTCCAGCATCTTTTAACTTGGTCATGTTGCCGTTGATAAGGTACAAATCCCCACCCTCCTCCTCTGAAATACGGTTCATATTTTCAAGCTCCCGGATATCGTTTGCTGACAGCCAGCCGTTCTGCCGGCCGGTTGCATATCCAGTCATACGACTTTGATAATCACCTCTAAGCAGACCATCTAAATTGAACTTTACGAACACTGACGATTTCTCCGATGGAAGAATCAACGATTGCTGTAAACTCTGCTCCCAGCGCACCACCCAAGGGTCAAGTGTGTATTTCACGAACTCCAACGACTGCTGCTCAATGTTGCTGAAACTGGATTTATCAAGGTCGGCAAGCATATGAGGCGGCACTCTGAAAATACGGGCAATCTCATTAATTTGAAATTTCCGTGTTTCAAGGAATTGTGCCTGCTCCGGAGGGATACCAATGCTTTGATACTTCATTCCCTCTTCCAACACAGCCACACGATGCTGTTTTCCGTTACCTTGATAGGCAGCATTCCATGATTCCTTAACCTTCTGCGGGTCCTTAATGACACCGGGATGCTCCAATACACCGCCGGGATTTGCACCATTGGCAAAGAAGGTCGCACCGTATTCCTCTGTAGCAAGAGCCATACCAATAGCATTTTTCGCCATGGCAATCGGACTGTATCCAACAAGACCGTCAAAGCCAAGACCGGGGATATGCAGAACTTCATCTCTCCGCAGCATGACGACTCCATAATCGGGACTTAATTTACTCTCACCACTGTCACGATAGTAGGTGTAGATGAGTTCTCCGTTTTTTGCTCTGGAAACATCCATCTTGCTGGGGAGCAGCGGATACAGTGAAAGCACCCGCCCTCTGCCATCACGGATAATCTGTGCGTAGGCATTTCCCCATAATAAAAGATGACTCATCAGTGTTTCTCTGAACACAAATGAAGTCATCTCTGGGTTTGGCTCATCATGGAGCAGATAATACAGCGGGTGGTTTGTGATCCTCTCTTTTCCGCCATCACTGCGATACTGGTAAACATGAAGTGGCAGTCCAGCGACCGCCTCACCGAGTATACGCACACAGGCATACACTGCTGTGGTCTGCATAGCAGTCCGTTCATTAACTGACTTGCCGGAAGTCGTGCCGCCAAAAAGGAAGTTGAACGAACTCCCGGCTCTGTTCTGTGGCTTATCCCGTGAACGAAATAAGCCTGAAAATATGCTCATAAGCATTTACCTCCATAGAAAAATATTGTATAATATAAGGGCATAATTTGTATGTGTCTCTGGGTGGGTGCAATTCCCGCGACTCCCAACATTTTCATCAACTCCATCGTTTCTAGTGTTACTGCCTTTTGGGTAGGTATCATCAGAGCGATAGCAACTAATGTATTTCCAAAATTAAAGGAGAAGATGCCTATGTTAGTTATTTTTATCGTTGCTCTGCTTGGCACCGCGGGAGTTACCGTAGTTTGGCAGGGTTGTATAGCAACCAGCAGAGTAACAACCAAAATCCTAAGCCTCTTGGAGGCTTTTTTATTATAAAATCAATAATCCCCTTTCCGCATAAACACTACCTCCCGTGTCGTTACCACAGCGAATGGAACGGTCAAGCGCCATTATGGTTGCTACGGCACCGTCAATTTTCTCTGTAGATTTTTCTTTGTCTGGCTTGATGTTGCCGGCCGGGTCACTCTTGATAAAAATGTTATCCATCATCCATCGCAGAACCGGATGACCGCCGTGTGCCAGTTTTTCTTCCAGTGTCAGCTTCATTAGTTCCTTAGTCGGTGGAGACATATCCTTAAATCCCTGCCCAAAGGGAACAACAGTGAATCCCAATCCCTCAAGATTTTGTACCATCTGCACTGCACCCCATCGGTCAAAGGCAATTTCACGAATATTGAACCTTGTGCCAAGTTCCTCTATATATTTTTCGATGTAGCCGTAGTGAACGACATTGCCCTCGGTAGTCAGCAGAAATTCTTGCTTTTCCCAAAGGTCATACTGTACATGGTCACGGCGGACACGAAGATCGATGTTGTCCTCCGGCATCCAAAAGAAAGGAAGAATCTGATATTTATCCGTTTCATCTTCAGGCGGAAATACCAACACAAAGGCTGTGATATCCGTAGTCGAAGATAAATCCAAGCCACCATAACAGACACGACCTTCCAACGATTCTGGAGAAACGGGGAAGGCACAGGCATCCCACTTTGCCATCTGCATCCAGCGGACAGCTTGCTTTACCCATTGATTCAAACGAAGCTGACGAAAGCTGTTCTCTTCAGCAGGATTCTGCTTTGCTGATTCACAGGCCGCCTCTACCTTATCAATACCCACTGTGATGTTCAGTGAGGGGTTTGCTTTCTGCCAGACCTTTGGGTCCGTCCAGTCGTCCTCTTCTTTTGCACCATAAATCACAGGATAGAAAGTCGGGTCATGCTTTCGCCCCTCTAAAATATCCAACGCCTTCTGATGAGTTTCATAGCAGATGCTGTTGGTATCGCTGCCGGCCGTAGTGATAAGAAAATACAGCGGCTGCATTCTCGCATCACCGGAACCCTTGGTCATAACATCAAATAGTTTTCGGTTTGGCTGGGTATGGAGTTCATCAAAGACCACACCGTGTATATTAAACCCGTGCTTTGAGTAAGCCTCGGCACTTAGCACCTGATAAAAACTGTTGGTCGGAAGATATATAATTCGCTTGGTGGAGGCAAGGATTTTCACCCTACGGGATAATGCCGGACACATCCGCACCATATCAGCAGCAACCTCAAAAACAATACTGGCTTGCTGACGGTCAGCGGCACAGCCATACACCTCGGCACGTTCTTCACCATCTCCGCAGGTGAGAAGTAAGGCCACTGCAGCAGCTAACTCCGACTTGCCTTGTTTTTTGGGGATTTCAATGTAGGCAGTGTTAAATTGGCGGTATCCGTTTGGCTTTAACACTCCAAACAAATCCCGGATAATCTGCTCTTGCCAGTCAATAAGAGTGAATGGCTTTCCTGCCCATTTACCCTTGGTATGTGACAGAGCCTCAATAAATGCCACGGCATAATCAGCGGCATTACTGTCGTATGCAGAGTCAGCCGACATGAACCTAGTAGGTTTGTATTTATTCAGTTTTCGCATATCAGCCAATCCCTCCTTCTTGATTAATGGCAAAAGAAAAGAGCCTCAACAGAAGCTCTTAAAAGTTATGTGTTTCGTGATTATTCCTGTCCGCAGCGGTGTATGGTTTCAAGAATTGAATCCTGCTCCGCAGTTCCCACGCCAATACTCTCCAGAGCCTCACGTGTGCCGCAGTCGGGGCAGATAAGCGTTTCATTGTCCTGTCGGGAAAGGGCAGGCGCACCGCCGTAAATCGCCCCACAACGGGGACAGGTTTTAAGCCTGATTTCATTTGTATTCTTCATCGCAATGCCTCCTGCTGTTTTCCACAGCCGTATATAAAATCTCCTTATCAAATCCGAATGACCGGTAACCCTCAAGGCAGGTTCGCATATAAAAATCGCTCGGTATTCCAAGCGGTCGCTCCTCGTGCATGATATACACGAAGATACCCCTCACTCTAATTTTTCCGGTTCTGATTCCAGTGATGGGGAGTTTCATTTCTGCCTTGTAATAAAAGCTGGGGTACCCCTCGTAGCGGTCCAGAGCAAGTTCATCTGATTCTGTTACTTCCCATACTGCAACAGGAACTTGGCATCCGTCTTTTGGCTCAATGGTAAGATAAGAGCCTGTTTTACTGCCTTTAAAAAGCAGTTCGTAATCGTCAATTATTGATGTTCCGATAATCCTAGCCTGTGGGCATCGCATCCGCATCTGCCGAATGTTTAGGTTGCTTCCGTAAGCAATGTAATATCTTTTTTTCATAATGGTATCCGTCCTTTCCGAAGGGATCACCCTTCTACCACCTTAAGACCGCCGCAGCGGTCAAACTGTTTTTAAGGTGGCAGAAGGCTAACTCCTGCGTGTCCTTCAAGCGGCTCTGCCGTTTCTAAAGGCTGTGTCGCCTGCTAGTCTTTTTGTAAGAATTTCTCTTGCTGTCTTGAACTCGTCTCCGATAAATCCAAGCCTTAAAAGCCAAGTCCTCATTGCGTATTTAGGATTTTCATTCTGCTGTGGCTTTGGGCTGGCTGTGCGTACCGTCTTTGCCATTTGGCTGAGTGCAAGGCAAAGTTGGATGTAGCTTTTTAGCTGTCCGGCATGAAGTCCATTAAGTTTTCCGTCTGTAGGTGCATCAAACTGGAAAAGTCTAAATTCAATTGTTCCCTTTGTGAAGGTCGCATGGTAGTTGAGCATATGGTATCGGCTATCGTTGTAATGGTGGTCTCTGCCGTAGTTTGCTCCGTTTGAGGAGTACCAAATGTCTGCCATGGCTGATATGGTTTTCGGTTTTCTTTTGTTGACCTGCTCTAAAAATCTTGGGTCAACCGTTCTGCAGTAGCGGTTCATCCTGCCTCGGTCAAGGTCAAGAGCATCGGCAATCAAATCCTCGTGGCTTGCCATGATATTTGCAAGGTTTCTCATGGTTTGCGGTGTGTGTCCGTTTGCTCCGATGTGGATGTGAACCCCGCACCCTCTGGAGGCATCGCTTTTTGCTCCTGCGTGGCGAAGTTTGCGGATAAGCTCCTGTAAGGTTTCAATGTCGCTGTAGTTAAGAATCGGTGTAACTAGTTCGCATTTTTCGTTGTCGGGTCCCGCAATGCTGACATCCTTTTGGAATTTCCACTCCCTGCCGTCTGCGTCCCAAGCCGACCAAGTGCTGTAGCCGTTCCTGCCTGCCGTGTTTTCGTAGCGGTGTGTCCCAAAGAAAGCGGCTGCATGCCTCGCTGCTTTTTCTCTGCCTATATTATTCATCTCGACCTCAACGCCGATGGTCTGCTTTTTCATTTCTTCAATCTGGTTTGCAATCTTTTCATTCATCGTATTTTCCTCCGCTTTCGCTGTGTTTTTCCCTTTCGGTGTGTACATATTCGCTCTTTTCACAGATAATAGCAATACGATTATTACACAATCATTCGAGTGGTAAATTGTGTATATTATGGTGGTTATTCAGCCACCTTTTTAACAATATCCTCACCATAAACAACATGAAGTCCACTCCCATTATCCCAGTGCACCATAATGGATGCAGTATCATCAATGCCCGTTACTGTACCAAACGTTCCAATGGGTGGAGCCTGCGGGTCATTCATTTTCACAAGCTCCACTCTTGTACCCATTGGATAGGATTTACGAATACTCTCTACAATTTCTCTACTCGGAAATCTCATTGTCAGCACCTCCCTTAAAAGCCGAAGAACCTTCAAGATTGCGAAGTAATATCTTCCGTTCGGCTTTGTACTCATCACCAATGAATCCTAATCGGAGCAGAAAGCAACGGAATGCATATTTTTCATTGCTCACAGGCTTTTCCTTGGCAGTGACACGTTTTTGCTCCTTTGCCATATCGCAAAGAGCAGTGATGAATTTGGTGTAGGCTCTTACTAAGGCTGCATCACCCTGCGGGTTAAACCAAGGGAATGAAACTTTATCCTCCGTTATCTCAATCGGCAAATCAGCCACCCCAAGTGCCTTTTTAATCAATGCCGATTTACTGGTAACCAGCTTGTTAAGATTTTCAATAGCTGTGTCAGTAAACCCATCCCTTGGCATTTGAATAACCAAACCATCAATCCCAGTAGTTTCAGTATCTTCCTGCGATTCTTGTTCTCTTGCTGCAAGCCACTGCTTTCTGATTTTCTCCGAACCTGCGACAATGCCTCGGTCTGCAAGCTGCTCCAGCAGACTTTCAACCTTATCTTCATCTACTCCATCATCAAAGGAAACTGTGCCGTTTTTGTCAATCGTAAAATCGCCAACTTCATAAGCCGCACTCGGCATTCCGAGGTATTTCGGTTTCAATCCCAAAATCTCGCCCATAGCTGTAACCAGTGCCTTTCTTTCGCTTCCGGTAACATTGAAATTAATCTTCATAGTGAAATCCTCCTTGTTTTTGGTAGTCACATATTCGCTCTAAAGCTGTGAAATAGCAAGGAATTTCGCTATAAAACATCTACCTAATTATCAATGGCTGTCTTGTGTACAATACACAATCCCTGCCATAACAAAGCAGACACACGGAAGTGCGACTCCGTTGCCCCACATCTTGTATTCCGCCGAATCGGTATGAGGGTTTTTCAGCCATTTAATGATCTGATTCCTGCTTCTTGACTTTTTGCCGTTAATCTTGGCATAGGTATCAAACACCTCTGTCCAGAAAACAATATCCTTTTCGGTCGGCTCTGGTGTTCCTATGTCAGCACACCAATCAGGAGGAAATCCTTGAAGCAAGGCACACTCAGTCGGTGTCAGCCTGCGGACAAGATATTCCATATCACCCTTATCATTAATCAAGGGAGGGTCTTTATAGTCTGTGGCAACAAGTGTATTCGCAAGTTCCTCCTCAGCAGAGGTAAAAAAAGATGCTTTGCTTGCACAGTAGGTCGGTTTCGCAACTGCTCCGGGACCTTTGGCAACCACGGTTGGCTCTAATTCTTCCTCAACCGCAAAATCATATAGAGCATTTTCACCTTGGTTGAAAGCTGCACGGTCAATGCCATAAGCCACTGCATGGCGGTCGGCAGTATTTAAAGTAAACGCTGTATTTTCATTGATGCCACTGCCTTGGGGGCCGTTCTTTTCCTCTCTACCAATCATAGAACCCTGCACACAAACAGCAATCCCGCCTTGATTACAAGTAGGATTTCCTCCACCAGCATCCAATGTTCGTGCGGTGTCGGCTTCATAAATTCCGCTATGGGGATTATCCGACTTCATCGCATTACTGGCCTGAGAGCAGATGCCATAGGCTTTGACTGCTAATTCATTGCATCGATTCTCGCCAGCATCAAAATTGTTCAGTGTATTGGCGATTTCAGCCTGTTCCCACTTCTGTCCCTCATTCGTATTGTGGGGACGAGTACCTTTGCGAAATGGCACAAATACCGATTGGTCATTGACGGTGGATAGCGTAGCTGACTGATCTTCTTGAATCAACGCACCTTTGCCGCCGCCTTCACAGCCAGAGCGGATTTTCATAGTTAGCGGAACATTTCCACCGCCGGTCCCCATGCTGCTTGATAGGGTTTGGACAACACCATCATCGCTTATTTTTACTCTACTATCGGCGGCATGATTTTCAATTGCCACTGCGGTTTGATTATCGCCCGGTGCGGCTCTCAAAGCCCCCGTGTATTCTTCCCAAACATGACCACCTAGCCTTGAGATTGCTCCGGGTTCAAATGCGACTGCCGTTCCAGTGCAATCCGCAGCACCTCCGGCAGCTCCTTGCCCCGTGCTGAAGCCCTGCGGAGTATACCCTGACAGGCGTTCGAACTCAAATAATACTTTTCCGGCACATTCGCCTGCAAAATCTGCGACAAGGTAACAGCGACGCCTTCGTTGGGCGACTCCCCAAAATTGCGCGTCAACAGTACGCCATGCGATGGAGTAATTATCTCCCACGATTTCACCTGCAAGAGACCATCGGTCTTTTTCTGGCATAGGAATAACATCGGTTTCATTTTTGATTTTTGTAATCTCTGTGAGGACTTGGAGGAAGTCCCTGCCTTTGTTGCTGGAGTAGGCGCCGGGGACATTCTCCCAGCAGATCCATCTCGGATATTTGCCATTGGTTGCACACCTCATTTCTTTTATAATTCTGACGGCTTCAAAAAATAGCGAAGACTGTTCACCCTCTAAGCCTTCACGTTTGCCCGCCACTGAAAGGTTGGTACATGGGCTGCCAAAGGTAATGATGTCCACAGGCGGGATTTCTGCCCCATTCACGGTGGAAATATCACCTAAGTGCTTTACCTCCGGCAGGCGTTTGGTAGTTACTCGGATAGGGAACGGTTCAATTTCTGATGCCCACAGCGGTTTAATGCCATTTAAAATGGCTCCAAGCGGAAAGCCGCCGGAGCCGTCAAATAGTGAACCGAGAGTAAGCTGTTTATTCATCACTGCTCACCCCCGGTACGTTTGCATATTCAGTTTTCTTACCGTCACGAATGAGATACACCTTATCTGAACTCGACTGCTCAATATATCTCTTCACAATAACATCGCAGTATTTTTCATCCAGCTCCACCGTGTAACATACACGGTCAGTTTGCTCACAGGCAATCAATGTACTGCCTGAACCGCCAAATGGGTCAAGTACAATGCAACCTGTCATACTGGAATTGGTAATCGGATAAGCAACAAGGGGAACAGGCTTCATGGTTGGATGGTCACCATTCTTCTTTGGCTTATCAAACTCCCAAATGGTGGATTGCTTGCGGTCAGAGTACCACGAATGCTTACCAGATTTCTTCCAACCAAACAAAACAGGCTCATGCTGCCAGTGATATGGTGAACGACCTAACACCAACGATTGCTTTTTCCAGATGCAAGTGCCGGAAAGATAAAATCCAGCATCTGAAAATGCCCTGCGGAAATTTAAACCTTCCGTGTCAGCATGAAATACATAAATACTCGCATCCTTTGCCATCGCCTTTTCTGTGTTAGTAAAGGCATCAAGCAGAAATTGATAAAACTTCTCGTCTGCCATGTTGTCGTTCTTGATTTTGCCCGCCGAACCCTCGTAATTTACGTTATATGGCGGGTCCGTCACCACAAGGTTCGCAGAATTTCCGTTCATCAGAACTGTAAATGTTTCAGCCTTGGTGCTGTCACCACAGACCAGACGGTGCTTACCCAAGAGCCAAATATCACCGCTCTTTGTAACGGCAGGCTTTTCAAGTTCACCATCAACATCAAAATCATCATCTTTTACATCTTCATCTGAGGTCATCAGCTTATTAAGCTCTGCATCATCAAAGCCAAGAAGTCCGATATCAAAATCGGCACCCTGCAAATCCGCAATTTCCACCGACAGCATTTCTTCATCCCAACCAGCGTTCATCGCAAGACGGTTATCTGCAAGAATATATGCTCGTTTCTGTGCATCTGTCATATGCTCGACAAACACACATGGCACTTCGGAGATTCCTTCTTCCTTGGCAGCAAGAATGCGACCATGTCCAGCAATGATGTTATAATCCTTATCCACGATAACGGGATTTACAAATCCGAACTCCCGCAGGCTGGCGCGAAGCTGAAGAACCTGTTCTTTGCTGTGGGTACGGGCATTTCTTGCGTAGGGTATCAGCTTTTCGATACCCACTTTTTCAAATCGTTCTGTAGATTTCATAATCTATCGCCCCTTTCTTCCGGAGAGCAGTGCCTCCATAATGTCATCCTGCGGGTTTCCTGTGAAAGCCGTGGTGCAGTTTTGTTTTACGATATCAAATATTTCATACCAGATAAGATTTGCCTGTTTCTGAAACGACTGGCTCATCTGTACAAAAGGACTTGCAATCGCACCGCCTGTCGTTGGGTGCTTGCCAAGCAGACCGTAAATGCTGATAGCCTCCTCGCACTGAATGTAACGAGTGAAAGCCTGTGCGTAGGATTCTATCAATCGGGGATTGACAAACTTCTCACAGCCACGCTCCTTCAGCCATTTCCATGTTTCGATGTACAGTGCATCCGCTCCCAGCGGTTTGCCGTCCTTTTGTCTGGAACTGAGATAATCACTCGGTGATGGCATATCCTCACCTGGCATATCCGATTCCACTTCCAAGTCCGGAGCCTCCAGCACCGTTTCCTGTGGCATGGTGACTTCCAGCACTTTTGCCGCCTTTCCGTTTGCAATCTTATCCGCTAGAGGTAGCGGTTTATCCCCGGCTCGCACACGGCGACCGCCTCTGTTCGTTCCGTCTTTCGCCATATGCCTCACCTCCGTTTATATGGCAGGGGGTTAATACCCCGTTTGAACTGGAATTTTTTCGCGCGTGACCCCATGCCCGTTCCACGGCCGAAAGGCTGTAGAGATTCAGACCGCCCCTCCCGGTCAGAGAGAAAATCATTTCCTGCTCCAGCGACCACCTTCACGAGCGGTGATCTCGGAATGGCAGGAGGTACAAAGGCTCATGAGATTATGAAAATCATGAGTGCCGCCTTGGGATAACGGCTTGATGTGGTGTACTTCTTCGGTGGGTGTCATCTTCCCGTTCTTCTCGCACTGCTCACACAGCGGATGCAGAGCAACGTAGCGGTCACGGATTCTTTTCCACGACCTGCCGTACCGTTTCTTGGTGGCAGGGTCACGTTGATACTTTTCGTATCGTTTGGCTTCTTGTTTCTCATGCTCCTCACAGAATCTGCCGTGGGACAGCTTGGGACAGCCGGGATGAGAGCATGGTGTCTTTGGTTTGTATGGCATCTGAATCACCTCCGTGGCAAACCAAAAGCCCTCAGAGCGTGTTGCTCCAAAGGCTTCCGTTGTTTTTATAGTTTTTGATATTACTATCATACCACGTCCAATTGCAAAAATCGTCCGTGATTTTGGACATCATCACTTACCATACAACAGGGTGGTCAAATGCTCCAATGCACGATTTTTCTTTTTGTAGGCGGAAGTCCGTTCAATGTGATAGCGGTCACAGATATTACCAACGGCATCAATCTGCTTGCCATCATCGTTTAAATAAAACTCCGACAACACAAACTGTTCATCATCTGTCAACGCATCCCAAGCAGGGCGAAACCACTCCATGTACTCCAAGGCACGGCGGTAACGTTCTTTGAGTACGTCAATCTCATCAAGAGATGATGCCAGCCTCGTTTCTGTAGCATGAGGGTCTTTCTGTCTTGGTAATCCTGTGGGAACACCAGATGGTAATGCCATCATACTGTCACGCATATCTGCAACATCCTCTTTGTAGTTCTGTATGATATACTCCATGCTGGAGTAATCTTTCAGCGCATCAATCGCGGCTGTCTTTTTGTCTAAATATATCCAAGCTATCGTCATAAGCTTTTACCTCCAAGGAATCAAGAATAGACTTCACTTCCTCGACACTGGTAACCTTGCAGGCTTCGCCCTTCGCAGCTTTAATTTTCGTAATCGTTATTTCTTGCAGCTTCGTCAGCCTCCCAGATGGCGTCTTTACTTCAAACGCTACGAACCTGCCGTGGTAACAGCAGATAATATCCGGGATGCCGGCTGTACCGTACATACCGCCATGCTCTTTCCAAGCAAAGCACATGGGTACAGTCTTTAAGTACCGCATAATTGCGGTGACAATGTCTTTTTCAATCATGGTACACCTCACGTTCCTTACGGAATTACGGATTTGACGAGTACATATATTTCTTTTTTAATATAGCGGATTTTCTCATAAATCCCTCTTTATCCTCACACTCTGGACTATGCGTGTAAAGAAAATGAGAAACCCGTCAATTCCGTCATTGCGTCAAACTGAATCATTGTTCCAACCGGATTCCTTTCCAAGTCCGGCGCTTGCCGAGCCGATCCACACCACGCTTAATATCGGGGTATGCCAACTCGAGGTCTTTGTTAAAATTCTTCTGTGATACCGGCGATAATCCAGCATTGTTGCAATATTCCTTGTACTTCATGAATAACTCGGTTCGCTCTGTTTCACCATCGGGGGTCATTTCACAGCTTTCCTCCACAAAAGATAAAACACTGTTGCTGTCAATGCGGTAACGCTGAAGTTCCGCTCTGGTACTTTCTGTTTCACTGAAATGAAAGCGATTTTGAATAAGCCTCTTCAATCCTTCCACAGCGAACATAAAAATACCGTCTGCTTCGGCAGCGAACTTGTCAAGAAGTGCCGCATCCTGTTTTTCTGTTGGCACAGGCTTAGAGAATCGGATAATAATGAGCCTGCGGTAAAATCCTTCAGATTTATCGCCATAGTTCCGAGGGATTGAGTTGCACGAAAATAACAGCCTTGCATACGGCTGAAAAGTGAATGGGTCTTTGTTCTTCCTCTCTGCCGTCAGAAAATCCTCGCCGACCAATGCCTTAAATATGCCGTTGTCATCAATGTTCTTGGTCGGAAGGTCAGCGAAAATATTCGCCAATTTCCCAAACAACTCCGCCGTCTTAAATCGCTCATTTAGGTTCTGCCACGGAATATTGCTCACGTTCTGCTGCCCCAATAAAATCTCATTCAAAGTCAATAGCAGCTTAGATTTACCCGCTCCGGGTTCTCCCACAATCACAAAGGATTTCTGTGCCTTATTCACGGGAATGAGAAAATAGCCAAGCATTTCCTGCACCAGAGGAATTTCTGCTTCGTTCAGCGATTCGGTCAGAAACTGCCTAAAGCGAGGACAATCAGCATTCGGCGTGTAATTGACATTTAGCTGTACGGTTGATAAATATTCCGGGGTATGCGGTGCAAAGCTGTCATTCAGGACATTGTACAATCCATTCTTGACGTTGAGGATATACGGATTGCTGTTGAGTTCTCTCAAAGGCTTAATAATTAGCATCCTCCACTGACCGTCTGCATCCACAATATTTCCAAGCGTTGTGTACCTCGAAAGCAAACGAGAGCGTACAAGAGATTTTGCCTCCAAGTCAGAGACCTCCCTGTACACACCATCCCTGTAAACGTAATACTGCTCGGCGCTGTAAAATGCCTGCACCTCTTTTCCCATATGCTCCGCCAACACGCCCGGCAGGAACTTGACACCTCCTCGATCCGTTAATTCGTACCAATCAGGAAGTTCATATCCACTAGCCTCACGCTTAGTTTCCTTGCTCTCTGAAAATTTCTTGTAGGCATCCTTGTGAAAAGAAATCAGCGGTTTCACGTCACCCGTCTTAAAATTAAAACGTGCCTTGATTTCATAATTGATAAATGGCTCGGCAATAACAGGCTCAATGTTGTAAAGATAAGCCGATATGAAGTCCTTTGCGGTCTGTATATTTTCAAGCGGCATCTCCTGCACGTCTTTCTCCTGTAGAAAAACACGAAGGTCAGCAATATCCAATGCCTTGTAACAAAGAGCGGCAGGTGACTTACAATTGCACGAACCGTCCTCCATCTTTGGGCATTTAAAGCCAAACTCGGCAATCTTACTGCAAGTCATCGGCTTCGTACCGGACGATAGAAAATGATTAATCTTATCCTGCGTTTCTGCTCTGCTGTATTTTGGGTATGGCTTGGAGAGTGCATGAATCGCACTCTCTCCACTATCAAATACTGCAAGGTTTGTAATCATCGCATACCACTGATTTTCAGGGAGCGTCTTTCCATTGTCCTTACAATGCTGAATAAAGGAACAACGCCTGCCGACCAATGATAAGCCTTTTCTTGCACCTTTAGGCACAGGTGCTTTTATCTGCTGTTCATCGGGAATCTGAGGCAGATGGACCTCCAACTCCGCTTGAGTGTATCTCAGTTCCGGATTAAACTTGATGCATTCCACCATAACAGGCTCGGCTTTGCAGTGATTAAATCCGGGTAATCGGAACACACGGCTCTCATTGATGCAAGCCGAATCACCGTTAAACTGTGACACAAGACGCTTCTGTACTCGGCGGAAATCCTCTAGCTTTGCATCTTTCACCAGCCAGTAGCAATGCAACGATTTCTTGGTACGGACAATCATAGACGGCGGCAGCGGAAATGCCTCAATCTGTGCCATCTGCTCTTCAAGAGATAAACTGTCGCACTCCACAAATTGGGCATTAATTCTTGTAATATCTGCATCTTCATGACCACCGAAATTGATAACAAAATAAATCCCTCGGTTCTGCTGATTGTGTTTCTTCAGCGTATCTACCATGCCTGCAATCTTCCCAGCGGCACACTCTAATTTCGCACCCTTAAAAGCACCTGTCTTACGGTCATCAAATACCCTTAAGCAAACAGTTTCACTTGGGTCAAAGAACGGGCGCAGAAACTCTTCTAGCGGTATGGATAAAGGCTTCATGGCATCAACTCCTCACATTTATCACTAAAATATCGAATTGGTATTCCTCGCTTTTTTGCTTTTGCAATCTCGGTCTGCATACCGCTAGAAATCTCCGAACCAAACACCCATAACTGGTCACACTTGCCCATAATCACTAATCCAAAGAAAATGCCGATGCTACGCTGTGCCTTGTCACTGTCATCCAAAATCTGCGGATACAAAAGATGTGGGGCAAAGGGGATCGCTCCTTGCTTCACAGCAAACCTTGAATAGTGTCGGGCATTTTCAAGATTCTGCTCTACATCACCGGCAAACGGTGAGCAGATGAATACCAGTGGTCGATATTCCTTTTGCTTTTCTTCACGGGTTACTTTTGATAATGCTTCATAGGTGGTCGGGTCATAATAACCCTCGCTGTTGTATTTATTTACACCCATAATCACTCCTCCATCTCTTTCATATTTCCAAATCTTGTGCCAACTGCTGCCTCTGCGATAACCGGAACATCAAACTCGGCAAAGGGCTGTGATTCCATACAAGATTTTACAAAGTCTATTGTTTCTGACACCTTACTCTCTGGTAGCTCAAACACCAATTCATCATGAATCTGCAGGAGCGGCCTAAGCCATGGTCGGTCAGGCAATCCGATAAGAATTCTGCCAAGTGCTAGTTTCAAAATGTCCGCTGCCGTTCCCTGAATTGGTGTATTTAATGCACATCTCTCGGCAAAGGACTTCTTTCCCCAATCAGTCGATGCAATATTGGGTAAATAACGTCTCCTGCCAAGCCAAGTTTCAGTGTATCTGCGAAAGCCTGCTTGCTGCTTGGTTTCCTCCTGCCAACGGGTCAGTTCGGAATATCCAGCCTTGAGATTATTGATGATTCGTTCGCACTCAGCCAGTGATGTCGGCAGCCCTGCCTTGAACTTCAGCGTTCTCTGCAGTCCTTTGGGGAACAGACCGAAGAATGTGCCGAAGTTGCAGTTCTTGGCGATGGTACGGCGCTCTTTGTAATCGGGAGCATCCTTATCCACCGCCTGTTCAAAAGGAATATGATAAATAACCGCTGTGGTTCGGGCATGAATATCACCACCGGAGCGGTAAGTCTCCAGCATTTTTTCATCCCTGCAGTAAAATGCACCCACTCGCAGTTCAATCTGCGAAAAGTCCAGTGACAATAAAACCTTGCCCTCCGGTGCAATAAAGAAGTTACGGATACCAACCTCATCCGCTCCGGCACGGGGCATATTTTGCAGATTAGGATTCCTCGCTGCGAATCTTCCCGTTTCTGTTGTCAATGGCATAAGGTCTGGGTGTATGCGGCCGGTAGCAGAATTTAGATATCCTAAATATCCGTCAATATATGTGGACTTGATTTTACCCCATCGGCGATATTCCTGAACTAGCTTGAACAGCGGCATATACTCCGGCTTGTTTTCTTCGCACCATTCAGAGAGCAGAACCATCACTTCATCGTCCATTGCTTCTTGGAACTTTGCTGTGGTCTTAAAAACAGGCAGCTTTAAATCGTTGTATAAATATTTCTTAAAAGCAGCGGTGCTGGCATTCGCCCCGATATTTACATCACCTATGATAAATGCAATATCTTCACGCAACTTCGCCAGATGTTCTTCAGCCTCGGTCTGTTTCTCTCGCATTAAGATTTCATCAGCAAGTAAGCCATTGTATTTCATGATGCCGACATACACCGCCGTGGGTGATTCGATTTGCTCTACAATAAAACGATGCTTTGGCAGAAAACGGTCAAACCAGTTATTAAACAAATGATACAATTGCAAAGCATAATCAGAGTCGGCACAGGCATAGCGAATTGTTTCTGTGTCCTGCGGATCGAGTTCATCAAAGGAACTGCCACCTGTAACCTCGCCAAAAGACGGCAGTTCCACACCAAGCAGTTCTGGCACTAAAGTTTTCAGACCGCTGTCACCCAGAGTACGGAAAGCAGTATTGCTTTTCAGTGTTAGCTGTGATGCGGCAATCGTATCGTAAACAGGTGACTGCACCACAATCCCTCTTGCATAGAGGAACATGGACTCAAAACTGAGATTGTGCGCTATCTTGATGATGTTGATACTCTGGAAAATCTCATTCATAAGCCATTGCCAGATTTCTTCCTGATTGATGGCATTCTGTCCAATTCGGTGTGTCAGCGGGACATATACTCCCGTACCTTCAGCAACCGAAAAGCTAATGCCGACAATATGAGATTTATGTGCATCAAGTGCCGCCTTTGGTTCTTCACGATATGCTTCATCTGGTGCAGTTTCAAAGTCGAAAGCAACTGGGGAAGCCCCAGACAAATATGTCTGAAGCCCCGCCAGTGCTGTTACACAGCGATATCCCATTAGTGACCTCCTTGTAACGGCTCAATAATCTCGCCAGTTTCGGGGTCAATATTTTCCATTGGCATTTCATCCATTTCCTCTACACTGTCATAATCGAACGCCACATTTTTGCTGAATTCCTTGACCTGCTCACTCATTTTATTGATAAGGGCAAACTCATCTGCTGTAAGCGGACGGTCGACAGCGAACTGTGCCTGTGAATAGGCAAGACCGCCACTGTTGGTGGCTTTCTTCAGAGAAAAGCGAGTGACCACACTGTTGGACTTTCTACCTTTGCCGAGCAAGCGTTTAATATATTTGGTGAACTCCTTTAACGAACCAGTCGGCAGGGAAAGCAATAACGGGAAAATCTCACCTTCACGGAGCAGATAAATCCTGCGGCGGTTCTTACACGCTTTGGAATTGTTCTCGCCAGAGCCGAACTGATTGTATGGACACTTCTTGCAGTTCCCGCCGGGATCACCCTCACCGACAACACCGTCAAAACTGCCGCAGTCAGGTGGATTATTGCCGCCAGTGTATTTCTCTTTGTAATAAGCCATCAGCGGATGATGGAACAATATCACTGCACTAAATTCCTTAACGCTTTCTGCCTCAGCTGGGTCTTCGCCGGGAACCTCATATACCGTACTGCCTGCTGACGGAATCTTAATACGCTCGAAACTCATATCTAATCCGTCAAGCTCCTCGGCCATCATTGCCGCCATATCCACGTTCGCTAACCCTGTATATCCGCTCTCCTGCGGTACCAATGCCTGTTCATTTTTTGATTCATTCTTCTTAGCCATAATCTAAAACCTCCATAAATTTGATTTATTTTGCTTTACGCACTCCAACCGTTGTCTTCTCAAATACATTTACTAAGCCGTTCAGCCAATCTGGTAATACATCCTCGTTCTCACCAATTTGCTCCTTGACAAACGAAGATAGAGAATTGGCATTGACGGTTTCATACACCAAATCGCCATAACCTTGCTCACGAAGAGCTGCATACAGTTCCTCCTTGGAACCGGCGACTGCCGAAGCACGGGTCTTGGTAGTCAGACAGAACATCGTGCCGGAGCGAGTGAAATTCTGTGTTTCCGTTTCTGCCATAAGCTCTGAAAGACGATAATCCGTCTCATCAATCTGAGCATTAATTTCCTTAAGCTGTGCCTCTGCCTCTGATTTGTCATCACGCAGGCTCTTCAGCTTTTCAGCCAGTACAAACATTTTTTCGTTATCCATAAATATCAATCATCCTTTCAATGAAAATGGGTTTTGTCCTCGCCGATAGTCATCTACCAGCGTTCTTGCTAAATCTGCCTTAGAGCGGAGTGCCTCTAGCACCTTTTCATCCACTGTGCCTTTTGCCACAAGATAAATGTAGGTGCAGTTTTCTTTCTGTCCAACACGATGAATTCGTGCCTTTGCCTGTTCAAAGTTGCTCATGCTGTAATCCTCAGAATAAAATACCATGGTGCTTGCAGCAGTCAGAGTAATACCAAGTCCTGCCGTGGCAATCTGCCCGATAAAAACTTGTGTGTTCGGGTCATTCTGAAATGCTGTAACCTGCTCTTCACGGTCTTTGACACCGCCCATGATGCAGGAATAACCGATGCCGCATTTTTCAAGCAACTTGCTGATAGCGTTGATTTCCGCTACAAACCGAGCAATAATTACCAGCTTTTTTTCTTCCTGCAGAACTTGCTCTACAATATCCTCCAGTGCCGACAACTTTGCTGTGCTGATTCGCTGCGGAGCATTACCCTCATCATCGCCGATAAAACCGCCTGTAAGCTGCGATAGGCGAAGTAGGCGAGTAAGAACATTTGTGACAGTAACTTCACTCTTACCAAGCTCTGCATAGGATTCCTTTACCAAGTCGTTATACACTCTTGCGGCGGCAGGCTCTAAATCCACATAGCGAATGATATCTGTCATCTCTGGCAGGTCAAGGCATTCCGCCTTTGTTGCCCTGAAAGCGATGCAGTGCAGACGTTTCATCAATTCCTGCTCCATGTTTTTCTTCATTACTGGTGTGTGATTGCCATAACCAGTCATGTCAAAGTAACGGTTTCGGAAGGAATAAAAGCTGTTACCGAAGATAGCCGGGTTCACGAATTTGTACTGCGAAAACACATCGATTGCTTTGTTCGTGATAACCGTTCCAGTAAGCAGCAATCGGTAGCCTGCCTTTGCACCAATTCGGTGCATTGCTTTGGATGCTGAGATATTATGAGTCTTGATTTTGTGTCCTTCATCAGCAATGATGAGATTGGGATTCCAAGCAGTAATCTCTTTTTCTAATCGCCATGCCGATTCATAATTGACCACTGCCACCTGCAGTGGTGGGTAATCCATACACTTAAGTTCTTCAGCCTTCTTTGCTCCGCTGCCACTTAATACCGATAGGGAATACTTGAAATCTGCAAACTTCTGAAATTCCTCATCCCAAACACCAACAATTGAAAGCGGAGCAACTACCAGTACCCGGCGGATTTTGCCGGACTGATACAATGCACCAGTAATCGCAATGCTGGTAATGGTCTTGCCGGTACCCATTTCCATGAGCAGTGCTACTCCTTGACTTCGTGCCTCGTGTTCGCCCAAACCAAACTGCCTGCAGGCAAAAGCAAACGCCTCCCTCTGATGCCGATACGGCGATGCCTTAATCGGCATGGGCGGATACGAGTTGTTTTCCTGCATCTTCTTTTGCACCTCCACTTTCTGCTGACCTCTGCTCTAACAGAATCAGCTTTTTTGCCAGCCGCTTTGACACCAGACTGATTGCCGTAAGTACACCGACAAGTTCTTCGGTAGTGTCAGCTTCATGAGTCAAAGCAGCAGTTGATTTTTTCTCCATTGATTTCACCTCTTTCTGAGGGATAAAAATACCCCCTCACTCTATAAGGAAAGTAAGGGGGCAGGCGGCAACCCTAATTCAAAAACTTTTTATGAATTGAGTAGCTTTTTAAGTTTTTCTAATATTCGAACTTTCTTTTTATGTACCGCTTGGTGAGATATGCCCTTTTGATTAGCCACTTCACGCTCTGACTTTTCTTGATAAAACAAGGCATCTATCAGACTGCGCTCATCCGCTGTTAATTCATCTAAAGCAGTTAAAAGAATATCCAACAACAGCTTGTCCTCTACAATTTCATCAACCAGTTTCTGATTTGTGTCAGCTTGTCCATCAAAATCGTTCTCAAGCATGAAATCGTAAGAACATTCCCTTGTAGCTCTCACAACATCTTGTTTCTCTTCTCGCCACTCGGCACGTTTATATGTACGATACACTTCTTCAGTCACTGGTATCTCTTTGCCGTCAAGCCAGATATACCACTTTTTACTCATTGCACTTCCTCCTTTCCTTGAAATTCAAAGAAAGGGGAAGAGGAGGTGCTCTCGCCCTAAAGAACGGGCGTTCGTCAGAAAATGATAAATTTCGCAACAAAAAAAGCGTGGAGATAAACCTTTCGGCTAAGCTCCACGCTTTAAGTATTATTATGTAGTTGTTTGGTTCCTTTTGTTGCTTGAATAAACAACGCACGGCGGCCACCTCCTTGGTGCCGCCGTGCAAATGAGCGCAACAAATCATTTAAAATGACCTTATACGCACATCGCTATCTTATCTTTTTTATAGATAGACGGCGTCTCTTATTTTGATGAATACTAGTAATTTGATATTAGTAGTTAACAGGCTGTCACAAAGACAAAAAGAGCCGATGTACCGTGATTTCTCACAAGTTCATCGGCTCTGCGTCTTAGCGTCTGGCTCTTTGATGACATTTATTTGTAAATCTTTAGCTTGTATTAAGCTCTCTTGTTTGCATTTCGGACAGTAAAGCGGAAAGTTCATCAGAACGGTATCCGCTCTAATCCTGTCACGGGTTTTACTGTTGCAAACAGGACACATTATCCATTTTACTTTTTCCATAGGCTTCACCTCTTTGTACCATAACCACTCCATTCACCCAATCAATGGGGAGTAATTGCGACTTCAGATTATTATGGTCTTATATAATTACTTAAAATAAACTATTTACTTCGTCTATCAGATTTCTCAAATGATGACATGCTTCTAACAAATCAGTACCAATCAACGAAAAGATAATATTTATTTTTTCGTTGTAATTATCAGGATGAATTAGAAACCTATCTATCATTTGTACAGCTTTTTTCTCATTGAGGCAGTATTGTTCATTTAGTGCAAAAAGCACTTGATTGAGTGCAGAAATAGAACGTACAAGGTGAGCTACCACATAATAAACATCGTTTCTTGAAACATTGTTTTCAGCAAACATTAGAGAAAAACCAGCTTCGAAAGAAAAGAAATGTATTATTGGTTCCTTCAAATTTTGTGGATACTCCTCTGCAATCTTTTTTAGTTCTTTTATTTCATCACTTTTACTCCACAGCAGTTTACAAATAGCAAGTTCACCCATATACATTACATTGAGATAGGCATGTGGATGCCCTGTTTGATAATGTGAAGTGACAATTCCTTCTCGGCAATCTTGAATAGATTTTTTCACTCGGCTTATATCCCGCAAAATAAGGTCAATATGCACACTGTCAGTACTAAGCCAACATCCGCCATTCACCCATGCTCCCCACTCTCCGGGTCTTGCAAGTAGGTTTGGTCTATGCTCTTGGTCTAAAAATTGCATTCGTTCTTCTAACAAAGACAAGTCAAGCGTTCGTTTGTCGTAATACAATCCAATATCAATATCAGAGTCAGGATTGTGAGTACCCCTTGCACGTGATCCGCCAAGTACAATTGCCTCAAGTCCTTTTATGTCCTTTAATGAATTAACAATATTTTCAATAATACTTTTCATTTTTCTCCTCTTCTAATAAAAATGTTAAATTGATTTATAGATTTGTCACTTCGGGAGGATTTGTCCCAAAGTGTCCCCTCTACTTCAATTTGTGTATTTTGCAATCCCGTATCTCATATACAATATCCGCCACATTATCAATTAACTTTTTATCATGCGAAACAAATAAAATTGTTCCTGCATAATTCTTAATCATACTTTCCAATGCTTCCATACTAAAGATATCAAGATAATTAGCTGGTTCATCCATAAGCAAGATATTATACCGTCCTAACAACATTTTAGAAAGCAGTAGTTTAATTATTTCACCGCCAGATAATACAGATAGGTCTTTATTGATATCATTTTGTCTAAATCCCATTGATGCTAAGACCCCACGTATTTCTGATACTTGATAATCACAATCCTCTTGCATAAAAGAAATAACAGATTGATTTGCTATAAACTGATATCCTGTTTGAGCAAAGTAGCCAATTACCGCCTTTGGTGAAATGGTAAGCATTTCGTTGTTGGATAAAACCATCTTTAATAATGTGGTTTTACCCGTTCCATTACCTCCAGTCAAAGCGACTTTTGCACCAAGAGGAATATTAAAGCTGGCACTTTCAAATATCACACGCTCTCCAAATTTCAAATTGATATTATCACCCACAACTGGAAATTTATTGTGTAATTCTAAGGCTTTACTTTGTCTGAAACGAATATTGACAATACGTTCGGAGGCACTAAGATCCCCCATTTTCTCGATTTTGCGTTCCATGTTTAAGGCGGCATTATATATTTTTTTCTGTTTGCTACCAGTACTTTTCTGATGTCCTAATCTGCCGGTACTTTCATTAGAATTTTTCTTCACAGTTCCTTTTTGTTTATTATCAATCTGTCGTGCTTGATTCCGTTTCTCTTCTGCTGCACGTTCTAATCGCTCACGTTCCTGTTTAATCTGTTCATATTGCTTAGCTTTCTGTTCACGTTCTACCTCTTTTTGATTAAGATAATCACTATACCCACCCCAATATTCAGTAATTTTTCCGTCTTTTAGTTCCCATATTTTATCCACAACCTTATCCAAAAAATAACGGTCATGACTAATAATCAACAATGCCCCATCAAACGATTTTAGATGTCCAATTAATAACTCTATTCCCGCACGGTCAAGATGGCAAGTTGGCTCATCTGCAAACAAAGCATGAACTTGCTTGGATAAAGCTATTGCAATTTTAGAGCGTGTTTCTTCACCTCCGCTCATAGTATCTTTCTGTAAGCCGGACACACCTAAGCGTGATAGCATAGCGGGGTCATAAGCTTCTTCTAACATAATACTTTCAAGTTGTTGTATATAAGCTATTTCTCCAAAACGCTGTATTTTACATTCCGACGGGGCAATTCCCCCAGCTAGAATATTTAAGAGAGTGCTTTTTCCTTCACCATTATTGCCGATTAAACCAATTCGGTCATATGAGTACAATTCTAGTTCATCAATATCTAAAACATCACGTCCTGTATATTCAACGCGGATGTCATTTGCTTTTATAATTAATTCCATATTTTCCTCCTATCACATTGCCATGCAGAATCAAACCCTTTTCTGTTTTGAAACAGGCCGTTCTGCAACTGCTGATTTTCCTACTACTGTAACGCTAATGATTAAAGATAATTTTTCTTATTAATCCAATTTTCTGATTTCAGCAATCAAGGGACAAATTGCAGCAATGATGATAACTAAAATACCTGATATGAGAAACCAAATATTCACACCGATTCTATCAGCAAAAAAACCGGAAAGGATTAAACCAATAGGCATAGCCAGTGACACAACACTCCCTGTAAGAGAAAACACACGTCCTAAATATTCAGGTTTGATTTTTTCTTGAAAAAGGGCTGTTTGAACACCACTGTAAAACGGAACTGATAAACCCATCATTGCACAACAAATTACGAAAATAATAAAGCCATTTTGGGGAAGCAATCCTGAAATAGTTAAACTTATTCCCATCATGAAAATAGATGCTGTTATTAGCAAAACTCGTTTTTTTAATCTACCCAAAAGTCCTAATATCAGACCTCCTGCCAACATGCCAGAGGCGTATGCTATTTCGGTAATTGATATATGCAACGGTGTACCCCCAAAATATTCCATGCTGATTAAAGGGTATAGTGCGTTAATTGGCATATAAACAAACATATATATAGTGCCAATAAGCAACAATGCAAATAGTCCTTTATTTCCTTTCAGAGCAAGAAAGCCTTCTTTCATCTCTTTCATAAAGTTAAATTTCGCACTTTTTTGTTCTTTGTTAAGTTTGGGAATACGCACAAATGCCACTGTGATACACGCAATAATCGCGCCTAAAATGTCCACGCCAATGATTGCATTTAATTCCCAAACAGAATATAAAAATGCCGCTACGGCAGGACTGAGTATATAGCTTATTGACTGCAAGGATTGACTGTAACCTGCGCATTTCGTCAGCTGTTCTTCCGGCACTATAAGAGGTGTAGCCGCACTCAGTGCAGGAGAATGAAAAGCCGTTCCAAGGCTTCGGATAAACAACACTACCATAACCATCCAAACTGAAAGTTCCATATGCAAAGCAATAACAGATAGTACAGCGCCTGCTGTTGCAATAATCAAATCAGCACCAATCATTATCTTTTTTCTATCATAACGGTCAACTAATACCCCTATCATAGGTCCGAAAACAGCATATGGGAGAAATCCAACTAATGAAGCAATCGAAAGCACCATCGCCGAACCTGTTTTTTCTGTAAGGTAAAATATTAACGCCATTTGCAGAACAGCACTAGTAATCAGAGATACTGCCTGACCTGACCATATTGTAAAAAAAGTAAGTTTCCAATTCCTTTTCATTTTCTATCGTCTCCTGTATTCATTATCTTGTTTTAAATTTATGTTATCAATGATAATGGAAGCAATAAAAAAGCAGACCCAAGTCCACAATGTGACTCTGATCTGCATACATACAATATAGAAGCAGGCTAAAGAAAGGTATAGTCAAAATGACCATTCCTTACCGTAACTAATGCTCAATACTGCGAAAATACGCACAACAAAAAAGCCTATCATCATGGATAGATTTTACTTTTTTATTGCCCGATTATCTCAAACGCATTGATGCTGTCACGGTATTGTTTCCTCCTGAATCTTATTTTTTAATTATCGGTTATTATATCATAAAAAGTTTGACCCGTCAACCTAAAACCGAACAAACAAGGATTTTTTGTCTGGATATCTAAATCGTCAAAGTAGAAAACATCATAAATTGTAAATATTGTCAAGAGTGACCTCGTTACACTCGGCGACAAGCGCCCTTGATCATTGTTTTCTTTTTTAAATTTACGAAGCCTTTTTATTCCGCTCTCCTGTTTCCGAGAAAGAAATAAAGCAGGCACAACAATATCAGTGGATATGTTCCCTCACACAGGCAACCCCCAATTTCAACAGTGGATATATTCCCACACACTTCCAAGCCTTGAGTTGACTATATTTTTTATCAGTAGATATGTTTCCGCACAACAAAAAAAACGGCAAAACCAGTTTCATAACTAGTTTTGCCGTTTTCTCAATTTTCTCTAAACCCCCAGTAAATCAGCCTTTCAGCCGTTTTTCCTTGTCATCAAGACAACACTCTCAACATGCCCAGTATGCGGAAACATATCAACTCCCCAAGCCCCCTTAGCTCCATACCCCAACCTCTCAAACACCTTCAAATCCCGCGCCAACGCCTCCGGCCCACAAGAAATATAAACCACCTTCCGTGCCTTCACCGCTGCCACAGCCCTCATAAACTCCTCCGTACTACCACTCCGCGGCGGATCCATAAACACCACATCCAACGTCTCCCCCTGCTGCGCCATCTGATTCATAAACTTCCCGGCATCATTACAGAAGAACTTAATATTCTTAACCCCATTAATCTTAGCATTACTATTAGCATCCTTGACCGCATCCTTATTCAGTTCAACGCTAATCACCTGCCCGGCCTTCTTACTGGCAATAATCCCAATTGTCCCGATCCCGCTATAAGCATCCAGCACAGTCTCTTTCCCGGTCAGCCCGGCCAACTCAATTGCCTTCTGATACAGTACCTCCGTCTGAACCGGATTCACCTGATAAAACGACTTCGACGATATCCGGAACCGGCAGCCGCACAACACATCCTCAATATATCCTTTCCCATACAGCACCTGCTCCCGATCCCCCAGCACCATACTCGTCACACGCCCGTTAACATTCTGAATCACGGTAGTAATCTCCGGATGTTTCTGCCGCAGCGCCTTCACAAAATTATTCTTCGACGGGAAAATCGGCGATGCCGTAACCAGCACCACCATGATCTCATTCGTAGCAAACCCACGCTTGACCAACACATGGCGCAAAAGCCCATATCCACTGTCCTCATCATAAGTACGAATCTTAAACGATTTCAGCATCCCGCGAATTGTACCGATAATCTCATCCGCCTTTTTATCCTCAATCTTACACTGCTCCACCGGCACCAGCTTATGCGTCCCGGCCTGATATACACCCGAGATCGCCTCGCCCTTACGGAAGCCAAACACTGCATGAACCTTATTCCGGTAATGATAAGGATTGTCCATTCCGACAATCGGATATACCTTACAAAAACTCCCCAGCAGCTTCTGCATATTTGCCTGTTTCACTTTCAACTGTTCCTGATATGGCACATCCAGATACTGACAGCTACCACACTGCTTAAATACCGGACATCCCCCATTCTTCTTTCCCGCCATTTTTTCTCCTTAGACTCCTGCACAAAATATACTTGCAAATTATTTTTATTTTTTGTAAACTGAACGTAAACATTCAGGACGGCGGGAAATGGCAAGGAGAAACAGTCGTCAAGCTCGCTTGTAAGACTGTTTTTCCTTGTCATTTCCCATCGGATGAACATCCGATGCTTCTTGAATGGCTTTTCACATTCAAGAAGAGCTCTCCGGCCCCCTCACGACTATAACTCAACACAACCCCAAAGGAGGTACCAAACCCCATGACCCAATTCTCCACAACAAACACCACACCAACACCAACCGACCCGCCACTATTCCAGGGCCGTCCCACCGATACCACAGGCCGCATCCCCCAGGAAACCCGCACCTACGACCTCCTGGACCAACTACAGATCCCATACGACCGTCTCGACCACGAACCAACCGCAACCATCGAAGCCTGTCACGACGTCGACCGGATTCTCGACATAGAGATCTGCAAAAACCTGTTCCTGTGCAATGCCCAGAAAACGAAATTCTACCTGCTAATGATGCCCGGCACAAAAAAATTCAAAACCGCAGTCCTCTGCAAACAGATCGAAAGTCCCAGACTCTCCTTCGCCGCACCAGAATTCATGCAGAAATTCCTCGACATCACACCCGGATCAGTCAGCGTCCTCGGCCTGATGAACGATACCGACAGCCAGGTGGAACTCCTGATCGATCGCGACGTCATCGAGTCTCACGAATACATCGGCTGTCACCCATGCATCAACACCACCAGTCTAAAAATCCGCACCACCGACCTTCTGAACAAATTCCTTCCATTCATCAAGCATCCCTATAAATTAGTAGACCTGCCAGGCGAAGCGTAACCGCTCCGCCATGACAGGCCCCCACCCTTTTTATATTCAATTATTCCAATCCAACCGGTCTGGTCGCTTCTTTCAGCCACTTTGCCTCCTCAGCAGTCAGATGCGGAGCGATTTTCTCATATACCTGAGCGTGATACTCATTCAAATATCTGATATCCTTTTCCTCCATCATCGATACATCAAGCGGATCCAGATCCAGCGGTACATAAGTCAAGAACTCAAACGTCAAAAACTGACCATATTCGTTCTTTTCATCTTCTTTACAGTATATCAGATTTTCCGTCCGAATTCCATGACTTCCTTCAATATAAATACCCGGTTCATCGGAACACACCATTCCCGCCTCAAACGGATGACTGTCCTGACGTTCCGGCACTACACGGAAACGGATCCCGGCCGGTCTCTCATGCACATTCAGCAGATATCCCACACCATGTCCGGTCCCATGATTATAATCAATTCCCCGCTGCCACATCAGTTCCCGCGCCACGTAGTCCAGACTCAAACCACTGCACCCGCGCATAAATTTCACATGCCCCAACCGCAGCATACTCATCACCGTCAGCGTATAATGCTCACGCTCCTGATCGGTCACCGGCCCCAGCGACATCGTTCTGGTCACATCGGTAGTTCCCTCCAGATACTGTCCGCCGGAATCAACCAGATACAGCCCCTTTGGTTCCAGATCTGAACAACGATCACGATTCGCATGATAATGAACCACCGCCGCATTCGGCCCATACGCCGAAATAGTCGTAAAACTCAGCTCAATCGCGCCCTGCTCCATTCTCAGCTCTTCCAGATGATCCGAAACACTGACCTCAGTCATCGGAATCCTGCCGATATTTTTCTTAATCCAGTACATATACTTCGTCATGGCCACACCATCTTTGATATGTGCCAGCTTCATATTTTCAATCTCCACCGGATTTTTCATCGCCTTAGCCATAACGGTAGGATTCATCTTATCAATAATCTGATTACTGTCATCCAGATACTGCACCACTGCATAATTAACTTTGCCGGTTTCCAGCAGCACCCGCTCATTTTTCAGCTGTTTCACATCGGAATAAATCTGCTGATACGGTTTAATCGTCACCCCCAGCGCATCCATATAAGCTTTCACATCACCGGACACAACTTCCGGATTGATATAAAGCGTCAGCGCATCAGCCGTTATCATAAGATAAGACAATGCAACCGGATTACACGGAATATCATTTCCCCGAATGTTCAAAAGCCAGGCAATATCATCCAGTGTCGTCAGAATATGAACCGTAGCGTGTTCCTCTGCCATATCATCCCGAAGCTTCTTAATCTTATCAGCTGAAGATTTTCCCGCATACTGCTCCTGCAGTATCCAGATCGGTTCTGCTCCAAGCGGCGGCCGGTTCTCCCAGATTTCACCAATCAAACTTTCAGTATATGCAATCGCTACATTCCTGTCCTTTAAACCATCTTCCATTTCCTTACCGGTCCGGGCATTCACCACCCGTCCGTCAAATCCCAGAATACCGCCATCAGGCAGATTCTGCTGCAGGAATTTAAGAATCGACGGCACATCCGGCTGCCCCATCCGCATCAGCTCAACACCGCTGCCATCCAGCTCTCTGGATGCCTGAACAAAGTACCGGCCATCCGTCCACAGACCGGCCCAGTCTTTCATTATCAAAGCCGTACCGGCAGACCCGGCAAATCCGGTAATATATTCACGGCAGGCAAAATGTTCCCCCACATATTCCGATTCATGATAATCAGAGGTCGGTACCAGATACGCATCCATGTTCCGTTCCTTCATGAGATCTCTTAAATCTTTCAAACGCTCACTTACACTCTTATTCATCAGCTGCATCTCCTTCATTGATTGCATTATGAATTGCCTGGGCAATTCCCTCGCTATAAGTCGGATGGGCCCGCATCGCCTTGTCAAGCTGGCTGGCTGTCAATCCGTTGGCAATAGCCGTAGCCATCTCACCAATCATGTCCGTAGCCCGGGGACAAACCATCTGCGCCCCGACAATGGTATTGGAATAAGCCTCAAAGATCAGACGGATAAAACCGCCCTCCTCCTTGGTAATAATCGATTTCCCGTTACCATCCATAAAACACACACCGCACCGTACTTTCATGCCCAACTTAACCGCTGCTGCTTCAGTGATTCCAACCGTAGCAATCTCCGGCTTGGTATAAATACAGTTTGGGACAATCGGCAGCGGTACATACATACCATTTGGAACTACTTCCAGCATAATACTGTGTTCCTTACCGGCAAGCTTTTCAACCACATATGTACCCTGAGCAGCCGCCACGTGAGCCAGCTGTGTCTTAGCAATCACATCACCAATCGCATACACGCCCGGTTCGCTGGTCATAAAATCCTTGTCCACCACCAGCTTGCCATATTCATACGCCAGCGTAACATCCCCACCGGTCAGATTATCCGTATAAGGAGTTCTTCCGATCGCAATGACAACCTGGCTGGCTTTCATTTTATGTGTTTCTTTCGTTTTATGATTATATAAGGTACAATTCAAGTCCTCGATCTGCTCAATAGTAGTATTACAATGTATCGCTATCCCTTTGGCCCGAAGCGTCGTCTCCAGTGCCTCGGCTACCTGAATATCCATCGGCCCAAGCAAATGCGGCCCCTTTTCCACAATCGTAACCTTGGAACAAAGCGCCTGGAAGATCGTAGCGAATTCCACCCCGATCACACCACCACCGACAATCACAATCCGGTCAAAGTTCCACTCCTTTGCCGCCAGCAGCCGGTCACTGTTTACCACCCCCGGCCCGTCGATTCCCGGAATATCCGGCATCATCGGCTGGGCACCGGTCGCAATAATAACCGATTTCCCTTGCAGATACTCACGGCCCTCTTCATTTACAATCTCCACCGTCTTATCACGACGGATCTTTGCTTCTGCTCTGATAAAGGAAACCTTGTTCTTCTCAAACAGCTTTTCAATCTCACTGCGGTACTTAAGCACGGACCGTCTCTTATAGCCCTGCATTTTCCCAAAATCAAAAGAAATAAAATCCGTAGAAACACCAAAATCATCACATTGCTGCATCATCGAAAAAATATTGGATGCGTACAGGAGAGCCTTGGTCGGTATACATCCGCGGTTGAGACAAACACCACCAAGCTTATCCTTATCAATTACGGCAACACTCATGCCCAATTCAGCTGCCTTCAGTGCCGCGGTATATCCACCCGGCCCGGCTCCGATCACAATCAAATCAAACTGTCTAGTCACTAAACGTTACTTCCTTTCCATCCTCTCAAATAACCCTAAGGCCTGACAAGCATTCCAGACTCCATCTTCCCCGATATCTGTGGTCACATAGTCAGCCACCTGTTTCAGCGGTTCAATGCTGTTCCCCATCGCAATCCCGACTCCCGCTGCCTGAATAATCTCATAGTCATTCATACTGTCGCCAAATGCCACCGTATCCTGTATCGCCACACCATAATGTTCACACAGCCGTTTCAGCCCTTCCGCTTTGGAAGCCTCTTTCTCGATCACATCGGCTCCATTCCCGCTTGAAAACATCGGCAGTTTTACCTCCGGAAATGCTTCCGCAACCATCTCAACCCACTTAGCCTCACCAATATACGTCAGCGATCGGATCGGCATGTCAAGCAGCAGATATGGATCCAGATAAGTCCGGTTCGATTCAGCAAATCGCATTTTGTCATGCCGTGTCACATATTCCGGATTCACATAATAATCCTCAGTCCCGGTGGTAAGCCCCAGCGCAAACTTCTTGCCCTCCGTAAATCGCAGCAGCCGCGCTACCAATCCCCTCTCCATACAATGCTCATAAATAGTCTCCTCACCAATCGTAATTTTATTGCCGTTCAGATGAATGATCGCATCCGGAGTAATCAGATCTTTCAGCCCCGCACTGAACTTGCTGTCCATATCACGCCCCGTCGCTATGACAATGTAATACTGTTCCCGCAGCCGCTCAACTGCGCGGTATGCACTGTCAGGAATCTTCCATGTATGATGATCCAATAAAGTCATATCCATGTCAAAACTGGCTATTGCTTTCATATTGTCTCCTTACTGCATTTCTAAACGATTCTATACATTAACCTCTACCCCCAATCTTAACAAAATAAAAACCTGCTGTAAACCTCTTTTCAAATTGGAATTTTTCTGTTATAATAGCAAAGCAGTTACGGAGTATGGCGTAGTTTGGTAGCGCGCTCGGCTGGGGGCCGAGAGGTCGCAGGTTCAAATCCTGTTACTCCGATTTTCCCTTTAATATCAAGGGTTTGCGAGAAATTTGTGGATAAAATGTTTGATTACCTTTGATTACTTTTCTGTCAGGATAGAGCTTTCTATCGTATTGTTTGCGCCTACAAACTGGGACATAGTAATCTCTTTAGTAACCATGCCTACCATAAGTTTCTTTTCTTCTATATTAGTAATGTCATAGGTGTAGTATTGCTCATTAACCTCCTCGGTATGACCTAAGAGGGCACTAACAACAGTTGATGATACACCATTACATTTTAATTTAGATGAAAACGTCCTGCGGTAAGCATGAATGCTCTTCACCGGAATTCCAAGCTGTAAACACTTATTCTTCGCACACGAAGATATCACTGATGCTCTCACACGGCCTTCCTCATTCTGAAATATGAATTCCCCCAGATATCCATATTCCTTTTCAATTTCCCTTACTTTTATGAGTAGGGCTTTTGTTTCGTCCGTTAGAGGCATAAACCTTTTCTTCTCATTCTTTGTCTCCCCAATAAAGCATTCTTTGGTTTCCCGGATATACTTTTCAGAGTGACTTATTTCAATTATTCCATTTTGTATATCTGCCCACCGCAATGCCGCTATCTCACTCACTCTCAGTCCTGTGAGACTTGCAAAATGTACTGCGTAAGTTGGAATATAATCGGGATGATCTTGATAGTCTTTGGCGAATCGTTGAAATAGAAGTCGGTATTGATCTTGAGAAACGGTTCTTTCCTCAGCTGTCTTGACTATTTTCTTGCAGAATGGATAAAAAGATTTTGTTTCAATGTTTTCGAATGGATTTTCCTTTATTAACTTGTTTATCTTCGCGCTCTTCAATGTGTTTCGAATATATCCACACAATGTTTTACACGCTTTAGGGGATAGCTTCAACTCTTTAATAAGCTTGATAATGAAGGCACTAATGTTTTCTTCGTTCATTTCTGAAAGTGGCATTATCTCAAAATCTCGCCCTTTGAAAAAACGTTTGTAATCACTTCGATACTTATCATGAGTATTAGTTGTGGAGAAACGAATTGAGTATACATCAAACCATCGCTTATAAGCTTCCTTAAAGCTAATTCGATCACTATGATTACTTTTTTGCTTATAGTAATCAATAATCACTTTATTTATCTTTGCTTCGGTTTTAAGTTTTTTTAATTTCCTCCCCTTTTCTTCGTCTGGTAAATACGTTCTCCAATAGCCATCATTTCCCTCCCACACTTCGTATGGATGATTCTCTAAATATTCTTTGTCTTTCATAGCTTCAATATCATTCTGTACATCGTCAAGGTTAATTTTACCATTAGCGATCAAGAAACTCAATATCTGGCTTGTATCTATTTGTTGTGCGCTTATACTTAATCACCTCTTTAACTATGTAAGAATAGTGCAGCCAAAGAAATCTCTGGCTACACAAATCCACTTAGTAATAACAATAATAATGTTTACTCGTCTTCAGATGTACACCGCTTCCCTGTCTGCCACCAGACTGATAAACGACATCACCTGGAAAAACACTCCCGTTCTCCAGTATATACCTAGCATTTGCCCAGTTCCGGTCAGTCGGCGTGCGATAATAATTCCCGTCCCATGTACAGGCATATTGCCCCTTCTGAAACGCAACACCTTTAATCGTATTAGGATAGCTCGGATGATTAACACGATTCATTACGACCGATGCAACATATCGCTGCTCCTCATCTGAATAGGTATGTGCTTCACCCGTCAACAGATGTGTAAGTATGTACAAATCTTCATCTGTATAAGAATTCACTGTCACTGGCTCATCACTGAACCAATCAGTCTTCATATACGCATAGCCATCTTCGGTAACGATCATCGCCCAGCCATCAATAACCACGGCAATCTCAAATGAACTTCCCCTCTGGCCCACATCAAGAATTTCAGACTCTACATTTGGTTCTCTCCGTATATTAACCGCATCAGTCGTATATTTGGTTTCTGTGTCCGTTACGTTCACTAATGCCTGTTCAAATTTATTGATCAAAGCGATCTCATCTTGCGCAAATACCTGTGCTGTCATAAGTAATGAAACCGCCATTGTCATTAATAATTTTCTCAAATCAAATCCTCCATTTTTATCAGAGGACTACCGGTAATCCATTTTTTTCTTTCGTATTTTATACTCTCACCACTGTTTGCAACCAGAAATGAGGGTATTATTTATTCGCCTTTTAAGGCATTTTCGAATACTTTTGAAGCGCTGTTTATTTCTCTTTTATGAAATTCATCTTCCGGAACGAAATGTTTACACTGCTGTTTATGATCCATCCGTTTCGTCTTCATAGTGTGATCACATACAAAATATTCACAACACATTTTACGGTAATAATTCAGATCTGATTCTCCAAGTGACAACAAATACTTTGTGGATGGAATGGCGAAACATGTTGACTGATTGCATTCCCTACACTTAACCGTTTTACTCATTTTTTATGTTACCTTCATTATTTATTAGTTTTAGACTAATAACCCCATTCACATATTTTAGCTCATACTGTTCCGATTCAAAAGAGTATAATAATTTGAAAACACCCTCTCCTTTATGTAATACTGATTTGTCTCCAAACAATTCTATTTCCTTACTAAATCTTGTTTTTACAGCCACATTAAAATCAGAATATCTTCCCAGATTATAAAATTTACCATTTAGATATATATGTGCCATCCATTTATTATCTCTTTTATCAAAACTTACACCTTTCACACCGCTGGTATTTCTCTTAGAAATTTTCGAGTTCATCATATTTTCACTTTTGTTGACTTCCCTCAAATTTTCTTTCCTACAATCATAAATGTCATGATTTATATGATCCACAGTAGCCTCAGTGCCTAAAATAAAGTTTTGTAAATAAACTTTCCTATCATTTATTTTAGCAAACGGATAGTCGTTACCACACATTCTCCATTTGTACATTTGGCATCGAGCCACATCTTCTAAGTCGATCTTTAAATCAAACCTGTTTGTTTTTATAACAACATAAATGTCATTTTTATCATAACGAGTAGGTATAGTTTTTCCGTATTTTAATAATTGCCGATAATGCCTAGAACACAGGATTGATTCAAATTTTCTTCTGACTTTTCCAAGCTCGCTGCAATACATGCATTTCTTATCATTGTCATCTTTCTTATATTCTTTATCTATGAATACATTCTCCTTTTACAAAAAATTGTACCAATTAACTCTTCAAATTCGCTGTCTGACATGCATTTAACCACACTCAACGCAATCTCGTATAACACATATTTCTTATTTAGGTAATCTAAGTATCGTTCACTCTGAATACCGCCAAACATAACTTCCATCTGATTGATCTCGTTCTCAAAGTATTCAATAGCTACTTGCTTAACCATTTAACCACACGCCCCTCTTCCAACGTTTTCTTTACATCGATCAATCGCTGGTTACTACTCCCACGGTATGGCAAGATTATGTCTCTCAGTTCATGCACATACCTGCCATCAACCACAACATTACAGTATCTTACAATTTCTTTGCGCAACATCTTTTCGATTACAAAATCACAGGTATCAACAACGGGAAATATTTCTTCCCACATATATCCGGTATACAACCAGATCGTTTTTGACTCCCCAAATGAAAGTCTGATATCATGAACCAATTTCAGTACTTCCGAAAGGTTGTTTTGGTGGAGAGGATCACCTCCGCTAAGGCACAAACCAGCGATATATGGGATTTCAAGTGCCTTCATTATCTTACTTTTAATATCATCAGTGAATAAAACACCATATTGAGGGTCATGGGTTTGAGGATTGTGACACATCGGACACTCGTGGGAGCATGAAGTAAGGTACAATACTACCCTTACTCCCTCTCCGTCTTTCACTGATTCATAATCGATCCCGGCAATATTCATGGCATCACTCCGAAATCTGTATAGCTACTATGCTTTTGTCTATCAGCCACTTCTGCTTGTTTTCCATTGTTGAAGTGCGAAACATCAGTGCTTAAATAACCTGTAACTCTTGCTAAATGTTCTATATGATTACCATTACACATTGGACATTTGCTGTTTATCTCTCCTTGATATCCACACTCCAGGCAAGTGTCTATTGGAAAATTGATTGCCAGATAAGGGATGTCTAGCGACATTGCATAATTAACTATAGATTCCACCGCTTTGATGTTTTCCATAAATGTTGAATCGGTCTCACAATATGTAATACATCCACCTGTACCAAATTTGCAGAATGGAGCTTCAACGTTCAGTTTCTCAAAAATAGACATCTTCATCCACACCGGAACATGAACGCTATTTGTAAGATATTCTCTGTCTGTCACATTCTTTATTTCACCAAACTGTTCTCGAAGTGCCTTAGCCGCCGTGTGGCAAAGCCCCTCAGCTGGGGTGAAATATGTACTGAAATTCAAATCATTCCTCTCACTGGCTTCTTTGACAAATGTGTTTATGTATTCAACTACCTCGTATGCAAAATTCCACACCACCTTATTTTCAGCGTGATTTTGACCAAATAATGCGGTACACATTTCCGCAACTCCAATAATCCCAATAGCAAGAGTCCCATGTTTTATGGCATTATACACCTCTGTATCTTCATCCGTTAACCCATGCATAGTCCCATTGTTATACATAAATGGTGCCGAACTTGGTCGCTGCCGCTTAATAATTTCAAACCTCTCCAGCAACATATTTTCACACACTTGAAGACTACTTTTTAACGATTTCCAAAACGAGCCGAGATCCGGCTCCATCCGTTCACCCAGACAAATCCCATTTTCTATGCCCAGCTTGGGAAGTATTATTGTACACGGACTAATATTCCCACGCCCTTGCCTTCTATATCCAAATCCATGCCTATCATACCCCAGCATTGTTCTGCAACCCATAGTGGCAAATATTGTATCGATATCCCCTTTATCTTCATGTGCTTCTGAGAAGTCACAATTGACAAAATTCGGATATATTCTTTTACTTAATGACTTTAGAGCTAATAATTTCAGATCATAGTTAGGATCTCCCTTGTCTGCATTAACACCTTTTTTATGTTGAAATATAGAAATAGGGAAAATCGGAGTTCTGTGATATCTTCCAATTCCGTCAATCGAAGCTTCTAAAAGAGATTGAGTAACCAACCTCCCTTCCGGAGAAGTATCTCTACCAAAATTAATACTTGTGAACGGAACCTGAGAACCGGCACGACTCTCCAACGTGTTCAGGTTGTGATAAAGCCCCTGTGCTGATTGCTTACATTCTCTCAGCAAAAACTTCATCGCATAATCATAAGCCGCTTTGTCCATTTTGAAGTAGCTATCATCAATGTGGATATTAAACTCTTCTGCGACGCTGATTGTCACCTTTGCAATATCTTTTGGTTTATTGCATTTTTCAATCAGACCGTCAAGATAATACTTCAAAAAGCTTTTCTTCACATAAGGGGCTAAATCATAGTCAATGTGCATAGATCCAACACCACCATACATGACCTGAGACTGACATTGAAAAATCACTGCCACTAGCTGACATGCTGTAGCAAAAGAATTAGCCCCACGCACATCACCATTTCGAGTTGTAAAGCCGTCCTTCAATAATTTAGGGATATCCGCAAATAGGCAGTTATGCACTCCCCAAATGATCTTCTCTGCATCATGCTCATATATCAACATGTTCTTATGTGCATCTGCTGATTCCTTATTTATGCCATCCAATTCGAATGCGATGGTTTTGCTCATTGCACTTGCTGCCTCTTTTTCCCGGCCAGAGAAAGAGCCTTCATCTACATTGGCATTAGACCGCTCATCAATCGTTGAATATACACGCTTGTATGTATCCAAAACAATTTTACTCTTTTGATCTCTTGTCTTTGTTCTTTCATTTCTGTAAATAATATAAGCCTTGGCGACATCCTTTCGTCTGCTTGCCATCAGCTTATCTTCAATAATATCCTGTATTTCCTCGACCAACAATTTTGTCTGTAATGAGGAAATATACTGGGCAATCTCTGCTGCTTTTTTTCGAGCATCTGGTGTTAGCCTACCATCAACTTCTTCATATGCCTTCAAAATCGCCTTGACAATTTTACTTGAATCAAACTCTACCCTCCGGCCATCCCGTTTTACTACTATCAATCAAAATCCTCCCTATCAGTGTTCATATTTTTCTTTGGGAAACAAACTTTCAAGATCCACATAATCATCAACAGCCGCTTTCAAATCAAAGCAAATACCATCCTCTCGCATATGAGCAATAAATCCACCTTCGTCGAATAACCCATATCCAAATATTTTTCTCATCTGTGCCATAAACTCAGTTACCCACAGATATGATACCCATACATAGAACTCATTATCATTTACCCACCCCAGTTCATCCACAAGGCAGGTATTATATTCATTATCTTCTGTACAGCACAGAATATATAAATCTAAATCGTAGCTGTTGTCCATCTAAACCACCTCTTAAAATAGTTATTTTATCACACCTGTGGTTTGTGTAAAAATTGCACTAACCACTATTTCTACACTCCCATTTATTACAACTCCCTTCTGCATCCACAAAATCAGCACAATACTCACTGTCGCCGTTCACGCACACCCAAGCAAGACCATACTCATCAAATTGAATCCACTTGCAGGTACTACAAGAATCAAACATATTATTAGTTCTCCATCAAAAATTAATTTACCTGATTGCCACGCTCATACACAAACAATCTCAATATCTGTTTTGCCTCATTCTCTGTCAGTGAATCCACTGTATCAGAAATATAAGACATGTTGTCTGACTGCAATAATTCTTCCTTGATTTTACGCATCTTCATGTTATTTTCTATCAATGCATCTATATCAACCATGCTCTTACCTCACTTTCTCCTACCCATATTGCTCCGGCAGCACCATCCAAGCAACCACCCCCCTGGCTGCAGCACCATTTCGGCTGCATAAACCCGTCTGCTAATTCATCGAACGCACAAACTACAATATCACCCAGATCTGTCTGCACCAGAAACTCACTGTCATTAGCCAGGCGTTCTGCGGCATTTGGTAGCCGCTCGGCCACCGGTATCCACGTATGATAATTTCCGAGCGCTTCTATCGCATACTTTAATGCCGCATCCTCGTCTGGTGTTTCTATCTCAACATCGCCCTGATAGGTAACGCCCTCTAAGATATCTGTTAAAATATCAATCGCTTTTTCTTTTTCCATAGTCACTCCTTAAAATCATTTGTACTTGTCGTACTTATCAATTAACCAATTCATATGCCCTTCTAATCGTTCAGGAAAAATAGTTCCGTTTGCTTTCAGCTTACTTATCTTCTCAATAGTAAGAACCATCTGTGTCTCTTGGACTGTGAGCATTTCTAAAAACAAATTTGATTCCTTATTTCCCATTTTTTCAAGCAACATATCATATGTTTGTTGATATGCATTAGCTAGAAGAATTGTCATATTCTCCAACCACTCAGTATAACTATCTAAAGACTCTGGTTGGTGAAGAGCGACAATTGCCGCCTTTAATGCTGAACACCTGTAAGGGTCATGTGTCTCAGTATACATTTGCTTTAATTGCTGAATATGCTCTTGCATCTTACCCCTCCCAACTTTGAGTCGCCACTTCATTAAATATTTCCAACATTTCTTCGTATCCGTGAATTGTCTCTTCAATATGATCAATAATCATTTCTTCAAACTGTTCTTTTGCTTCATCAAGATCACCTGCAAAAACGCAGCCATCCTCCACACTGAGCATATCTGACCTGTAATTAAACTGCTCCGGATCTTCACGGTCTTGAGCAAATGCTAGGATTACTTTATCATCATAAAACTCGGTAAAATGCAATTCATAAAACGGAGTTCCAAACTTAATTGACTCATTCCGTTCCCAATGTCGGTTTGTATATTCAACCATTTTCACCACCTCCAGTCTTAGCTACTCATCTTTCGAAATAATCTTACTATTCCCACTCCATAACCTCGCTGCGCTTTTTACGCCACGCACACATATCGGAAGATTTAAGCCGTCGTTTCCACTCTTCCCAGTTTGTTGGCCGAAATTCTTGCCATTGTAAATCTGCCAACACAATTGTTAATTCATCGCCAGCCTTGTCATCAACATTTAAAGGGGGCTTCCATAAATTGATTAAATATATTTCATAGAGATTCATATCCGCCTCGGTGGTCAGTTTGGTATACTCAATCAGAGAAACATTATGTATATCTATGGCTCGATGCATTGGTTTAGCAAACATGTGACCTCTAATTCGCGATTGCAATGGTTGCTTGGTTCTTCCCAGGTAAGCAATCCAGTCACCGTAATAAATCCTATATAAGATAAATCCTTTTGGACTTGCCATCAGTCACAGTCCTCCTCTAAAGCGTTGATCTTTCTTAAATACTCTTCTGTACTCATATTTTCTTCCTCTGGAACATCAAAGTCGAAATAGTACATTCGATTTAGTACTTGTTTCATTTCAGAATTGTATCCCTTCATCAATTCTGCTATTTCAATTAATGAATATTCCTTATCAAAGAAATTATTTGACAGCCATTCATATGCTATTTTTAGTCTGTTACCAGCCCACTTTTCCATCTGTCACCTTGCTCTATCTCATATTTAATGTAATTTGAATACATGTAACAACCATAAATTTCACACACATATTCACATCTTTCATCATCCCAGCAGCAAAACCTACAGCCATGACATTTATCTCCTATTAACGCTCTTCCACTCTTATTTTTATAGGGCATTTGGTTCTTCCAGGCTTTTTATCTTAGAGAGTTTATCATTACTCTTTTTAATCTGCTCGAATATTTCATTTTGTTCAGCAACATAACGGCGTGTCACATCAGCACTATTTTCCGTCAAATCATCAATACGTTTCTTCAGTTGCCTAGTAGCCTTCTTCAGCAGCCCCTGTGTGATGGGAACAAATAGGCATCTGTCCTCAGTATGATGTTTTTCCATCTCAATCTTATCAGTTTCCGTATATATACCGGCATCTGGGAGGAAACATGTATAACCATTGCGTTCAGGCCCCCACCAAGTATCAATTTTGTAATGTTTTGACCAATATTCGCTTTTTATAAAATAAAGAATCATCTCCACTCCCTTCATCACTAAAATTCTATAACCCATACCGGAAATGCACCGCGCTCATCTTTGCCGCAATATGTATAGCAACCACTACTGCTATCGCCGTCATAACCACACCAGTCTGGTACGCGAATATAATATCTGCACCAACGTTCATATACATCATCAATAGTGACCGACTCTTCAATTCCTACTTCGGCAATCGCCAATGTGATAACTTCTTCCTTAGTAAATTTCTTGGCATGTGCTACAAATTCCCCAGAAGAACCACCAGTAAACTCCATATAATCAAACTTGCTCATCGTTCTATTCCTCTCTGCTGCCTCACATAATTAGCCGTACTCATAATAGCTTCATTGCAAGAACGTCCAGTACAACTATGCAGCCGACTCCATTCACAGAAGGAACACCGACAACACTCGCCGACAGATTTCAAATATTCTATATCAATAGTCAACTGGTCTTTTTCACTCAAATCAGCCACCTCTCCTATCATGAAATCTACCTTTTAACGCAGCCCTGTCCTCCGTCTCTTAAAACCAGGCAGATGTCGCTGATTGCTCCATCTCCGCCCCGTGGTTGCCGAGCCACGCAATCAACAACCAACGCAACTACATTTCCATTTGTATCTATGTATTTGCAGATAATATTGTCATCCCCCATACCTTTTAACGCTCCTACTAACTCCCTGTTTGTAAAAATCAACTATTTATTGCCCTCCCCATAAAAATCTCTGATATAGTCCATTGCCTTCCGCAATCCGTCTCTTCCTGTTTCTACCCGGTCACACTGTTCATACTTCCAAGGATGGATTTTGATGCTCAATTCTTTTTTATTTAATTCTTCATCAATAAATCCTATCACCGGCTTTCCATTTAAATATGCATACAATATTTCGTCATTTGTTCCAATTGACTGCCGGACATTATTTAAGTTGACCAGAATAACATCTGCCGACTGAACTTTTCTCAGATCAAATCTCATTACTTCTTTTTCTGTTTTATGATAGTTCTTACCATACTCATAAAAATCTGTAGGAGAAATAACCACAAATCCATCATCAATGAAGTTAAAATATTCCTTCACTTTATTACGCCATCCCTCCGCAATAGTTGTTCCTTCATGCATTTCCATAGCCCCAGCAGTATAAATAATTTTACTCATTTTACATTCTCCTTTATAAGTGTAATAATCTTTTCAACCACCTGATCAATATCACTGCCAACATTGTTATAGACAATCTTATCAGCCACTAATTCAAACCCCTTAAAATCTATTTTGTCAGCATCAAATCTACGTTTGGCTTCTTTTTGATCATCGCATCTCATCTTCTGGCGTTTTATAACAGTCTTATCATTTGAAAATAGATAAATGACAAAGATATTATCATCGCAATTCCTTTTAAGATTACTTACACCCTCTGGTGTAAGAATCGTAATTGTATTATTGCTGGCGTTTTTAATATCATCTGCTGCTGAACCATAAAACCAATCTTCACTCTGACCATTGACTTCAGTGTGGTAAACTCTATGTTCTGCAAAGAACCCCTCATTGATCTTATCTTTAAATTCTTCTGCAGATATAAAATGGTATTCAATATCCTGCGTCTCTCCCGACCGCATTGGTCGGGATGTATAGGTTACTAATTTCTGAAATCCACGCTTCACCAATTCTCTTTGTACTGTATCCTTGCCTGTACACGAGCGTCCCGACAGAACAATCATCTATCTACCTCCCTCAGCAATGATCAGTTCATCGGCATATGGCAATGTATAAATCCAGTCACAGAATTCGTGCCATTCAGCCAATTTGTGGTTATTCCTGGCATAATAAATGTTGACCAGTGTTTCATAGTTGAAGGAACAAGTTCTCATCTGATTGTAGCTGGAGGGAAGAAGCTGAATCATGTCGTACCAGTCTTCTTTGCTCTTACATTCCATATAACGAAGCCGAATCTCTTCCAGTTTATCTACAACTGTCTGCATAAATGCTTCGGCCGCCGGTGTCATATGATCTGTACTGAAGTCTTGAATTTCAATCGGCTTGCTGTGAATCTTATGCATAGTACTGGTCGAATTGGCAACTGTAGCGATCTTATATGTTTCATATTCTTTCCACCAATACAGAGGGGCTGTAATATCCACTGACACAAAGATCTGTCGCATAAACTTCCTATGATCACTTCCGGCCTTTCTGAGACGTTTAGCCAGATCCAGATCATTCGCACCTAAAATGTAATTCCCATTAGTATCATAATAACTATCACTCTTGTTCCAACTATTCATGGGGTTCCTTGCCCCACGAATAGCATTTTCCAGATTCATTACAGATGTTCTTTCAAGTTTAATCAATTATTTTTCTCCTATTCTACAATCCAATATTTACAATTCATGACGAACTGATCTCTCACCCTGTCATCGTCGGTATGTAAAACCACTTCGACCAGATTTGATAAATCAAGGCTCATCATCCCTAGTATGGATGACCCATCTACACAAAATTTCCGGTCAATCGAGTGCACTTCAACAGTCTCATCTAATTTAGATGCGATTCTACAAAAGTCCTGAACATCAGACACACTATTAAATTTTAGTTTCATGGATTCTCCTTGCAAGAATTATTTATTTTCGAGATCTTTCAGATTTAATCTTTCAACCAATTCACTATACTTTTTCATTTCTTCCATATTCAAACTTTTTTCGCAAAAGTCATGAATTTCTTTTACCGACTTCCCTTCTTTGCACATGTCTAATACAAAACCCAAGATTCCAACTGCTCCTTGCGTAAAATGTGCGAACTTGCCATCTTCAATAGCTCTCTTTGCCGTACCAACAACGATATCATTCAATTGTTTCTGTCTTGTCTTTTTATTTTTTAAATATCCCAAATTCATTCCTCCTCTTTCTTAAAATCATTCTTTCATTTGGTTTGATACTATATCAGCTGAGAGCAGTTCTTGCTTACAATATTCAAGAAACTCATCTGCCCACATTTTTTTCTTCAATGTATCGAAAATGTACATCGTTTCGTACCCTTTTACTATGTGTTGAAAATCGGGATTCTTCTCGTCCAACCACTCACAACTGTCCCAATTCCAAAATGAGTCAATTACATAATCGAACTCTGTCCGATATCTCCGTTTATAAATTTCCACTGCCTCATTCAATGAAGTTGCCAATATAAGGCGCTCATACCTTTTGTTATCTACAACGACACGACGCTGCCTTTTGCGGGAGCGTTCGTACCATTTTTCTTTTGGAGCATTCCCGATTGCATTAAAACTTTGCTCTACATAGACTAAATATATCTTCTTTTTCATAGTCATCCTCTCGAATATTTCAATTAGCCTAACCATATTGTACATTTCTAAACTGTTAACCCAAATGCACTAATACTCATGGAATCGACCTTGCCGTCAGTTGATTTAGTCTCCTCCTCTGTTCCTCCATAATATAGGAGACCATGCATTGTGGCATAAAGGAATTCATCATCTTCAGCCATTAATGCATTACCTATAACAGCTCCAACCACTTCAGACTTTCCATTCTTATAAATTACAATAGGCTTTCCTGCGACATCCTTATAGGCTTCAATAACCGCTTGCTTTTCATATGTAATCCCATTGTGGTCTGGTTTGCCAATAGGTATTGGTATTTTCATCGTAATTTCAATATTTTTGCTCCTCATAAATCTCCTTTGAATGATTTATTTTATACGCTCACCACCGAATGTAAAGTTTGCTTTACATTTTATTTAAACTCCCAGTTTTTTAGTTCTTCGCAAAACCTGCGAAATGCCTGACTAGAACCAAGCTGCTCTCTTAGAGATTCAGTAACCCCAAAACCAGCACAAGTGAACTCAAACATTTGTCTATAAAACTCGTCTTCCTTATCTGAAACATCTTCAACCACTTTACTCGATGGCTCCATCTTATTAATGGCCCCTTTCTGATTGAAATTCGTCTTTCAAGCCCACTGATTCGCAATAGCCTTTGCGACTCCTATATATGTTTTGCTACGAATCTTTGCCGTTTCTGGGGAGTTCCACGCCAGAACTTTCCCTTTATCATTTTTTGTATTAAACCCTTTGTATTTTCCATCTTTTATGTATTGATTTTTCCACCCATCTTTCGGCTTTTCAACAACTTTTGTAGGTGTCAGCAGCGGTAGATTCTTCAACCACAAACATGTTGACTTTGTCTCTTCATGCCCAAACATCCACGGCTGAATTATTTGGTCTGGCTTACGATAAACTGTTGACATCACCCCTACGGGATTTTCAATCGCTATTCTCTCACAATCCGCATTGACGAATGAATTGAAGAATTCAATTGCCTCTTCTCTGTCTTTATGTCGCTGAATAGCTGCATCTCCATATCGATCAATATTGAACCAACGATTACCTGCGACTGTAAGATATGTACAAGGTGGAAATGCAATAAGAATATCCCATTTTCCGTTTATTGTATGATTTTTACCATCAACTGTAGTGAACTGACAATTGCCATTCAGCAGAGGTAAAACATTGGTTTGAATGTGCCACTCTGGGTAGCCACCAGAACATTGCTCCAAATCGCAAGAATATGCTTCATGCCCCAGACTTCTTAGCTCTTTTGTTACAGCTTGACTCTCTTCACATGCAACTAAAATCTTCAATTTATTACCAGGAGTAAAGAACGTTCTTTTGTTGTCCGGACAAAACCTCTTTATCCCTTCTTTTAATCAGAATCCATTATTTATAAAATCAACTTCACTTCGTATATACTCTCTGCATCAATTCTTCCCGTCGCGAAATGGGTTTCCCGCATACTTGACAGATTCGTTTGCTTTTACGACATGTGCCGCACAAATCAGCCCCATTTACGTAATTAAATACTTCTATTCCGCAGTATTTACATTTGATTAGTTTTATACCCTTTGCAATAGGACAACACACATGGACTGCTACAACTATCACCTCCGTCTTTTCAATCAAACAAAAGTCGCATTTTATTTAACCTTTACTTCCGCATTCCCAAATAACAAGTTGCTCCACACGCAGGGCATTTAATGTGTTTTGAGCCATTACCTTTTGCTTTCAAATTTTGTTTTATGTCACAATTAGAATACTGCAAAAGCGATTTACATTCCTGACATTCAATCTTGCGATTAATCATACTACCCAATTCTAATACTGTAACCATTATTCCCTCCAAATCAAATCTCTATTTCATATATGTCCAACAATCTTGTGTCCGTTAAACTTAGTGTTACATCGAGGGCATTTCTTATAAATCGTAACGTTAAAACAATCTTCTTCTGGTAAAAAGCTTTTCAACTCAAGAATGAGCCCACAATATTCACACATTGAGCTTATTGCCGAGCAATCATCATTTTTGGGATATGTCCACACCAATTATCTGTACTACACTTTCTATAGTTGGTTGAGAATCAATTAGTTCTAAACTAACCCCAAATGGTTTATCCCAATTTGTAATATCTGCTTCTCTCTTTAATGCATCCGCGTCAATCAGTCTTCCCATTACAAATCCCTTCTCATATTGTTTTTCAATTATCATAACCATCTTCTTTGAGTGTCATAACAATCTTCTCGATCTCATTCATCACCTCAAGAAGCTGTGATTTATTCATACAACACAAACTGACCGTGTCCGGAATCGCCATGGTGTATGCTCCAACTTCTTTAGCAATCACATCAATCTTTTTATAGTGGTCGATCAATTCCCGGCAGCTGACATTTTCACTATAAGATAAAACGACAATATCATTTGGCTTTGGCTGTAAAATACTCAAATCAACATCATTCATCTTTGCTCCTTCTTTAACTCATCATATTGTACTTCCAATTCCTGAACCTTTTTACTATGTAGAGCTTTCACTTTTATTGCTACTTCATTACCACAGTATTCAGCTATTATTTTCACCATATCATCGAAGGTTCGCACCGGCCACCACTGACCATTTATGTAGATAATACATAATCACCCCCTTTGAAAGTGCTGTTTCATTTACATCATTTCCAGTAATTGTGCTTCTGAAATAATTGGTACTCCTAACTCTTTTGCTTTTTTATTCTTGCCAGTAGTTGATGTAATGTCGTTGTTTACTAAATAAGATGTTTTGGCCGACACGGAACCACTCACTTTACCACCAAGAACCTCAATCTTCGATTTGGCTTCATCCCGATTTTCAAAGCTATCCAACTTACCCGTAATAACGAAAGTCATCCCATCCAACGTTGTTCCCTTTGCCATCTGCACATTTTCAAATTCGAATATATCCATCAAATTAGGAAGCCAGGTGTGATTGCGCTGGAGATAAGTCCACATTGAATTCTGCATTGACGTTCCAAAATCTGATAAAGTTGAGAAATCAAAACCGCTACACCATGAATCATAAAATTTCACTTCATTCTCAAAGGAACTGGCAATCGCTTTGCTGGCGGATCGCCCAATAAGAGGAATTGATAACGAATAAATAAATCTGTCCAAAGTAGTGTTCTTACTCATCATTAAACTCTCCAGCAATTTTTCAACTGAACGTTTTCCAAATCGATCACTTCTACTCCATTCATCTTTATATTGATCAAGGTTGTATAAATCGATAAATGATTTCACCCATCCCCGGTCAACCAGAAATTCTATCGTGGCCTCACTCATTCCATCAATATTCAGAGCATTCTTAGAACAGAAATGAGTTAGTTTGCCAACTAATTTTCCTTTGCAGAATTCATTTGTGCAGTGTAACACTTCTGTATCTATATCTTTTTCCACTTTAGTTGCCTCACTGCACACTGGACATACGCCAGGGATGCGAACCGCATTACTTCTGGTGTTATTTTCCTTCACCTGCGGTATGATCTGATTTGCCTTATAGACCGATATCTCATCTCCAATGCCTAATTCCAACTCTTTGAGAATGCTCACATTATGAAGGGATGCTCGGCTTACATCTGTTCCATCGATATTCACTGTGTCAAAAATTGCAACTGGTGTAAGAGATCCGGTCTTCCCCATTGACCATTCAATGTCTCGCAACGTAGTTAGATGTTCTTCATCGTAAAATTTGAACGCCAATGAATGTCTTGGATGATGTCCTGTAGACCCAAGCGATTGACCATAAATCATATCGTCATACGAAATAACCAAACCATCAATTGGATAACCTCTGTCTTTGGCCTCATCTTTCAGTGATTCAATCAGTCTTGTTATTTGCTGAACATCATCGAATGGACATGAAATAAAGGGAACAACATCAAATCCCAATTTTTCTAAAGCATCGAGATTGGTACTCATCTGTCTTCCAAAATTCTTAGCCGGAACCTTCCAAGCAATACACCGAATCTTTCTTTCAGCAGCTACACGGTTATCAAGCTGCCTGACAGAACCGCTGACAAGATTTCTCGGATTCTTATATTTTTCTTCATCGGTTAAAGCCTCATTAATCACTGCAAAATCCTCATATGTAATGATTGCTTCTGCTTCAATCTCCAGCCGTTCATTATATCCGATCACAAGGGGTATATTAATAAATTCTCTGGCGTTGTGAGTAACCAGTTCTCCAACTTCTCCGTTTCCTCTAGTCTCAGCTTGAATTAATCTACCGCCATCATATGTCAAGAGAATAGTTAACCCATCAAGTTTATGCATTAGCAAGCATGGTTCAGATGCTGCAAGCTTAAGCAAGTCATCAACCGACTTCGTTTTACTCAGGCTGAGAAGTGGGTGACTATGCTTCACTTTCTCCAATTTTGATACAACTTCATATCCTACAGTTTGAGTAGGGGAACCTGAAATAATAATCCCTGTCTCCCTCTCAAGTTCCTCTAACTGGTTAAATAGTATATCATACGTTTCGTCTGAAATAACTGAATTTGAGTTATTGTAATACTCATTGCGATAATAATTCAGTTTTCTTACTAGCCCCTTCATCTCGTTAATATCTTTTACCATTCTACACACATCCCTTCATTAATTTGGACATCAATACGCCATGACATACCTCATATATCATCTGGCCCATATTTTCTTTTTTCACAAAATTCATATGAAAATTTGAAATTCTTTGCACCCCCAGAATCCTTCTTAAAAAAGCCACTTCATTATACTCAGATTGATAATTGTGTGTGATAATATCATCAATCTGACAATCTTCAATAAAGAGATAACAGTTTTGTATATTAATCATTCTGTTCAATTCCTTAAAAAATCGTTCATCGTGGGCCTTGATATTTCCAGCTATTTCATCCAATCCGTTTTTTCGTTCTATGCACAATTCATCTGTAAAATATGTATCCACCAAAAAGCCCAGTTCTGGACATCTCTCTATCATGAAACAATAATCACCCGTTTTCAGTTTTCGTTTCTTACAACGAATACTTTTCTTATCAAAATACTCAAGTATATGCTGATTGGATTTTTCTGCGCTATCATGAATAATGACCATATGTTTAAGTAATTCCTTTAGTTGTTTTTCAGTATAATAATTCTTGATCTTCTTCATTCTCCGTTCTTTTTACTTTATATTTCTGCAACCAAAACTCAAACTTATCTGGAACATCTGCATAAATCTTCTTCCCAGTCTGTGGATTTATCTCCCCCGTAGGCTCTTTTTTATGTTTCTTTTCACATGATGAAATGATTAATATATCCATTTCTTCAAACGGATGTCGGTTGAATGCATTTGTCCACATTTTGAGATCCCTTGTTTTACCTGAATATATCTCATATAGTTTGATATTAGTTATGGATTTTAAAACCTCCAGCCCCGACACATAGTAAAGTAATTTACTTGCATTTGGCTCTGTAGTTGACAATATTCCGAGAATACGATGTTCATTATCCAGTTTATCTTTAAGAGACAGTGGCTTGTACTCAACCCCCTTGATCAGCTCCTCTAAAAGTCCAGTATTGTTTAATTGGTTGTAAAGAGTTTTTGTTTCATTTCCGTATTTTTTCACAATATCCTCTGCTATTCCGTTCTCTGTAATCTTCTTTTTCGACAGTTGTTTTGCCGCGATCAACAGATCATAGTACTTTTTAGTGGCTAAAAGAGTATTGACATCACCAAAATTTTTAAAGTACTCAATCCTAATCAGGTCTTCAACTCTTGATGAATTTACTGAAGTACTTTCAATGGCGCTCAAAATTTCAACAAATGACGAATATTCGTATTTCCCAATCTCATATAATTCGCTTACAACTTTAATACCAAAATTTTTCACACTAGACAGACTTGGATAGATCACTTTAGCAGCCCTGTCAATAGTAACGCGCCTGTTGTCCTTTCCGAACTCATATCCGCCAAGCCTCACACTATAATGTTTAATGCATTCTTTAACAAGAGAATCGATCTTATCTTTTTTTCCTTTGTCTTGATAGTGATTGATTGCAACCTCATAAAATGTAAACGGATAATGCCCTTTCACCCAAGCTTGATAAGCACTGTCCCCGCCCATTGAATAAGCATGTGGTGAGTTAAACGCATAGAATGCAGAGTCTTCAATGATCTTCCAGACCGTCTCAAAGTTATTTACATTTCCGATTTCTTTTCTCCAGGATTTAATAAGCTCTTTCTTTAGCTCTGCCAGTTTCTCCGGATTATCCTTATATTCTTTCTTTGATATCGACTTGATCACACTATAAGTATTGTCCATCGCCATGCCAAGGAATGATAAAACTTTCATTATTGATTCTTGATATAACATAAAATGTGCTGTATCTTTTAACAGCTCGTTGATACGATCTTCTCCTGTCGAATAAGGTTGTCTGTCCAGGAATATCTTTAAAGAAGATGCAAACCCTGGCCTAATCGCAGCAATAAAGGCAGATAGTTCGGCAAGTGACTTCGGCTTATATTTCATTACTTTGGGAATTGTTTTAATTTGTTCACACTGGTTTATACAGCAGGTTATTCCTTTCTCATAAATATCCCAAGTCTTGTTATCTTCTTTAATCATTTCTTTCAGTTCCTCAAATGATGGAACCTCCATTCCTAAACTTTTAAAAAGTTTGTATGTAAGATGAACACTGTCTACAATAAGGAAATCGTCTTTCAAATAACCAAATTTATCGAGATATTTGCCTTCTATACAGGCCACCAACGTACGTTCCTTTGTGGTTTCTGATATTGCAGTAATTAGGCCTATTTCTCTTCTAATATCTCCATCAAAAAGAATATAACCACACGGATGTTTTATAAGATTTATCACTATGCTTTGATATTCTTTGCTTTCTTTGTATAAAGAAAGATATTCTTGAGGTATGAAATCATCTGCTACAATTAAATCTCTGGCATCCTCATCAGCATATTTTTTCGCTTTTTCAAATTCATCAAGATATTTTGAGATCTGCAGCGAATCATGTGCAGAAACATCATTTGCTCCGGCATAAAGCTGCCATGCCGACTTTTCTTTCAGTTTTCCAACCGCCATCAATGGATAACATCCATGTTCACCAAGCAATTTCTTGCCAGACTTTTCAAATGGTTCTTGCTCGGCAATATTGAGATCAATATCAGGCATTTGTCCAGCTAATACACGTTCTTTGGTTAAAAATCTTTCAGGATATATTGGTATATCAGAATTGAACCTGTCTACAGTTGTAAAACCAAGCAGCCTATTTGTGATAAATGAAGCAGAACTCCCTCTTGATGTTGTAGTTAATATTCCTCCTTCTTCAGTTATTGCATTATGTACTAATCTTTGATTTGTTAGGAAATAGTCAACCACACCTGATTCAGTTACTTGTTTCGCCTCATAACGGACACCATTGATTTTATCCTTGGATTTTAAAGGCTCTTTTCTGTATGCCTGGTTTAAAATGTTATGATAGAGCTTTACCCTTTCCCCATATGATTTATCCTTGTAAATATTGGGGATTTTAAATGATTTATCAAGCTTTATATCTTCACACTCATCAACAAAGACATTGGTATTCATGATCGCTGTTAAAATTTGTCTGTCAGATAACACGCCCTGTTCTTGGAACCGTCTTATCAAAGTTGTGGTGTCAGGATAATCCATATACCACCCAGCCTCTTCCGGATAAGATACTTTTTTGTATTTTAATATCTGGTCTCTCTTCACACGGCCTGATTCTCCAATATAATGACTATCTAATCCAGCAATTATTTGAATTCCATATTTTTCAGACATCTTGATAATTCTTTTATTTAGTTCTTTTTGTTTGCTGGTATTATTGGCTTGTAATTCAAGAAAAAAATTGTCGCCAAAATATTTCCATACTTTCAACCAAATCTCTTCCGCATCATCATAATTCCATCCGGCTATACATGCGCTCGTAACAATTATATTGTCTCTAGGAATGTTTAGGAGAAGCTCTAAATCTATACGTGGACGATAATAATATCCATCAATATTTGCCATAGACAATATATAGTTGATATCCGCTCTCCCCGTTTTGTTCTTAGCAACAATAACCATATGACAATTGGTTTTGTCTTTTTCATGTCTGTCTTTCACCCAATAGGCTTCTGTTGAGTGCCTATACTTAAGATTTTCTTTTTCTGCAACATCATAAACAAAGAAATGATTGCCTTGCGATCCGTGTTCTCCAGAATACAAACATTTCGCATTCAACTCTTTGACCCTCTTTACATATTCACTTAACAATTCTCCGCTGTCAGCGATATACGTATTTGAAAAGTCCTTATGACAGTGGTAGTCTTCTAAATAGAGATTTTGGGCATAGTCAGCTATTTCATATGGAAACTTAAACTTTAATTTTGGAATAATTTCCTCTATTAACTCTTGATACAATTAATCACCACCTATCCATATTTTGTTACAAACGGCCTTTAATACAAATTTTTTTCCTAAAAATCCACTATCTAAGGTGCAAACACAGGAAACAATATCTCCCATAATCGCCGCATCTTCATACACCTCAAACGAGCCGCTGTAATTCCATTTGATGACAAGTAGATAGTTATTTGGTTGTACAACCAAATGCTTAAAATTACTCATGTTGCTTATTCCATAATCTTCAATATTGGTAATATATACCTGTACTGGCTTGAACTTTTCACCCGCTACTTTATCAATTAGTTTTATTTGTTCTATTAATCCTCTTGTGATATCGGATACATCCAATTGAATATCTGCAGCAAGTTCTGTAATATCAGGTTCTTGCATTGCAAGACTTTCTTCTATATACAATGAGAAATCATCAAATAGATTCTTATCAATCTCTATACCACTTGCTAATTCATGTCCGTTGGCCTCTGCAAAACTGCTGTCGTTGCATATCTTTCTAAAATCGCTTACGCCAATCGCTCTCATAGAACCACATAATTTATCACCACAATCTTTTAAAACAAGTATTGGTCGCTGATATTGCTCAAGTAATTTGCCAGCAATCAGTCCAGACACACCATATTCACTTTCTATGATGACGGGAATCATCTTTTTTTCTTTTTGCTTCTCACATTGCATCAATACTGAGGGAAACAATCTTTCAACCTCATAGTTTTGACGTTCTCGACAGGCTACAAGGGCCTTTTTATATTTTAAAATCTCTTTATTATCATCCGACAAAAATAAATTCATTGCGGCCTCATTTTCATTCATACGGCAAGAAGCGTTAATCAGCGGCGCGATACTGAATGATATGGCTGTTGAGTTAAAATCAAAACTTCCAATAATCTTCTTCACAGCTGGATTATAAATAGTTTTCAGACCTTCATTTACAATATAGCGATTTTCCATGACAGTCATATCCATCATATCTGCTATAATTCCACATGCTGCCAGATCAATTAATTCATCTGCGTAGTCTGTCAGTTCTTGTTCATCTATATATTTGCAGAATTTCCATACCACACCAGAACCAGATAATTGGGGATTTTCATATCCCAGCTGGGATGATACCAGTGTTATATATTCCGAATAAGGAACTTTATCATCAACAGCATGATGATCCAATACAATTACTTCTATCCCCATTTCTTTCAGTTTTTCATATTGTGAAGTATTTTTATCAAGGCTATCAACAATTATAAGAAGATCAACATCTGCAAACCGACTGATATCTTGATTAATCAATCCATGAGCTTTACCATTATTAATAAATGTATGAACCTTCTTTTTATCTGTTATGTTCCACAAATATCTTGCCGCAATAGTCCCGGCAGAGATGCCATCAACATCAACATCATAGAGAACACCTATTTCTTTATTCAAATGGCTAAACAAGATTTTATAGGCCTTGTCAATATCTTTCAAAGAATCCAAAGGCAGTAAATCCGCTTCGATTGGATTCAGAAATCGGTCTATATCTTCTACACCCCTTTGTTTTAAAATGACTTCAAATATTTCACTTTCACACATTCCGCGACAATCATTTAACACATTACATTTATTCATTAATCGTTAGAGTAAAGATATCTTTTCGCTGCGCAGCAAACCCCCTTACTCCTCTCTTAAATATACTTTATTTCTTCTTGTAAAATCCGTTTCAACTCTTCGCCCCCCAGGTCTGATGCAGAAATTTTGTTGCCATAATTCTTGTCAAAATTGTCCCAATAACCAACATCCATTTCACTAAATCTGGAATAGCTCTTTAAGACCATGATGTTTCTTTCAATATTGTCATACTTATAACCAACATCATGCATGAATATTACTCGTCTAGGATTCAACTCCATTATCATCTGCGCCTGTTTAGAACTCAACGAACCACTTCCTAACCCTATTGCATATCTTATTCCATAGGAAAAACATTGCATGGGCGATTTTTCCGCTTCAAATATCAAAACTGTATCACCCTGCATATACTTATAGTTCTGCGAATATCCATACAGTTGTTGGGACATCTGACACGGGAGAAGATAATAATACTTTTGATCTCCATCTAAAACATCGTAATTACATCGTGCCTTTATCCCAACGAGCTGTCCGAGCTGATCCCTAATTGGAATTACAATAGTCTGAGATCTTCGGTCGTAGCAAATACCGAAATATTTTTGAGCTGAAAGTGAAATGTTGTCTCTAAGAAATCTTAAGTTCCCACAGTTTTCATAGTCCTCTAATAGTGAATCATCGTATGTATTAATTGTTGATTTCTTGTATTTTCTTACTTTGTCATAGATGCCACCAAAAATCCCTCTGTTGGTTTCAAAAAAATCATAATAATCTTCAATTCCAAGTATTGATCTTATGGTTCTCATCACATCAGAAAACTCTACGCTTCTCTGGGTGCAAATAAAGCTTATCAATTCCTTATATTCATTTCTTGCCCAGTCTTTAACATACAGAAACTCGTTGTCATCAAGATGGATCGTAATCGATTTAGGGCTTGATGATTCACTACGGCCAAACTGAATATATTTATTCCGAATGATTATGTTCGCATATCCAAAGTTAGCTAAAACCTGTCTTATTCTTTCAGGTTCTTTTAGTAACTCCTTTTTTATTTCTTTTAGCACATCTCACTTTCACCTCCTCTAACTATTTTATTTCGCCATGTTTGATTCTACATTGGGCGGTCTCACGAAAAATCGCATAATCGCCTGAAAATTTACTGAGGTAACAAATCCCGTTATCACTAGAATTTGCTCCACTTCTACATTTTTCTGTAAATATAACACGCCACACAGCAGTTGGATCGGGCTTATATTCCTCTTCTATCCATTTGTCATTGACCTTTTTTAGTCTAAAAGGATGACAATAATACTTACTCTTAGGATCTAGTTCTTCATCAAAAACATTTCGCATAAAAAACAGATTTTCTAAAACTTCTTTTATCTGTTTTGAATTAGTTAAGACAGATGAATCCAAGAACAATTTTCCTTTCATACTTTCCAGCAGCTGAACAGATCCAAGCATTATTATGTTGTATTTCTTTGCTAATCTGTCTAATTCTCTACTATCTCGCACAAGAGCCAAATCCTGTCTTTGTCCTTTAAAATCGTTTTCAGACAATTTAAATGTGTCTACAAGCACAGTGTCATATGCATAACGTAACACATTTTCACGAATCTTCTTTTTGTATATTGATATATTGGATGTGTTTACTTCAATAAATTTCAATCTGCCTTTATAATTATCTCTCCAATATTCTTGGGCGATCTTTATGTACTCTCTGTCCTCGTCCGTGATGTTTCCGCTCATCAACTTTTTCTTCGTCAGCTTGAAATATCTACAGTATTTACCCAATATCCAAACAAGAAACTTCAATTTGAACTTTTTCGAATTTTCCTCGTTGGAAATAATAAGTATTTTTTTATCTTGATATAGCAATGCCATGATAATCGTTACCCACCAGGTACTTTTTCCTGTGCTACTAAAGCCTCCCATCATGGTAAAGGTTCCTGGTAAAAGCCCATTAATTTGCTTTGATAGAAATGGAAAGCAGTTTATCTCATCCAGATTTATATCATCACCAGCTGTACCAAAATCAACTCCATTTTCTTCTCCGCTTGAACACGATTCAATGAATGAATCCGGGAAATCGATTTCTTCTTCTTCCAACACACTACTTGACTGACCACAATCGTAACTCTCTATTCTTGCAGAATACCAATCACACACTTCTTCCGCAGTCATTTTTCGCAACAGTTTAAGCGGAATCACAAATTTCTCATTGAGGCTTATCTTCCCCAACAGATTAAAACCATCTCTGTGCATACTAAGCAGTATGTTTTCGCGATATAGGATATCTAAATATATATCAAAGTTTTTTGCATTTATTATTTCAATTTGATGTTGAATTGTTTCCCACCCACCGCAAGCGTTATATCTTTCGATAACCTCTTCATTCATATTGCTAAGAATTGTAACTTCATCCAGGGAATAGAACCCCTTCTTCCTTAACTGCTTCAGCAGCGAAAAATAGAAGTAACCATCTTGCGTAATGAAATTTTCAGATTCTAGCGTTGTTTCATCTAATAAAAGCATATCATTGAAAAAACAGCTAACAACATTTCCTTCTATTTCAAGACGGCCTTTTAACAATTGTTCAGGATATTTATCTTTAACGCCTGTCAGGAAATCCTTTTCCAATATGTTTTATCCCTCCAATTCTATTTCAGCCAAACTCCTTCGGCATTTTTGTGGCTTATATTTCATTTCAATCACATCAACTGAAACTTGTTTTTTTATATTCAGAATTTCTTTTCGAGTAAAATCAGCCAAAGAATTCTTGAGTATTGCTGTGAAGTAACGAATTTGAGCAAATTCACTCTTGAAGTCCTTTCCGACGATAGAGGACAATTGATTCTCGTTCTCTTTTAAATAGGCGAATATTTGTGAGTATGTATATATATTTGCCAGATCTTGTATTTCCTTAAATAAAATGGTATTTGTAATTCTTCGGCCAAATATTTCATAAATCAGAATGAATGTATTATCCTTTTCATCCTTTCTCTTGTTCCATTCATCGCATTCCTCTTTGCTACAGTAATAGACATTCTTTTCTTTTATGATCTTTTTATAGGCCAAGCTTCTCTCGATCTTATTGCCACAAATCTTACATTTTACGAGTATAATTTCACCCCCCTTTAAAATCAAAGCAGGGAATCGAACCCTACTTCGACAATTTTTAAGTATTAATTATTTAGTTTGTCATACAATTTTTTCAGTTCATCATCTGGAACATCTGTAAATTTACCAAATGTCTTAACTGTTTCTCTCACTTCTGTCTTGAGATCATCAACCTTACAATTTTTGAACAGATCCCTTGTTGCCCCAATCAGATCATCAGGATAATTATCATCATCAAAAGGAAGTTCATTCACTGTGTCTTCATTCGTGGTATCATCCTGCAACTCGTCTTTATCAATGTCGTCTTTTCCTGAATCTTCAGTAACTTCCCTTTGTGTAGTCTTGCTGTTGACAAATTTGGAAACGCTAGATGCTTCAATAGCATCTTCTAGTGCCTTAATAAAAGCATCTGAATTCATTGGAACACTGTCAACAATTCCACTAAATCTCGACTTACTATCAACAGAATAATTATCATCTCTAAATACAATTTTTCTGTATTCCTCTTTCACTTTGTTAACTGTTATTTCTTTTTTGGTAGCAATATTTTTTCTACCGGTTCCCTCCACCTCAATGGTTCTGTCAATACAGCCCATTCCAACAACATGCATCTTTGATTTAAATCCATTGAAGTATTTTTGCATCATATTTGTTGTTAGCGTTGTATATGTTGAATTTGAGATTGGATCAATGATATCACGAACTTTGACATGACCTGTATACCAAACCCGAACACCAACCTGTTTCAATGCCCACACCTTATTTAAAATAATTTCAACAACTTTATCTTCACCTCGCCCAAATCCACCACAAGCAGCATTTAATGTTTTAGCGGGAACAAAATCCTTTTTTCCAAGATTCTCTGAGTTCCATGCACGAACAACTTCTGGCTCAGTGATTTCAATGATCTGATCCAGAGTATCAAAAATAACCACCTTTAAGTCTGGATAATCTGTCTTCTTATTTTTCACGATATCAGACACTACAGCATCGAATTTCTTCCAATTTTCAATATCCTCATAAGACGCATAAGGTAAGCAGTCAACTCCCTGTTCTTTACCAGCATTAAATATCATGTAGCCATCTGACCCAAAAAGTTTTTCGCAGGTCTCATACATGGTTGTTGTTTTACCAATTCCACTTTCTCCCAATAAGCATACCGAATAATTTTCTAATCCTTTTTTAACAACATTCTTTTTTCCAAACTTAGCCATTACAATCTCCTTTAATTAATGTTTTGGAAGGGGCGAAAACAATCGCCCCATATTATATTGATTACAGGTCGTCGTCATCATCCTCAAAGAGACCCGGAACATCTTCAGGAAGATCTTCGTTGAGAGGTTTGATTATCATATCATCAACTGAATAGACTGTTTCCTGTTTTCCTTTAGTGAATCCGCGCGCCGGTTTAACAAATTGTAATTCCTGAATCCTATCCCCATATACACTCCCGCCAAGTTCTGCTCTAATGTCATCCAAGGTGATAAGTCCGCAGTCAATGTCCTCTCTCTGGTCATCTGTCAACATATCGTTAGTAATTTCAACCTTCTGTGCGCCATTAATCATACTTACGACAACTCCATATTCATAAACCTTATCGTCATCAATTGTAAACTTACGCAAGATTGCTTTGACGCGCTTTGCTTCCTTTTCATCTTCAGATCCTAAAATTGCAATAGTGATGGGAACCGGAATATTGACCTTGCGATTTGATTCATATTCCATATGAAATCCATTTACATAATATTTTCCTGTTTCCTCAAAAGACAGATCATCAAGTGAGTTAGAATCAAACAAAACGTTTACTGTCGCAGTAGAATATTCTTCTGCATCTTCTGCTGCTAAATAAATGCGATTGGGAATATAATTTTCGTATACTCTTTGCTTATCATCTGAATATGAATAGTCTGCATTGCCTCGAATAAGAAACTTATTATTATCGTATTTACCGCTGTCAATAACCTTTTTGATAAAATCAACAAAGTCCCATTCTGAAATATATTCATGTCTTCTCTTTTTGCTTTTTTCTAACTCTTCAGCAACATCTGCTTCTGATGTCACTTCAATTTCTTTTAGTTCTTCATCTGTAAGGCTGGTTCCCTCTTTAACCTTTTCGGCAGCTTTCTCAAGTTTGTATCGTCTTCCTGGCTTCTCAAGATCGAATACAAACTTCTTAAATTCTGCGATTTCAGGAATATATTTTGAAGTAAGTCTTTCTTTAAATGGTATTTGAATTGGTTCGCCTTTCACTTTCTTACCAGATGCATCAGTTGATCCCTTCGTAAAAGAATAAACATCCCCATGTCCATCAGCAAAGGCCCCAGCTTTTACTTGTAATAAATGTCTGCTATCACCACAGGTTGCAGTAAACCTAATTGTTTTGTTCATCCAACCAGATGACTCATAATTTTTTTCTTCATATGGATGAAATTTCTCACTATCTTTGCCCAAACTCAACTTTCCAATCATTTCAAAATTCATATATATTCAATTACCTCCGTATAATTATTTGTATATAAACTTTGCTACTGGGACGAATCTTTGAAATATGAATTTCGTCTTATTTAATTTTTTTATTTCTATAGCCAAATGGTTGAACTATTAATATCGTGCACATATTTTGGACACTAAGGGAGTCGAACCCTTCCACCATAAGAACCCACATTCTAGCGCCCGTCACACTTGCGATATCATAGTTTAAGCTTAAAAAAAATATAAAAATCAAACCATCTATATAAAGTCACAGCAGCAAAGGATATTTTAGTTCATTGAAAACCTTCTTTTATTCGTTTGGCTATCCCAGTGGATTTATCCCGAAGCAACCAATTGCCTCAACAACTACAGGATTATCACTGACTAATGTAATCTCACTCTCTTCAATAATCCCGTACACCTCACTGTGTTTTCCCTCACACTCTCCCAAAAATAACTCTTGACCAATCAGGCCCCTAACTTCTTCATCAGTGGCTGTAAACAAACCACCGATAAAGGCATAGTCAGAATCCCATTCAAATTTCCATAGTTTTTTCACTTAAAATCACCTCACTTTCTCCAAAAAAAGGTGCAAAAAATATAGAGCTGCTTAAATCAGCACTATATCGTCTCCGATATTTAGTTTTTCCACCATATTTGATTCGTCACAAATAACTTTGTTCATATCCATATGCGTAATGACCAACGATCAATTTGCATTTCTCACATTGAATATCGGCTTCGCACAAAATAGATCCAATACCGTCTAAATAGTCTTTATTCGTATAGACAAGAGCCTTACAGCCACACTTACACATTATTGGTTCATGATACTTATTTTCATAACCTAGTGCACGCATCTTCAGATGGTGAATCTCCTCGCTTAAAATGAACATTAGCAACTCAATACGTCGTTTAATCTGGGCATCCCTTTTTTTCTTATTTTGTCTCAATATATACCTTTTCTTCGCTTACTATTTTCCAGAACACATAATTTGATTTTGGGATTCCGCATACACGCCCAGACTTAAAATCATCAACTGTGTAACTACAATATACTGGGCGACACTTTATATCATCAAACCATATAGGAACAAAATCCACCCCATCTGCGCCATATTCAAGCATCATATCAAAAATAGTCTTCATTAATACCTCATCTCTATCAATAAAATATTGGTTTCTTTTATCTCATGAGTAATCATCACACGAGTCATTATAATCAACATAATCTCCATGACGTTGACAGTAACCATCTTCGCAACTCATTGTGAGATAATAAGCACAATCTTCACATCTATCATAATCCATTTAAATTCCCTTTCTTTAATACAAATTTTAATCAGTCTTCGTCATTCGTCTCCATCAGTTCATCACAATTGCCACATTTAATTTTTGCATCGCGCCCGGCCTTAGCAGTCTGATCACATCCTGAACAGATATATTTGAACGACTTCTTTTCTCTCGGTTTTTTTACTTTCACTGGTACAACAGATCCAAGCCGGAAATATTTAAATGCTTTTGGATCAGGTTTCATTTCTTCAACGATAAAAGTTTTCAATGATTCCGACAGTGATGTATAGCCCCATCCATATTGTTTTGACTTTTCACAGATCAGACCAACTCGTTCCGCTGCAGTCTTAAACTTCTTATTATGTACTTGACCGTTACAGTCTTTGATCTCATTTTGTCTATTAACGTAGTGAACCATTTCATGATGAAGGGTCTCAATAATTTCTTCTGCCGGACGATTCATATTTACCGGATTAATATTAATCTCGTACCTAGCGGATTCTTCATTCTCAGTTTCGTTTTGATTCTTCCATACTTTTCCCAGCGTAAAATGTCCCAGATTATTTGGTCTTGATTTCTGAATTGATATAACCGGTTCTGGTAATTTTCCTTCATAATACTTTGCGTTTAAGATATCAAAACATCTATGTAGCTCATCGAGAGCTGCGCCTATAATATTCAATAATAACTCCTCTCATATAATGCAGGTCAATCAGTCACCCGTTACCCAAATATATGCCGCCATTATACATCCCAGCCAGGCAATTAATCCTCCAACACAAGAAGCAAATACACATTTAACAAATGTAATTCCCACCACCGAGGCTGTCAATGTTCCTGTATCAAATGCGCGACAAGCTGCTAAAATCGGCTGTACAAACAATACCCAACCACCAAGGTAAAGACCACTAAAGATTCCCATCGCGCCTATCAAAAAAAGCTATTATATTTCGCATCTAAAATCCTCCACTTTGTTTCTGTCTATCAATCTTTGAATATTTGTTGAATGTGTCGTTTCATTCGTTAATCTGCTCGAACTCTGCACAGTACATTGCCCTATCGAGCTGATTGAAGGTCAAGCAATCAGAGACGCCGGTTCTTCTGTTAACACAGTATATCCCTGTTGCATACGTGCGCCATCTGCTCGTACCAGCAGCCGTTAACTCTGTTGAAAAATCATAAATATCTCCAACCTTTAAATCGCGAAACAATTGACATTTTGATTTCCTGTATATCTCAGTGCATTTTGCGGTACATTTTAAATCCATAACCCCTCCTAACTATAGTTTGCTTCTGGTTCGGCCTCGGGTGTAATCCCCTCCTCTGCCGAATTATCATCAATCTGCAACTTGCAAAATGATCTCTTTAAGCTACAAAGAAATACTTCGAATGAGTTCATATATCTTAGTGAAGAAATATCCGGATTGCATCGATAATCTATATCCCATTTTTCTCCATCATATTTTTGCCATCTTGTGATCGGAATTGAGAAATTCATATCCTCATCATGTTCACACTCAAAAACTATATTGGCCTTCTCAAAATCAGACCAGGAACAACCAGCTTCATATTCCACTTCCATTGTACATTCCACTGATTCATACGTTGGCTCATCATCAGTATTGACTTCCAGCCCATTCGTCTCAACATTGGCAGCTACATAATTACACCATTGCTCAAACAACTCTGAGGTCTTAATGACCTTTCGCCCATCTTCAATCATAAGTTCCTTAAAATTCTCAAGGATTTTCTTATTTTCAACCAAAGATGTAGAATTAACAATTTCTGTTAATACCGTATCTAACTTAACTATGTATTCCGAGAAATCAGTTTTTTCAATAGCTGGAGCCATTACAGATTCCACCTTTTCTCTAATTGCTTTTCCTACTATCCCGTAACTTCGGAATATTTCTGCCATAGCCTCATTGATACCTTTTTCAAACTTTTCAGACATGATTTTTTCTATCGAACCGTCTGAGAGCTTCTCTTCAATAATTCCCTTAATGTTTTCTTCTAAAGTCATATATCCTCCTATTTGACATGTAATAATCAATCACAATTTAACAACTTCCACCGTCATATGGAATAAAGTTCTCTTCGCAGTCCTCCGGCAAGCACACGCCACAGTCCCAACAATTATAATCATCATCATAAATTCCATGGCAACAACTACTGCAATCATTCACGGGTTCACTTTTATTAAAATCGCTCATCACTCTAAATCACCTTCCTGAAATAAAGATTTCAACTGTTCAACCAACTGTTTTCTAAATAGTAAAAGCCATACACAATAGCTCCTGTGAGAACTAGCCAGAGGAGCCAAAAAACAACCACCGCTAAGATAACCATTAATATAAATGCTGGACTAATCTATAGCACCTCCTGCTTAGATCAAATTGAAGATTGCCCACCTCAGTGTTTCTGCCGCATAGCTATCCTGCTCTACCTCAGCTCTAGTCAATAAATCCTTTAATTTGGTAAGCTTTGGTTCTTTGTTTTCCTTCAAGTATTGTAACTCTTCTTTATTTAAATGTTTCGCTGCCGACGCACGACTTTCGATCTGCCGTTCGACAATCCTAAATTCATCTTTATTAAGCCATTTAATCCATTTCCCACACTTTGAACAGTAAAGCCCTTTGTTATTACCAGACGTTTTAATAAAGACATCGCTTGAAAGACATTTATTACATGAAAACATTATTACACTTCCTTTCCCTTTAAAAGAGTGGATTCAAGCCTATAAGCATTTCCCTAATATCTGAGGAAAATTATATGAGCTTGGTAACTGTCCGATCAGATTAACCTCAACTTCTGTTACTCCGTTTTTTGTTTTTACCATAACAAAATCCCCCTTTTTAATAAGCTCTGGTTTCATTGATTTTGGAAGCTTCCACCCGGATTTTTTACCACTATTTAAATAGGTTCCAATCACGTAAGTAGAAAGAGACTTATTATTTCCTCTAAATAAACGTTGCCAAGCGGATGGTTCGTCAAATTTCACTTTAACACGCTTTACCCCGGCTTCCTTCAAAACTAAATATAATATGTATCCATCAATCAGTTCATGTTGCTTGTTTATAACGATGTACCGATCTTGAATCTTCTTATGGATATAATTATCCCTACAGAGTTTTAGTTTCACTGGACTGGGTGATGACCTGGCAAAGTCATCTGTAATAGTTATATCTGTTAATTTTATAGTCTTCATGCTTCCCCCCCCTATGAAAGAGCAGTTTCACTGTATACTTCGGAACTGGTTAAGGCCTATTTTTTTCTCCGAAAACATTTCCCAGAATACCAAGCTCGGTATCCCTGATCATTTTTAACCATAATACAGTCACCATCTGAACAATAAACTAAATACTACTTATTTTCTATAAATCCATATTCTTCTGCTGCCGAAGTCGCAACAGCCATTTCTCCAATTTTAAACGAATTACAGATCATCATAAGTTCTGTCTGGCTCCTTTATTAACTTAAGCAATTCTTTATAATATAAATCATCAAAATCTTTTTTGTTTCTAATTGTAAAGCTTAAATCGCATTCATCACACTCCCAAGATACCTCTCCATATTCCCAGTCCTCATCAGTCCAGTTTGTTTCCCCCTTTTCGTGTGCGATCTTCATTTTTTCATATTCTTCTGAAGATAAAAAATGTCGTCCTCTATCGCATAAACACCCTATCTCACATTCTCTTTTTTGTGATTTTATGATCACATAAGAAATCATATAGTTTTTCACACAACAAATCATCTCGCCCATAAATATCTGTCAGTCGACTCTGAACATAGCATCCAGTTCTAAACTGGCACAATAGTTCATCCAGTTTTTTTATTCGCTCTTCACTTAAAAAATCAACTTGATTCAGTTCCGGATAATAAACCGCCTTCTTGAGTTCTGGATATCTTTCTTGTCTCTTATTCTCATAAATTTCCATCACCCTAGCTTCCATATCTTTTGTAATATGGTACTTTAGACATGGCATGACAGCCTTCATGTCCTCGTAGTCCAGTGCTTCGAATTCCGAAATATTCAACTTCGACACTGCTTCTTTGAGGTCTAGCATAACCTGTTTTGCAAAAGCCTGAGCCTTTTCATACTCCTCATAAGCCAGTTTTATGTTCTTGATCGTATTTATCCTTTTTCCTCCTCATTCAAACTGTAGGTCTTTTTGCCAAATGTAGCCAAGACTCCCATCATCATCAAATCTAACAAGACAATCCCCAGCTACGTTCTGTGTGACTACACCTGTTTCACCCAAATGGGCCGAAGAAGCAACTCTTTCAGAATTTTGTATTACCAAAACCCTATCGCCTACTTTATAATTATTTTTCATTCTCACCGTCTCCTTCTATAAAAGACCTATTTTAAAAGTTGCTCAATATACCGCTCCATCTCATATGTCAGCTTCACACAGTTACCATGAGATATGTGATTCTTCCAGGAATTATAAGACTCTTGAAACTTTTCGGTACTCAGTTTACCCTTCGTAACCAACCGAGCCATCTTTTTGAATTTCTTTTTGGCCGCTCGTTTGTTTTCGTTCTTCAACTTTTGAATCACTTTGCCATCCATTGTTACATATGTGTGAAATCCACAAAACTTAATTCCATTCTTGAATGGCATGATTTGTGTTTTACCATTAAGTGTCAGTCCTAAAGATTCTGCAAATATCATAATGGCATTTAAGCATTCTTTTGCATAACCTCGGCCCGACACAATCATATAAAAATCGTCCATGTATCTACCATAATACTTAACACCAAGCTCCCCGGTCACAAAATGATCTAATCCAGATAAATACAGCAGTGCATAAACCTGGCTAACCTGATTCCCCAAGGGGATTCCTACGCCATCTGTGCTATCTACAAACTTCTCACAAAGCCAATACACTTTTGGGTCTGACACATAATACTCCAATATATCTTTTAGAACATTGTGATCTATAATATAGAAGAATTTGCTCACATCAGCTTTTATGATCCAGCAGTCATAACCGAACCTTTCATATGCGGCCAACATATCACTCTTCAGCCAGTTAAGACCATACAGAGTGCCCTTATTTATTTGCCCAGCAAAATTATTGGGTATGAATTCGGATGATAGTATTGGAAGGAGTACATTATCACACAAACTATGCTGCACAATCTTATCTTTGAATCCACCAGCCTTAATGACTCTCTCTTTTGGTTCATATATTCTAAATTCATTGTATGGAGAGACGGTATATTGACCTGTTTCTAATAGCCGTTTTATCTGCAGCACACCATCAAGGGCCGCTGTCTGGAACTTTTGACTTCCTTTATTCTTACCATTTCCCTGTTTAGAGCGTTTATATGCCTTATACAAATTTTCAAAATCAGCAATCGCTTCAAACCCGTTACTATCTTCGATCATAATATTTCATTCCTTTATATTTATCCTTACCTAAGCGGCAAGGAAAGGTTATTCATTCATTTGATGGCGGGACTCTCATTTCAGGGATTTCCCTTACTTTTTCTCGTTTTCCGCCCCAGAGCGGGCGCACACCTTTGTCGTAGTCATAGTCGTTGTAGTTGACACTGCCGTTGCTGTTGACATACTGAACATAGTGGTTGCCATACAATGAATAACCTACTAATGATCAACGATTTTTGTCTTTTGTTCTCCAACCAATTGTCATATACTTAACATCATTAATTTGCTTCTGCCAGTGTATAATTGTGTCGCATCCGATTATTTTCAGAGTCATTGATAGCTCAGCGTAACAAGATAATTTATCACAAGCGGACACTGCTTTAGTCTGCAATTTCCCTCGTTCTTCTTTTGATGATTGAAGACTCAGGCGATTTGCATCCAAAAGAAGTTCATATATATCCATGCAAGTTTCTTGAATACGTTTTACCAAAGTAACATACTTGTTGGGATACCTTTTTCTGTTAGATGTAATTGTCATCGTATATTCCATAAGTTTTATCGCTTTAGTAACTACTTCAAGCTGCGCTATAGTATCAAGCTCCTTTCAGTCGCTATGTCATTCCGGCTGCTCCCGCAGCCCCAAGTTCCCGGCTTCGTTCTGCCGTTTCGAAGATGCGAAGATTTAAGATCGTAAGATGCAAATCGGGCGCACACCCCCGCCGCAGCCATAGTCGCCGTAGCGGACACCGCCGCTGCTGCGGACACACTGAACACAGTGGTTGCCATAACCAGACGGGGTTGAATCTGGAGTAGCTAGCCACCACCATTTGTCCATGCTTGGAATATTCTCCCGACATTCTCTGTATAGATCAAGAGTTGGAATTGATAAAATATCCCCCTCTACCACACCATAATCTTTCAGCCCATCAAGCGAAAGTAGGTCTGTGGTAACCGGCACAAGTCTATCGCCGAATTCCGCCTTCAACGCCTTGCCTAGCTTGCAAATATTCAGTATTTCTCGGATATTTGATGTTGCATAATTGTTTGACTTGCCAAACTCATGATTACCAAGACTTCCATCAAGCAAATAATATGTACCTTTTTCATCTGTCTTAATTGCCGTCCATGCCCAGCCAGCCATGATTGTTAGATCCGCCGTCTGCATTTCATCCTTAACCGCCGCACGGAATTCTGCTTCGTATCTTTCTGGATCTTCATCGTACCAGTCTGGAGTGATGTCCTGATCAACAATATATTTCCAGTCATCTACGCTAGTGGCCTTGTTGCCATCTTTCGGAATTAACTCGGCTCTTATAAACACCTTTGTGGCGTTTTCGCGAGTATCTTCAATATTAAGGCTCTCCAGCAAAGAAGAGTGACTCTCATTTCCCCTAGGTGCTAACACAACTTTACTTTTCAAAATAATTCCACTCTTAAATTCGCACATAATTTCAATCTCCTTTTAATTGCTTTTATTTATAAATACAGGTTTTATTAATCATTACTGGCCTATAAATCTCATTTATATCTTGGGCAACGATACCATATGCTGCCAGGACAGCCATTTCCTGTTCATAGGTTTCACAAGCTTTCAGCATTGCACAGATTTCTTTATATTCCGCTTCCAGTGAGTCCTCCCGAGCTGAAACATCAATGTCCAATTTGTGTAACGCTCCATCTGACACATCAGTTGAATAATTGTGGCAGTCAATATTTAATGCTGGATAACCTTTTGCCGTGATCAATGAATCTACTCTTTCAACCGCATCCTTTACCTCTTTATAAAAGGGATCTTCTTCGAAAATCTTTTCCGTCTCCTGAGATAAACGCTCTTGAATTGCCTCTTCTTGTCTTTCTTTCCATAACTTGATGATTGCTGCTGTTCTCAAATTTTTCTCCTCCTCACAACCGTTTTTACAATAAATTCCTGGTGAACACGAATCCTGACCAAAACAAGCATTAAGTAGTCTCAAACTTCTATCAAATGAATCTTCTTTTATTATTTCGCTTATAGTCATTTCTCTCCCTTCTTTTGAAACACTGATTTCAGCACTCTGCCTCCCCTTTTAAGTTACCTATTTGAGTTCTAATGTTGGTTAGATCATACTCCATGTCTTCCGCTTTTGTTTTCATGGAATCAATCACTTGACTCTTTGTAATTACAGCATATTTCCAAACCCAACTCGAACCATCAACATATAGGCGTGGAAAATTCCAAATGTTTTGCCCTGCATCGCCCATAAATCTCACACTTTCGATGGAAAGCCCAGGCATTGCAATTTCGGTATTAAAGTCAAAATCATCAGCGTTGATTTCAAATAAGTACCTCCCATCGTCTGGGATGAAATCGCACCTCACCAAATGCATTGGTATTTCGCAATCTTCTATGAACTTTCTTATATTCTCGTAGGCCTGTTCCCACGAACCAGTAGGACATAGTCCCGCACCGGGGTTTATGCATATATCCATTATTTCCTCCTTAAAATTCTGGTTTCATAAACTTTGATTTAATAAATTTTATTGTTTATTAATCATGTAGACAAACAATATACACAATTAAGGGTTATTATATAGAAGTAAGATAAATAAAGCTTTTCATACCTTCCCCCTATATAGTGGAGCCGTCCCCCGGCTCCTTTTTTATTGACCGCTACCAATAAACTCCAGCATCATATTCTGCAGCTTATCAATATTCTGCTGAATCTTCTTTGGAATAATATCTGCAACTTTGTTGAATGCTTCATTTTGATCATCCGTTAGCAAATCTGAACGTTCTATATGTAGCTCACGGCAAGTAAGCAACCATGTTCCCGGATGATGTATATGCCTATGTACAACTACTTTACATTCGTTTAGTCTCAGCTCCCAAATGCGAGGAATCCACTCCTTATCATCCCTTGAATACGATGTTACATCTTTCCATTTAGATATATTCATATTTCTCCTTTCCCCGGCTAACCGGTTAAAATTATTCATTTGGATAAACCGGAAACATCTCACAACTCAACATGTTGCACAACCCTTCTTTTGACAAACTAAGAATATAATCTGCTACAATACTTTTTGCTTCATTTATTTCTGTCACTTCATTAAGATTTATATGTAACCTCATTTCAAATTTTTTCGCTTTGTCGATATATGGTATTGGGTTTATGTATCCCATGTGCTTCTCCTTCCTTGAACCACAGCCGGATAAAATTAATTTACATATTTTCGTTCCAAGCACAAATTTCACAAGTTTTCGGGCATACACCTGATTTAATTGCCCTTTGACACATTTCTCTTTTGCTTATTTTTTTCACCTCTAACACCCCGATCATGCGCAATAATTTCTTTAATAAACCGACAAAAATATTTTCTTTCCTCATACTACAGACTCCTATTCCAAATATTAATTTAATGATAGTTTCCACACATCATCTGATGATCCACTTCACATCCATCTATGATGCAAATATGTTTTTCTGAAATTGTCTTGCCGTTCTCATCTGTAATTTCTTTCAATGCACAGCTTTGACAGTTTAAACAACTCATTCCAGTGTCATATACAAACCCCATATTATTTCCTCCTATATGAATTGATGATTTCTTCTATGTACTTAGTTTGACAGGCTCCTGATTGCGATACATGTACTTTCTTGTTGACAAACCATCCACACATTTCTGTATATTACCAGCTGCGATTTTACCAAAATCACTTCGCAATATCGTGTCTACAATGAGTAATTCATCTTTGACTATTCTCCGCTGCTCTAGCAAATCCTTCAGCTCTCGAAACATTTTGTAACCATTACAGGCGTTTACCTTGGCTGCGAATTCAATTTCGTGCTCCATATCAACTTTTCGCTTATCCGGGGTGGATAGTTGACTTGCAAGTTCTGTTTTTCTCTGTAAAGCATCATCTGCCAACCCATTAAGACCCTTTATCCTCTCAACCCATGTTTGGACGGATACATGTGTTTCTTTTACATCACATATAAGTTTCGGTTCACACGCTTTCTCTAATGTCACCGATGGTCTTTCCGAAATCTCAGGGATTGCTTCTGTCTTAAAATTCATCCGCTTAAGCGGTTTGGGTAAAGATGCAATAACATTCTTCGCCTTAGAATATTCAAACCTCTGGGCATGATTTTTTACGCAAGTTTCCGCTTTACCATTTTCGTTCAGGCGGATATATACCTTATTGTTTCGAATGAAATAATCCAACTTATCCCCTCCTCGTTCCTTTTTTGAGTACAAAAAACCAATTGAAGCTGTGGGACTCGAACCCACGACCGACCGGTTATGATCCGGTTGCTCTGACCAGCTGAGCTAAGATTCCATTACAGGGCTAGTCAAGTTCATGAATCAAAATCCTGTGCCTTACCACTTGGCGATAACCCTCTATTTAGTTTGTAATAACTCGCTTCATAATTTTCTGGATAATTTTGGATAATGTGAAACCCACGCTTCAGATATAATTAATCATGCGTGGTATCCACGTATCTAAATTCTTGACCTTTCAGGTCATGAGTTTACAATTGCTATTGAGTGAGCCGGAGGTGCGCCAACACCGTTTGACGGCTCATTCTTTATTTCCCTTATTGGATATGTATACTTTGAAATTCTCAAAACTTATTTCATAAATATGATGATATGTATTTGCGATTTTACTTCCGTGTTTTCTTAATTTCACTCTCAGGCTAAGATTTAAATCGATTGTTATTTCCATTCTATTATCTTGACTACATAAATAAATTTTCTTACCATCATCATTAATATCCAGCATTGGGTGTACAAACCGCATACAACTTTTACCTAAGTCAAAATTATATGGCCCTGGCAAAACTTTGACATTCAAAATACTATTTTTTGAATCTTTCAAAAAACTCATTAAGCTTTCATTCATTCTCTATCTCCCAATATCCATCGCTCTATTTTCGAACATTTGTTCTGCTTGTTTTCTATATTACCATGTCATATTTATTATGTCAATCTTTTTTACAAACATATTTTGGCACATTTCAAAGCAATCGAGGGTTTAAATACTATCATCACTGATAGTATTTACCTTTCATCACATAAGGAAGACACAAACGCCTAACTTCTGTTGCATTTTTTGCTTCTTTTGTAAACCCATAATTATTAGCGTACTCTACAATTTTTGTAAACCCTCTCTCATTGTTCCGAACATAGAATAACTTAATAAAATAATCAAGAGGTTTTTTATTTTCATCACACTTTTCTTTTACATAATTAATAAAACCAGATATATATAACATATCATATGATACTGTGTACCCAGCGCAAAGAGAAATCCGCTTGAAGTAGTTAGAAATGTTTGCTGTCATATTCTTTTGATATAGTGAATCTGTTAAGTTGTCTGTATCACTAATTTTAAAAATATAGTCTTTATATGAGGTTAGTGACATTATATTAATTTTAGGGTTATTAGCACCAGGCCCATATCCTTCGTAAATATAAATATCTCGATACTGCTCTAATGCAATAAAGAAAGCCTCTGTCATTCTTCGAGTTTTTCCTCCAGCTGTGATAATTCTTTCGTCAAAATCCACATCTTCGTATTTAAGAAGCACAAACTCCTTAATATTCCTTATCCCTTCATAAAATCCCCTAATTAAAACTTCATATAATATTTTATTTCGTTCCTGTTTCTGAATTAAAACCTCAACATCTTCATCATAAAAAGCTTTAATATCCATAACCTCGACGTTCTTTTCAATAAAATACTCATTGTCGAATTCTTCCTCTTTGAGCACATTAGTACTTATATAACGTTTCTCTACACACCAATCAAAAAACATACTTATTCTCCCTTTTTGATTGAGCATGAATTTCAATGATCTAGATTTTTTCCCTAGAACACCTGCTATGAAGTCTATCAGTTCGTCACTATCTAGTTCAAACAGATCAGCATTGTACACCACCTCTTTATCCAATGCGGCCTTGGCATGAGGATTAATTTCGCAGTACTCTTTTATAATCCGCTTATAATCTGCTGCTGTATATTTTCCCATTTCATCACACCTCTTCAACTTATATGACTACTATATCACAGCAAACAGAACCTGTCAATACACATTTCAAAGTATAATTTCAAAAATCTTCGAAGACGCTGTTCCAAAACTCTAGATCCCTCTCCTGCTCGATTCCCAGATATCTAGTTGTATCATTAAAACTTGAATGGTTAAAACTGCTTTTAATCTTTCCCGCTGCTGTTAACGGATCTAGGCCTGCTGCCATCCCCTTTTCATAACCACGATATGCGTATGTCTTCCGTAAACTTCTACCGGCGTAATTTCCTTTAAGTCCACAATCTTCCGCGAATTGTTTAACCACCTTTCTAATTCCAGCTTCTGTCAAATAAAACTGTCTTACCTTGTAGGGGATATTATATTTTTTTAAATATTCGATTTTGATATCCAATTGCCGCTCAGTTAACCCTCTATGTTTCAATTTTTTATATTCATCTATAGAAGTTTCTACTGTTATGTCCACATCGTCTATTATTTTAGCTTTACCATATCTTATATCGTATATTTCATACAGTTTTTTTTGGCTGGTAAAAATATAATTATCAGCAATTATATCTGGTTGAACAGTTGCAACATACTCTTGGATGTATTTTTTGACACTATTGGTTAATTGGAATCTGCGGGTTTTCCCTGTTTTTTGTTCTATGATATTTTGTGGGTTATCATGAAAATTGGTGTTTTTATCAAAGAACACTCCCCATGTCACTTTTTTTAAATCTGAAACCCTGAAACCCGACATGATCCCCAGCATAAACAATAGTTTGTTTCTAGCCTCCTGGTTTCTCTTACAAACCGTCTTCGCATCATCTATTTTTTGTTGAAAATACTGAGTTATCTGATCTATACTTTCTCGTGACTTTATTGGATCAACCCATGTCGTCACTCCCGTATTATCGGGTGCAATATTTGAAGATTTTTTGGTCACCTGAGCCTTAATATTATTTTCTACGTATTTTTTCAAATAAATGATATTATTAATGCCATCTTGTCTTGTTATCTGTTCCAATGCCCCCATGACTAACTCCCCCTTCTTTTACTGAGTAAAAGCAAACTTCTTACTTGCCCCATCTTAATCATATTATTTTTATCTGTTTGTACAATACTATATAGATCAAGATGGGGGCATATTGTATCTTCATTATAGAAAATACTTTTAGCTCCCTTTATCAATGCCACACCATGAGGCAATGTTATCTTTTCTATTGGGCCGCAAGTAATATCATTGTCATAATCTATCATTGTACTAGGAATAATTTCTTCGTCCAAATTTTCCAATACTTTTACTGCCTCTTGCATTAGTTGAATACTTTCCTTTAAAATCTGGATAGCATCTTCCACCTTGACACTGTAAAATGACTCTTTCATTTTGCCTCCTAATTTATCAACTCAGGCACAAGGTCAGCTTTGCCAGTAAAATTAGCAATATAAGCTGCCCCCACCTGATGCTGAGTTTTCTTGTTCTGAATACGACCCCTTCTACGCTCTGGCCGGAGTAATGATTTGTCAATCATCCTAATATTTTCTGCCAACACCATTGAATCGCAAGATAAACCAGGAGCATCCTGTGGTCTAACTAATACGTGAGTTGGCTGCTCCAGTCTTTTGATTTGACTTGTCATTGGCAAAACAAGGCAATTGGGACTATATTTATTTCCAATATCATTCTGAATGATTACGTATGGTCGCTCTCCCGACTGTGAATGTGCAACATTTTCACTAGGTAAATTCAAAATGTAAATGTCAAATCTTTTTATATCCAAGCATTTCCCCCCTTCCTCTTATGTATTTTCGATTTTCTCATGTCTCCATTATATAGGTATATACCTATTTTTGCAAGATGTAATTATAGCAGAAAATAGCCACATAATTGGTCGTCTTTTTGTGCAAATTATAGGTATATACCCGTTTTATTTTCAGAAAAAAACGAGATGATCATTTACCATCCCGTTCCAGCTTTTCTTTGACAGCCTCGTTTATATATCCATTCACGGTACTTCCAGTTGAAATTATTCGTTCCTTAGTCCCTTTAGGAAACCTTACTAATATATTATCGTTCGCCTTGTCATGATATTTCTTTGATGCCCGTTCCTGAGCCTTTTTGTCTACCGGCATTATTCCAACACCTCTCATTTTTATGTTAGAATAATATATCATATCCAGAGAAATGTCAAATCCTCATGAAATACTTATTTTAGAGCACCAGGAGCAAAAAGAAAAAGACCCGTCATAGGTCTTTTTTATTCTTCTACAGGAACAACATCAATTACAACTCCGGTGGACGTACTATATACATCTCCCAATACTCATAGCTATTTCCGTCTTCATCCAGGATAGGCCTTGAGGCTTTGTATCGTTCCTTCGGCTCTCTCTTTTCAAGCTTCACCCCTCTATAAATCTTAGATTTCATTTGTTGTTTACTAATCCCTCGGAAAAAGCATACTTCCGCAGTTTGGACAGTATGTAACCTCAATTCTTTGCATATTCCCAGCAATAAACATCATCAATTCGCCTTTACCGGCCTCGCCTACGCCGACAAATACACAATTATTATCATCTCTATAGAACAGTGGCTTATCACCGACACAGCAGTCACAACCGCTGTCAATCACTTTTGCCATAACATCTCCTCTCTCCCCATATTAAATTATAAATCAACTGGTAGTCTTTGACAACTACCAGTCGTATGTATCATTACTGACTAATCGTCAGCTGCTGCTGAAACATCTCTGTTGGTGATTGTTCATAAGCCTCACACATAGCACAGAATGACTTAATTACATTCGGCCATTCGCTCTCTTTAACATGTTGAATATGTGGCTTCTTTCCTTCGGCACGTGCTTTTAAATCCATTCCGTATTTGTATTTCAGCTGCTTATATAACTCATTCCAGACTACATGGAACTGCTGCCCTGTCACCGCTGAAAGTCTTCGAATACCTGCGTTCAGTTTACTTCTGTCTTCCCAGTCAAGTATTTCACCGGCCAGGCCCTTATTGTCTTGCTGCAGCTTAATGATATGCCGGTTCTTGAATTCCATCATCTTTGTGGTTGCTAACATGATCGCAGTCTGATCCCCTGAGGCAAATGCCATTCCAACGGACAGCATAAGTGAATGTTCTTCATCAATGTCAGCCGTCTTGATCTCCGCAGAAGTTTTTTCTTCGATAAAGTTGAGTACGGATCTCTTTGGCAACTTCCGAATCACGGAGCAGCATACCTATTCGAAGGATTGCTCGGCGAGGAAACACCTTTAACCCTCGATTAGGAACCTCAATAAGTTGTTTGTTTGGTAGAGTTATCAACGTTTTCCCACGAACATGTTCTAAACTTTCAACTTGCAAGTTTAGAAAGCTTTTGTAACCCATATTTTTCATACCATCTTCAACTAGTTCTTCTTTAAATCTGGTATACACAGCTTCGATAGCTTCTTTCCCTACTTCATAATACTCTGCCAACTGTTTGACACTCATCATCTCTGTCCCGGGGATCAGCAGCAATTGCTTTACCTTTTCCAAAACCTCATACCGACCAGAACATTTGTCCCTAAGTTCCCGGCTGCTTAATAAATCTTCATTCATTATTTTCATTAAATCTCCTCCCTATTTAGTCAAGTCTTTTTTCCTTTAAAATAAAGGATTTTTTTATTATATATCTCAGATGAATGAGCCATTGCCATGGATATCTCTCTATATCAAGTA